CCTCCGAATAAAAGTATTGTTTTATTTGTTGTCTGGGGGCTAATTAACTTAGCCACCCAGACATTAAAAATGAATTAAGTTTTGATTACGTTGACTGAGAGGGCTTATAGCAAAGGCAACCACCGACATAACTGCGCGTATCCGATGTTCCCGATAAGTTTGATGTTAAGTTCCATAATTACTCCTTGTATTTGTCCGCATACAAAGCCTACGGACGAGCTTGTTATTGATATGTCTAAGTGCTCGATTGTGCAATTAAAGCTCAAAGTATGCTCCTTTGTCGCTACCTTCACCAATAGCCACGAATTTATTAGCCCCATAAGCTATTCCAAGCCAGTTAATTCTATAAGGCATTGCCATCGTTATCCAATTTATACCATCAATTGAGTATACACCGATGTCACTAATACCTGAAACAGCTAAGTATTTACCATTGCCATATGCTACAGAATGAATAAAACCAAGCGGGATTGTCGTTTTAGTCCAGGATATACCATCAGTAGAATATGCTCCGCCGTCTCTAATTGAAGTTGCTACAAACTTTTCACCATAGGCTATACAATTCCAATCTGCTGTGGTAGGCATACTCATTGTTGTCCAAGTAATGCCATCTAATGAATAAGCTCCAGCAGTGGTCTCGTATCTAACTGCTATGAATTTACCATCTCCATATGCTACACCGCGCCATTGTCCATAGCTAGGCATGTTCATTTCGGTCCAGTTTATACCGTCTACTGAATAAGCACCCACACTTGAACTACCCGAGATTGCGACAAATTTACCGTTGCCATAAGCTATTGATGTCCAATATTTTGAGGACGGCATATTCATCTCTGCCCAGTTTATACCATCAATTGAGTATACTCCTTTGTCTGTGCCGCTTGCTATTGCAACGAATTTACCATTTCCATAGGTCACACTGTACCATTGACGCCTTGCTGGCATTGTCATGCTCGTCCAATTTATACCATCGGTTGAATATGCTCCAGATGAACTATCCAATGCCACCGCAACAAATTTACCGTTTCCATAGGTCACACTATGCCACTCTTTGCTTGCAGACAAAGTAGTTTCTACCCAAGTTATACCATCAGTCGAATAAGCACCTTTGTTGCTATCACATGCAACTGCAACAAATTTACCATTTCCATAGGTTACACTGCACCAATCGCCGCTCACTGGCATTGTCGTTGCCGTCCAAGTTATACCATCCGTTGAATAAGCAGCAGTTGTGCTATATGATACCGCTACAAACTTACCATTGCCGTATGTTACACTTCGCCACGAACGGCTTGCTGGCATCGTTGAGTATTTCCAAGTGATACCGTCAGTTGAATAACCACCGTTTGAACTACTATATTCCACCGCAACAAACCTACCGTTGCCGTATGTTACACCGTATCTTCTACGCTGCATAGATAAAGTACTTTCTTTCCACCCCTCGTCAAGTACATCCCACCCTGTTGTGGGTAAAACACCACTTTGTATTGCACCAGTTTGTTGAGGGAGAGCAACGGGCACTTGGTTTTCGGTAAGATAATGAGCATCATTTTCTAATTCGCTTACTTTTTTGGGCAACTGATCTGTTCCCACAGCACCGATATTAGTTCTCGCCTGTGCCTGTTGATTACTTTCGAGGTCTTGTTTTTGTGAATATAATACAGCGCCGGTCGGAATCTGATTTTCGGCGGCGGCACCTATATTTTTCCTTGCCTGTTCTTGTTCTTTTTCTTCGAGATTTTGTGGGGTATACAACACCGCATCAGTGACTTGTGATTGCCCACCATTCTTAATCTGGTTGAGCAACGCTTGAACTTCTTGCCCCGTTTGGGTTAGTTTATAACTCATGTTTCACTCCTTCGGGACTAAGCCCCCTAAAGTATTTTGGAAGAGACGTTTTTTCGAGAACGTCGCTAAAAACTCGTTATCAACCTTCAAATAAAATGAAGATTTTATTATTCCAACACAGAATCCCCTAATAAATGGGGAATCTGTGTGAAATAAGTTAAAATACATTAAGAATGTCTTGTGAGATTACGTGCGGCTTGAAGTTGTCGCACAAAGTCATCCATATCAAACCCAGGTTGAGCAACCATATGAACATCCAGATGTTCAACATTAAACGATTCGTCGGTTCCGAACCCTGTTGTGTGACTGAACTTGCCATTGATGTCCACAAGTTGTTTAATCAGGTTAGGAGCAACCTCGCCCAGTTGCCATACGTTGCGCGTAAGGTCGGCGGGAACAACTCCAGACTTAGACGGAAGAGCCGTCAAAGTGCCCTGAGGAGTAATGACGCCTTCCAGGCCATATTGAGGATCATCGTTGACAAGAGAGAGGCCACCGGCGGTAGATAGAGTGCCTGTTGCGTAGGAGTCACCACGAAATGTTGATTTTTTGGTTGAATTCCAACCTTCTAACGCCAGTGCGGTCTCTGGATTTGCTGCGTAAGAAGAACTATCATAAAAGGGCAAACCCGTAAATGAATCATCAACCCCTTGAGTTTTTTGGTAATCATCCTTCCGCAAAGAGGCTTTATATATAATTCCGTCGTAATTCCAAAACAACTGCTTCGTTCCTTTTGTCTCGCCAAAAATTAACCCACTGTACTTAGGTTCTCTTAAGTCTTTATTGTGTTCAATATGAAACATACGCGACACGTTCGCCCACTTCCCTCCATTTAAAAGCACATAGGTTTCCGAAGGTTTTGCAGCCAAAAACCCCGCATCGTTTGTAGAATTTGGTTGCCAAGTGGTATACACACTTGATACATTATTATAGAGCCCATGATCAAACCTTGCTCCTCGTACAGGCGCCAAACGAACCGTTTCTCGGTTGAGTATTTCATCAAGTTTTTGCACCGCAGTTCCTTTATCGTCTGTTGTAAGCCCCAGTTCTTTTACCAATTCTTCTTTGGAACCACCAGCTTGTAAATATGCGTCAGCCTGTGTCTTAAATTTCGACAGATTGTCATTGTACGCTGCGACTTGTCGGACGGCGCCTACTGTATAATCTTGTTGTGATGCTGGTGCTTCAGTAATGCCTGCTTCAAAAGCTCCCTTGGCAGCACCCAAGGCTTCAATGCGTTTGTCCGAGATATTTTTTAAATAATCCTCTGTCTTCTTGCCGTCGGAGCCTGTTTGAGTTGTATCAAGGTTTAGTCGTTGAATTTTAGTATAAGCCTCAGCAAAATAATGCAACGCCTGTGCCTGTCCGGTGTTACTAATACCTATTTCCTTTTGCCAACTTTCATAAACCTTTTTTAAGCCCTCAAGCTCTTGGGTACTGGCAATGTCCCCAAGATATTCGCGCTGTGCCTGCAGTTCATCAATTTGAGTTTGTAATTCGTTAATTTTTTTCTCATTGTCCAAATCTTCCAACTCTTTTTGAGCATCTGCGATTGCGGCAGTATCTGCTTCGTAAACCCAACCAACGCCTTCTCTCCACACTTTCTTCTTTTCGTTTTGAGCGTTCTCAAGTTTGATTTTAGCCTCAATAAGTTTATTTTCATATTCCCGTTGACTGTTGATTTGCTCTAGTGCAGATTTTTGTTCTTCTAGTGCGTTAATTTGTTTTTCATAAGATTTATCCAAATACTTGTTGACACTTTCAAGTTTCTTAGAATTATCTAGCTGTTCAGCTAAAGCTGTAGCTATAGCCTCATGTTTCTGCATACCTTCTATAATCTTGTTTTTTACGGCATTTAAAACAGCCTCGTTCTCGTCATCGGCGTTGAGCAGGAGCTCGATGCGCTGAAGCATTTGTTCAGGAGTACTAAGTTCGCCAAAATACCTTTTGTCAGTAAATAAGCCTTCATATTTACCATTTTGGTAACTCTTGAGAAAATCACGTACGTAAATCTCGGCATTTTTTTCGTTTTTTGCCCAATCGTTTAAAGAGTTTCTTATATGCAACTCTTTCACACCCGCCGTTATTTGGTTAATGTGGTCGACAATCTTACTAGGATCTGAAATGAAATCAACATATTCGGGATAATTAGAAATAATTTTTTCCTGAGCATCTAAATCTAAATACCCCGTTTCATAATAACTGTCTAGAATGCCGTACAACCCGTTGAGCATTTCACGTAACTGAGAAGAGGATTTAACCAAATCAGATAATTTAAGCGCCCCCAGTTGCTTCGACATCTCTTCAAGACGCGTCGTTGACACTCCCAAAGCCGACGCGAAAGATTCTATCACGTTGGCATTTTTGTCCTTATCCTGTAAAGCCTCAGAAAGCGTTAAAACAGAACCGTGCAGTAGCTCCTGCATTCTGTCAGATTTACGCAATTGATCGGTGATATACTTTGTGGCCTCGTCTGTTACATTCCCTTTCGAGTCATAAAGAGCAAACGACTTGGGCGTAAGTTCCAATTTTTCAAATTGCGCAGCAACTTGTTTGATCGCATCGTCAAGATTTGTTTGAGACAATTGACGAAGTGACATTTGTTCAAGACCAGATGTAATAAACGCTTGTTTAATATACTCTTTGTCTAATGTCCGCCAATAAACTCTCTGTTCCTCTGCTGACATATTTGATAGCGCTTTGGACTCTTGTGTTGTTTGCACTTTAGCCATACTTTGAGCCAAGTCAAACACCTCTTGTGCTTTTTGACGAGTTTTTTCATCAGCAGCAGTCAACAATTCACGAATGCCTTCTATTGTCTGGAAATCTTCGCCCAAGTTCATCTTAACAGCCGCTTGTTTCAAATAATCATCAAAATCCAGCCCTTGCGCCGACATTTGTTCGTCGATAGAATTAACACTTTCTTTAATAGCTAAAATGGCCTCTGAAGTTAAATACTCTTTCTCGGTATAATCATGCACTTCATCAAATGTATTGTTTAATGAATTTAAAGCATCCAATTGTTTCTGAGCTGCTTCTGCACGTTGTTTACGTTCGTTTTCTTCTTTATCAACCAATTTAGCAAAAACCGGTCCCAATATAGAACCCAAAGTGGAGCCTATAGCCGCACCCATTGGACCAAATAATGCACCAACACCTGTCAAAGCACCAGCTGTAATTCCAGCAGTTGCTTTCGCCCCTGCGGAACCTTCTTGGCTAAACCCAGTGGTTAATGCAGAGGTGACGCCGGCGCCAACCGCGCCTGCTACGTTCCCTTTAATGTGTGTGCCCAAAAGCGCTTTGGTTTGTTGCCGATCTTGGTAAAACATTTGTTTAATGTTTCGCACATCATCAGTAGTGATGCTACCATTTCGTAAATCTTGACGAATTTTTGCCCTATTTGGGCGCCTAAAACGAGAACCTTTAGCATATTCGTCTATATTATGCCACTCGCCGACGTCATGCGAACCAATATACACTAAACGCCTGGGATCTACCACAGGCGTCTTCGATTGTACCGGAGAAGAGGTTGTAGACTGAACCGGTGAGCCTTTTATAGCACCCGTAAAACCACGTACTGCTATAGAGGCATCGTCCAGCGCCTTGGTGAGTGACGAAAGCGCGGTCTTGGGAGATGTTTTCCCTAGTAGCCTGTCAACATAAGTTTGGTTACTGCCCTCTTTCTTTTTATAAAATTCCTGTTGCCACTCTTGTCTTCTCAAGGCTTCTTGTTGTGTTTTTTGTGCAAAAAATCCCAGAGAAGCCACAGGGGCCGTTTTACGTTGGTTTAAACTATATTTGATTTGTTCTGTTAGTTTAAACGAATTTCGCGCCCATAGCATAGAAGCAAGCGCGTTAAACCCAGGCACAACCATTTTGACTAGAATATTAGCCAACTTCGTGAAGGCAATAAGTAGTCCACTATCTTGTATTGATTTCGCCAAGCTTTGTAATGACGTCTGCAAGTCGGCCTTTGCTGCCATCAATGTCTGTTCATAAGCAGCATATTTTGTGTCGGCAGTACCTCTGGATAAAGACGACACGTCTTCCAACTCGTCAGCCCTATCTTTGTTTTCCATTAAAACCAAGAAAGATTCACGTTGACGAACACCAGCCATAGCAGTAGCAATCGCGTTTTTAGTAACAGAATCGTATTTTTGCCACTTTTCACTCAGTTCATCAATTACGTCTCCGAAATCTCTAAATTCTTGTGCGTTTTCGCGAATGCGTATTCCTACTTTGCCTAAAACTTTTTCAATATCGTTAACATTTTCTAAATCGGCATCGGAACTTTCTATACCCGTCATATTTGTGAAAGTCCCTGCTTTAACATTACCATAACGCGCTAAAACCGTGCGCAAAGCCATACCCATAGAGGAAGGGTCTCGTTGGGTAACTTCAATCATGGTGGACAAGTAGCCAATTGTTTTATCAATGGATAACCCCGCTAGCTGAGCAGTTGTTGCAACGTTTTGCATTGCTGCAGCAATACCACCAGCGCTAACAGCTGCTTCCATATCGACAGCGGTTAACTTGTCAACAATATTAACTGCGTCGGCAGCCTCTAATTTGAAGCCCTTGATCATAGACGTCAAATAAGTTGTAGCTTGGCCGGCCTCAATCATACCTAATTTGCTCAAATATGTTGAAGCTTTGATCAGCTCGTTAGCCTGCCCTGCTTCATAACCTTGTCTAAGCCACTCGTTTGCCGAAGCAGCAATTTGAGTTGTGGTGGTGTGTAATTGTTGAGCAAGTTTACCATAATCATTAATTAATGATGAAACTTCTTGGCGACTGTCGCCACTGACAACTTGTAAGTTGAACATTGCAACATCAAGTTCATTCACCTGTTGCACAAGCTGACGCAAACCTTGCGTTATACGATTCAGAATACGATATACACCATTGTAATCGAACATTCTCGTAATGGTATTTTTAACACCACTTCCAATAACATCTAACCAATTCCCGGCGCCCTTGGCCATTCCAGCAACCTTAAGCCTGTTTAATTCTCTCTTGGTTTGAAGTTGAGCATCAGCTTCGGCGGTTTCTGCCTGTGTCAATTTATTGTTTTCAACAAGCAGATTACGTTTTTCAACTAACTCTTTAAGTTCAGCCTTTAGTATATCAATTTGTCCTCTATCGGCTTGAATTCCTCTTTCGAGTTTACTCGGTGTGGTTCTAGATTGTTTGTCCAAAACCAACATGTCCTTTTCCGTCTTAGCAATCTGATCGTTATAGCGTTTGTACTGGTTCAATACGGCTTCTCGTTGCTTTTGGGCAAGTAAGCGCTGTTTCTCATCATCTTTGAGAATTTTTTCATACCCAAAGTGTAAATCGCCCATCGCAACAGAATGATCGACCTCTTTCTTGGCAGAACTTGTGAATTCGTTCACCATGTCACTAGTTAAAGCCAATTCTTTAATTTTTTCTTTTCGAATCTTTTCGAAAGCTTTAATTTCCTCGACAAGATCTTGGTAGTATTTTGTGAGCTTCTTGAAGACTAACGAGTCATCTCCATATTGCCCTTTGGCCTTATCCAACTGTTCTTTAAGAGCCTGCTCTTCTGCAAGCTTCTTTTCATAATTAACACTTATCGTCCCAAAATCTTCTGCCCCAAAGGTTTCTCCAGTTGCCTTTTGATATTTCTTCTGGAAATCGGGACTCATTGTTTGCGTCAATTGCGGAGAGGCTGTAGCAGAATTACTTATGATTTTTTGTTCCTCTGCCGTTAATGACATTCCTTCTACTAATTTTTGAGAAATATTTCTAGGAACATCCGCAATATTATAAACTTTGGTTTTCCCTTGATAACTTTGGACAAGTTGCGCACTAACATCCAACGATTGGTGTAATTGGCGTAATGTGGCTTCCGATAAGAGTGTCTGCTCGGTCATTTTTGTCAAAGCAGCCGTTTCTCCCTCTTTTCGCCATATCTCATCCAAATCTTGTTTAATGCGACGGTACATTTCAACATAAATCAGAACCTGCTCGATGCTCTTGGCTCCAAGTTTAGCCTCGTTTTTGAAGTCCACCACATTAAACATTTGATAGTCGTTACCGTTTTCGGCCATACGCTTGCTTGTGTAGATGGCATCCGTCTTACCTTTTACAATAAAACTGTCTTCGTTTAAGCGTACTTTTTCTTCAGCTGCACGATACGCGTCTGTACCTGCAAGTCTGTTATAAGCACCATAATTACGTATAGCATATTCATTGGCAATAAGGGCATATTTTTCAACCTCTTGTTTGTCAAACAACATCGACATATTCTTTTTGAAGGCCTTCTTTGCCTCCATAAGAATCTCAGGATCATTTTTAATTTTACTTTCGGAAAAGGCGTGCGCGAGAGTCCCGATTAAAGTACCCACAACACTCTTCCTATCTTCTTTAAATTGCTCCAAATCGGTATAATCGAATTTTTTTGCCTTTTGTTCAAGACTAAGGCTGCCCCACCTGGTCTTAGAATCTTTAAATCCTATTATTTTCCCCTGCAGATAGCCTGCGGCAGATTCGTCCCCATAATAGGGATTTAAACTTGCCGCGATACCCGTTGGTGTCATATAGGTTTTTCCATAGCGTTCGTTAAGACCGCCTCGGCCTTGTTTAGCAAGCAAGTCTCGAATTTCTTCTAATATACTAACAATTTTAGGATCAAATCCTGTTTTGTTGCCCTTTTCCTCTGTAACTGTCAGTTTGTTGATGGCTTTGATAAGTTCTCCAGCTGCCGTGCCCAGTCCTGTTGGGCCGGTTTCTTCACGGAATCGTCCGTGTGCTTGTTTAGCTTTTGCCAAAAAGTCATCATCTAAATTACCACCAAACGCCTTTAATGTGCCTACACTAAAACCAAATTGATTAAAAGCTCCGTTGTTCAGCGCATTAAGTAATAAAGATTTAAACTGGGCTTCATTACCTCTGAAACTTTCCCAATCCCGATATTTATCAATGGTTTGGGCAATAGCGTCCAAATCAGCTTTGACAATACCAGACTTTTCCAAAGCTTCGTACGCTGAAGCATTTTGGCTCATCGCTAAAGTGCCCAATATTCGTTGGGAACGCCAGGCCTCTAATTTGTTGTCTTTATAGATTCCTTGTTCCGCACCGGCTTGAATCACATCGTTCACATTTGCTTTATTTTTGTAAACTTCATCAATAACTTTGTTAATCGCGATATTAAAAGACTTGTCAAGTTGCTCAGCGAACGTTTGTTCATCAACTTTGTCCAAATCGGAACCAAGCGTGGTTTGCATATCTTGGATTGCAACGTCCCAAAGTTTCTTAGAAGAAATCGCATTTTGCTCAGCTTGTTCTAGTGCTTCAAAAACAAACGACCCCTTAATAAAGTCGATAGTTGAATTCAAATCTCCGCCTACAACAGCACCCGTACCCAACTTTTGTAACTCTAAAACATTTCGAGCACCTTTTGCAACGTTGGACCAGTTACCTGTTTTATCTTTCGCCTGGTTTTGATAGGAACGCACTATTGCCATTTGCTTATCGTTTAACACTTGATTTTTCGCCAAATCAAGAATTACCGATGAGTCGGCGTCGGATGAGGTAATAGCCGGAATGTTCTTTCCTATAACTCTATATAAAAATTCATTATAACGTTTGACTCTTTCCAAAGTTTCGTCTAACCAGCCAAACTGTTCGGGAGTAGCGTCGATCAGCTTGGCAGCCTGTCGAAGTTGAACTAACGCGGTGTATAATTTATCACCGTCAAAGTCCCCCATGATCAATTTGTTGAGACCACGGTTACTTTCGATTACGTTTGTTCCTAGGCCCTCTTTACCAAAGACCAACCCTCCGTATTGTAAGTTAATGGCTTGGCTATAAGGCTGCCTCCCCAATACAGCTTCAACACCGCGACTTAAAATAGGATTCGTGCCGCCATAAAAATTCTGATGTTCTTTGGTTCCCGTGGTAAAAATATTGGTCGCAAAATCGACCATTTCGGCAAAATTCTTAAAGTTTTGATTGGCGAGAGCTGATTCGATAGCTTTGTCTTGCCCCTGTTCTGCAAAAAGTTGTAAATATTGAGCCAAGTTTTCTACAAAGTCGTCGCTCTTGTAAGCGTTCAACCCAAGTGCGACACTTGCTCTAATATGTTCTTTATCGACATAGGTACCGCTATCCTTCATGCGTTCGCGCAAGGCGTCAACTTCATTCGCAGTATCTGTCGCTACAATATTGGTATTTTCGCCATAAAACGTAGAGTACGCTAAACGTTTCTTATATCTCTTATCATATCTCTCTTGAGCCGCTTGTCTTGCTTCTTCTTGGTTATGAGCCATTTTTGCCAAGAATTGCTCATTGACCGCCCCGCCAGTGTTTTCAAAGTTGTAAGCCTCTGCCTTTAAGACAGCGGTTAGCAAGTCTTTCTTTTCAGATGCTGATGCGCCCGCTTGAACTGCCATAAGCAAGTTTTCCAAGCTTTCGTTATAATCCCCAATTTCATCAGTGTATTTGCCCAAATCGAGATATCGCGCTTCTCCCATATCCGCGCCCAAATCAACCAAAATTGTTGCCAGCTTTGCTTGAGTTTGGTCCATAGATTGCAACTTCTCATCAAGTTTACCCCAAATGGTTTCATCTCTGTATTCGGGATTACTTTGTCCGTTGTCTAATTTCTCAGTGCGACGAAGTGTGTTTATGTCAATAAAGTGTGCTTGATTGCCATACATGTCTCTCGAGCCAACAACGATTGTGTTAACACCCGCATTTCGATTGATATAATCAGGGTTTAACCCCGCTCGCGAACCTATTAGTTGAGCTTGACGCTCAATATGTTCATTATAGTCTCGTATACGTTTCTTTTTTTCTTCGATATCCTTTGCGGTTGCTCCAAAAGCGACAAGTTGGACAGTTTGTAAAAAATCACTATTCTCGGGGGTTATTTCCACACCGGCTGCGCGAGCCGAACGTTCAAGATCTTCTACTTCCCAGTTTGTTGGCAAGCTGGCCGCACCTCTTGGTTCATATTCACCATAACGTGCGCCAACAACATCAGTAAAGCTAGACGCAAGGGCCTTAGTTTGTAATTTCCCATCAACAATTTCATATCCATTTTTTCCGCCCGTCAACTCATCTAACAGATATAAGGTTTCACCCGTAAATTTGGTACGAGCCGATACGTTTGAGCCCACGTACTTGTCCAAAGCATCGCTAAAGCTCAATTTTTTCAACAAAACGTCAACTAAGGCTTGTCCAATGTTGGTCGACAGGTTTGTGGTATCAAGGTTGTTCACACTGGCTTCAATTTGACTCTTATCTAGTTCATTTATCGCGTTGTCTATAGCCCGAGTTACAAGTGGTCCGATATTTCTTGAGCTGGTTTCCTCTCTTGCTGATATTACCGTCGCCCGCGTCTTGTCGGGCGTTAATTCAACTCCCGTTATTGTCGAAATGGCTTTAATAAGTTCTTGACCTACCTCACGATATACGACACGCAGGTTGCCGTAGGCACTATTTGCTTTTGTGCCCGTATGTGCCCTTACTAGTTCTCTACCCGTTAAGGTCACATCTCCTGTCTCGGGATCAACATAGAGATCAACCTTGCCTTTTGCGGCCTCTCGGCCTTCGGCAGCCAAAAGTTTTTTATAGGCGTCTTGTTTGGTTTGAGCACTTTTCTTTTTCTTACCCTCTAGCCCGTATTTTGACAGGTCAGCTTTAGAAATTTTAACCGATACGCCCTCTCGAATTGTATCCAAATTCTCAATTTCATCTTTGGACACCAAGGCCATTCCATCAACCAAACCCTCGATTAAGTCACGATTTTTATCAAGGAGTTTCGCCGCGTCTTGTTTCTCCTTGTCTGTGCTCGTAAGCAAATTACCAACTTGTTCAAACAATCGGTTGATGTCAACCTCTATATTTTGTACACGTTCGGGTGGACCTTGTTTAGCATAAGCTTGGATATCGCGACCTTGTATTTTACGAGTTACGAGGGCCATTTTGTCCTTCATTTCTTTGGCGCCCCACAGTCGATAATGGCCAGAATCTTCTTCGCTCATTGAACCAACAGAAGGTAGCCAAGAAAAGTTTTTATTAAATTCTCGCATTACTGCGTCTGAGAGACCGTTTTTCATTTGTTGGTCTCGTAAACTCTTTTGTACGCCAATATCCCGCTCCCCAAATCCAGCAAAGCTAACAAACATTTTAGAAAACAATCTAACGAGCTCTGCTTCAGTAAGGGTAGAACCTTGCGCTTTCTCAAATTTTGCTAAACGTTTCGCCTCATTCTCAAAACGAGTTCTGCTTTCAACTAACGCTTTATCTGCGCCAACACCATACAAGTTGTCTTGTCGATCAAACTTTGAGGTTGATTTGTGAACAGTTTCGTCTTTGATGTCCCCAATACGTTTACGCGCACTTGCGATTGTTTTGGGAGCATGTTGAGACATCTCTACAAATTTTTGCGCCTCAGCATCCGATACTTTTACTCTCTTAGCTTGATCAACCACATAATCGTCATTTCGCTTATCTAAGCCCCCAACCGCAAAAGAAGCAGTGGCAGCATTTTGACGATTTACCTTTCCCGTTCTATCAAAAGCATTGACACTATTTTTATCATAAACAATAACTTTAATCTCTTGAGAACCCTTATCTCGAGCAAAACTGACGCCATATCCCGCCTTTTGCATATTAGCAGCATATTCTGCTGCTTGTTTGGCACGCTTTTTGCCCTCTTCCGTAATTTTACGGGGATCGAAATATTTAAGAACTATAGCTTCTGCTTCTTTCTGCGTCGAGAAAGCGTTTTGTTGTATTTTTTCTGCGACCTTTGTTACTCTACGAGCACTACCACTAACGTCCTTGTTGGTTATCGTTGGATTGTAATCGGGATTTTTTTGTTGTTTGGCCTTTTTTGCCATATCTAAGAATTTGGCAATTTCTCTATTCACCGCTGGCGAGCCACTCGTGGATGAAAAGTCCGCTAAAGTGGTGTTAGCAAGTGCTTTCTTGGCTTTTTTAAATTGTTCACTGAGGTCAGTAGAATCTTTTAAAACCGATTTGTACTCTTTGTTAATTTGTTCAAAGATGGCTCTATAACCAGCAGAATATTTATTTAAGTTATTTAAACCTAAACCCTGATTTATCTTCGCCATAGCCAAGCGGCCAATTTCATCATCGTTTAAGCTACCGATAATTTTATCCACCAACGGCAACACTAACGTTCGAGTAGCTTCGTGGACTACAGCGGGAGGCAATTTGGCCATCTGTGTTGACAAACTCGAAAAAGTGTCTTTAAGAGTTTTCCTTAATTCACCAGGAAATTGTTCAAAATTATCTCGAATCCAAGCAAGCGCCTTTTGTTGGGCTTGTGTGATTTTTTGTTGTTGAACTGCAGCCTCTAACTGTTTATCAGTTGTTGTTTTTAAAGCGTCTGTTAAATATGTGGCTGTCGTCCCTAAATTCTCTGCGGTAAGTTGCGAATCTTCGAGCATCGCAATAATTGCACTATCAGCCGAACCAACGCTTGTTAAAATGGGAGTATAGTCCATTCCTTCCATAATAGCCTCCTCTCTTTATGAATGAGCGCGGGCAATGTGGTTCCAATCCGCTCTTAATCCCGCTTCTCTTCTGTTATAATTTCTTCTTTACTTTGCAAAACTCCATACCTATCCAAAGCATCGGCTACCGCCAATGTCACCGGATCGTTAATGTGAGCAATTTTAATCAAGTTTTCAACCACTTCGGGTTGCAATCCTCCCACAGTGTTTTTTAACTCTTTTGTAACTGTTTGTAATTGCTGCGGGTCAAACGTCGCGATAGAATTAATCAATTCTAACCCAGTCCTAAAGTTCACCGCCCGATCGGCCATCGTGCACAGCCGTTCATAATCTTTCTTACAAAAATTTAAAATTTTATCTACAAAACCACACTCATATAATATGTCTACAATCGCCGAGCTTAAAGCCGCCATTTGTAAATCATTTTCAATAGTCGTATAGCCCAAGAGACCATATAAAATTAAACAAATTTCAAAATTGGTCATATAATCTATATAAGTCTCGTCTGCTTGTTTATCAAAAGTATACCATACAATTTGTGCAACTAAGTTTTCTTTTTGGGCCATTGGTAAATAATCTTTTACCAAAATTTGAGGGAAGATTTTGTCAAAGTCTTCCGCTTGCTCGGCGGTCGCTTCCCCTTTTTGCAACGCTTCGCGATACCGAAGCCATTTTAATACTATAGCTGATAATAAAACCTTGTTTTCCATAATCACTCCTCTTCTTCTCCAACAAAAAATTGAGCCCAACGCTCTTCTGTCGGAATATCTGAATATCTCTTGACCATTTCAAGAGAATCCCAAGATTGGATTTCGGCAATAGCCGAATCCGAAATACCTTCTTTTTGCATATTGGTTGTCCACAAATGTCTCATACAGTGGAAATAAAAAGGCACATTCATCAACGTGCTAATCTTCTCAGCGTATGTATTCATTTGCGACACCGTTGCTTGAACAAATTTGCCATCACTGGTAGTAACAAACAGCCATGGCGATTCTATTCCGCGCTCCTCGCGCTGTTTCATCCAAGCATCAAAATAGGGTTGAAATTTATTTTTTAATACATATTTAGGAATCTGCTTTCCGTTTGAGCCGCGTCCTTTTGTCTTAATGACACCCGTTTTATACATTTTACCATTAAGAATTAAATGTGCGTCATCAAAAAACTCAACCTTCATCCTGGTCAATTCGGCCTTTCTCATTCCCGACGCAAAACTTAATGCGAGTGCGCAGGCTATTTGACACTGACCTTGTGCCAAGAGTTTGTCTAAACACTCTTCGACTTGCTCGTCGGTCAACACCGTTTTTTCGCGTACTGGTTCTTTGTGCACCGGTTCAAGGCTTTTGATTAGATTCCTAAAGTTTGGATATAAATCTTCGTCCAAAACTTCAATACAGTTCGATAGACTGCTGATGGCGGACTTTAAAGAAGCCACCCTATTAGAGCTCAAACCGAGCCCGCGCAAATAACCAATGTATCTCACAAAATCTCGCTTTTTGAGATCGATGAAAAACTTGTCTTCATTCTCGGTGTAATTCCAACAGAAGAAAACTTTCAACTGAGCCTCATACTGCTGGATTGTTTGCGCACTGCGGTCATTCGCTTTGCAATAATCTATAAACTCTTTAACTAATTGTCTGTTTGGCTTACTGACTGAAGGCCAAGCTTGAGTGAGATTTGCGTTGTAAACTGTTGTTCGTCCCATTTGAGTCCCTCCAATCTTTCTATTTCATTATCGACATCTTTGATGGCATGATTCGCTGTCAAAGTTTTGCGATGTTTTTTTTCAAGTTTAATTTGGTCATCTATATCTTTATTCCACTTGGCACCTCGAAGACAGAACCAAAGTGCGATGGCGTCTGATTCGTCGCGCGTAATCGATTCGGGATCGATGTCGTAATATTTACATACCGCCGCACGGATGTCGTCTTTTTGCGGTTTCTCAATCCCTAAAAGTTTCTTGAAATATGTCTTCACAGAAATCGAATGAATACCGTTGGAATAAGTATAGAGTTTTCTTAAATAAGTGTTGATATTGAAAACCGCGTGTGCCGCCGCAAGGGCTTGTAACGTTTGAGCCGTTGAGTGCGGTCCGCAGTTAATCGGCAGTTGTTCTTTAATAATAATTAAATCTTCTGCTTGAAGACTGTACCTATCCAAGAAGTCGTTGACCATCTCATCGAACATTTGATACATTTCGCCGGTAGGCTGATCTGTCGTTCGAGATACGGATATCTGTTGCACCTCTATGAGGGCATTTGTTGATACATCTAAAAGAGCAAAGCCGCTCTCGTATTGCGCCAAATCGCATACGAGAGCGTACTTATAATCACTTAACCGTTTGAGGAATTTTGCTTCCATTCGTTTCTCCTTGTTTTCCTTGTGTATTACCTTGTGTACTATGTTACCTTAGAAGTTGATAATTAACGTATCTCCCGAAAGTTCGAAGGTGGGTATATCGCTTGCCTTGGCACCGCCAGCTTCGGTCAAAATCTCGCTCGGTGTCCTGTAATATATCCAGCCTGAGCTATCGAATACACACACCATTCCTGTTCCCGAACCTTTGTTAGACTTAACCCCTGATTGCAACCAACTGCCTTTTACATATCCGCTTGCGTTTACCGAATATCCGTCAGAAGTTTGCCCTGTTATTGTTTGCCCTCCTGTGAACGTGTTATTTCCAGCAAGGTTTGCCTTTCCACTTATATCTTGATGACTTGTGAGAAATGTTGAACCTTTTGTTAAGGTTAATTTTCTGTTTGTAGCGTTGTAAGACGCCGCAGTAACAGCATTACCTGTTCCAGTCACTTCTACACTCGTGGCACCAGTATCAGTAGGGATTGTTGGTTTGTTTAACAAATCGTTGTAAGAACCCGTTTTTGCAACTTTGTGTAGATTTATTGTTCCTGACCCTGAAAGAGCTTCACTGGCGCTTGCTGTCTGCGATGTAGTATTGTTTGTGTTCAGTGTTTTTATACTCTGGTGTGATGTTAAAACAGTTCCAAGGTCGACAACGCAGTCGCCATCGGGTTGTTTGGTAGAATTATTAATCCTGATAGCGCTAACAAGCCCTAAGTTCTTCGTAGCGACGGCATATATTCTACCACTTGTATCGTCACGTTTTATGCCTAACAAACCCCCCAAGTTTCCGCTTAACCAGGATGCGTTTATTTCCACATATCCCTGTGTTTTTAAGCTGACAGTGCCATAACCAGAATTTATTGTCTGTTTAGCGGTAAAGGTGTTTTCAGTATCAAGTTTTGCAAGATTGTTAGAGGATGTTAAAACAGTTCCAAGATCAACAACGCCGCTGGTGCCCTTACTGTTACCGTTCATCTTGATTTCAGTAATAGTACCTGTTTTCTTCAATCCAGGAAATGCGGTTTCATTAACACCAACATCACTTGCGCTTAATGTAATATCGGCACTTAAAGCCTTATTATTAACTTTTCTTGTTTTGGGCACAGCGTTATCTGCTTTTGTGCCTTGTGCTGCGGTAGCAAAGAACCCTACATCTTTTTGAGCCGCAGTGCCTAGTCCATTGACCGTGCTTTCGAGACTAGTAATCCTGTTGTCATAATCTATAAGGGCAAACGGGAGATTATTGATTGTTCTCGAACCGTCGCCAATTTTGAAACGAACTGCTTGTGTCTGGACTCCGCTAGTGTTATATTCCGCATCATATATCACAATTTCTCCCTTTTTGGGAATAAAAGTCGTTGCGTTTGCCCAGTTGGCAGCAGTATCGTGCTTTTGTTGTATTCTAGAAGTTATTTTTTTTTCAGCAGCCATTCGGGCCTCCTTATCGTTTTCAAATTAAGCCGAAAATAAAAGCTTTAAGATCGTTTTCACTTAAAGCTCGACGGGGGTTGCCACACCCCGTCTATTGTTTAAGTTTATGTGTATTTATTGATGTTAATCATTATTTCGGTATATCTCCATCTGTACAGTGGATTGTATAATTACCTGTGTTGTAGTTCCAATCACTGCCTTTTGTTATTGCATTCCATTGTGCTTTTGTTCCGTTAAATGTTATGCTCGTAAGACTTGTACAAATTCTGAAGGCATCATCGCAAATGATTGTTACGCTGTTCGGGATTGTAATACTTGTAAGTCCGGTGCAATAATAGAAGGCATCCTCGCCGATTCCTAACGTTCCTGCTTTTAATACAATCGAGGTGTTGCTGGGCATCGTGCCTTTGTACTCATAAGCGACTTTCCCTGCATACACAAGACCATCGGGCTGATTGTTGTACCATACGGTATTATAGAAGGCGCGCTTACCGATGCTTGTCACGCTGTTAGAGATTGTAATGCTGGTAAGCTTGGTGCAATCAACGAAAGCAAAGCTACCGACGTTCGTTACGCTGTTTGGAATTGTTATACTCGTAAGTCCGCTGCAACCATCGAAGGCGTAATCGCCGATGCTCGTCACGCTGTTGGGGATTGTGATGCTCGTAAGACCGCTGCAACCATAGAAGGCATAAGACGGAATGATTTTTACATTGTCTCCTATATTGACTGTTGCAAGATTGGAACAGTCTTTGAATATGGGATAACTAAACGAACCTGCACTTGTGCATGCGGTTGCATTCCAATTGACCGTCGTAAGTCCGCTGCAACCATCGAAGGCGTAATCGCCGATGCTCGTCACGCTGTTGGGGATTGTCACGGCAGTTAATCTGCGGCAACCATAGAAGGCATAATTGCCGATGCTCGTCACACTGCCCCCGATTGTCACGCTCGTAAGCCCGGTGCAATTATAGAAGGCCCTGTGGCCTATGTTCGTCACGCTGTTAGGAATGGTTATGCTCTCAAGCGATGAACAACCATCGAAGGCATCCACTCCGATGCTCGTCACACTATTAGGGATTGTTATGCTCGTAAGTTTGGTGCAATCCTCGAAGGCACTAATGCCGATGCTCGTCACGCTGTTCGGGATTGTGATACTCGTAAGCCTGTCGCAATAATAGAAGGCTCCGCGGAGAATATTGCCACCTGTCACAGTCACGGATTTCAAAGATGACGGAATGTAATATGTTGTAGACGTCGTTGAGGACGTACTGTTTCCATAATAATACTGCTTTGTTGCAACACTGTCGGTATAACTTGACGTGCCAAAGATATATCCAAACGGATATTGATAGGTATCACTGCTTGTGACGCCTGCTTTTGCGCCAACAAACGGAATAGTTATGCTTTCAAGCGATGAACAACCAGAAAACGCAGCATTGCCAATACTCTTCACACTGTTAGGAATAACTACCTCTTTAATTTTGTTTTTGTCCTTAAACGCGTTGGGAGCAATGGCGGTTACAGTTAACCCTTCTATTTGAGCAGGTATTATTAAAGAAGTAAGCTCTTTATTTTGTACTAACCCTGTAATAGTTATTTTATTATCAGTTACTGTGTATGTAAATGTAAGTATATTATCAATACCCCATACACAAACCGTGCCTTGTCCCTGCTCTTTAGCGTAAATTGCTTTAACTACTTTATTATTTCTTATAGCATTTGTGCTAATTTGTTTGTTCCCCTGGTAAACATAAATAGGCATAACTCACCTCGTTATTGAACATCAAATGTTGTCGCCTTAACAGTGGTGTTATTAAATTTAACACTTGTATTATCAACGGTGAGTTTATTGAGTAATGCAATCAACTTGGTTAATTGTTCCTCTGTTAAATTTAACAATGTCAATATGTCTGTTTGTGTTAATTTATCAGTTAAATCATTATATGAACCACTAAATATTTTACTATTTATTTCGTCAACAGCACTCTGCAAATTCGTAGCCGTAAGCCCTGAATTAGCATTATTATAAACTATATGATCAGCGGTAGAAACAAAATTTACTGTTCCTGTTTCGCCTTCAATTAAATATAATTTATCATCTTGCAACGTGCCAGCAAGATACGCTTCGGAAAATTCTGCCTCTGTCATAACAACAACGTCAGCGAATGTAATAGGTCCCGAACCGCCACCCAAGTTCCCTAAATCAACTTTACCTGTTGCGTCAGGGTTAAAATTTGTTCCATTGGCTTTCACCGATGTGACAGTACCAACCTTGTCTAAACCAGGCTTGCTCTCAAGAGTAGTGATTCTATTGTTATAATCTATAACAGCAAATGGGAGATTATTAACCGTTCTAGTGCCATCACCGATTTTAAATCTAACAGCCTGGGTTTCACTTCCACTTGCATTGTATTCTGCGTCATATATAATAATTTCCCCTTTTTGAGGAATAAAGTTTGTCGCTTTTGCCCAATTGGCAGCGACGTCATGTTTTTGTTGAATTCGTGAATTTATTTTTTTTTCAGTAGCCATTTGGGCCTCCTTTATCATTTTCAAATTAAGCCGAAATAGGGCTTTGAGATCTGTTTCACTCAAAGCTCGACGGGGGTTGCTACACCCCCGTCTATTATTTAAGTTTTTGAGTTTAGAAAAATTAGTCGATATTTACCGTAGCTGAACCACAGTCAAACACGAACACTACCGAATCGTCAATTTCTACTACTGGAGCAACATTTTTCGTACCAGTAATTTTCAGGCCTGTCCCAGCGTTAACGCTAGTAACGGTGCCAACTTTATCAAGACCAGGTTTGCCTTCAAGAGCAGTAATCTTGCTTGCATAACCGTCATAAGTGCCAACTTTTGCTGCAGTGATACCAGAGTTAACAGCGTCGAGTTGTGTAGTAGAAAGTTTATTTTGTTTACCATTAATAGTGGTTGCATAACCGTCATAAGTACTGACCTTATCTGCCGTAATACCAGAGTTGACTGCATTAAGTTGTTCAGTGGTCAACTTCTCTTGTAGACCCGTAATGTCTTGGTGAGCGGTGATAACAGTACCAAGGTCAACAACACCAGAAGCTGGATTCTTTGTTTCACCATTCATCCTAACAGCAGTAACGGTACCGGTTTTATTCAAACCAGGGAAGGCTGCTTCGGTAACGCCAACATCGCTTGCGCCCAAGTTAATGTCACTTGAAAGTACTTTGTTGTTGATTTTTCTTGTTGTAGGAACATATCCAGAAAGGTCAATGTCTGTATTGCCGATACGCTCCCACTTATAAATTGACCCAGAATGAACTGTTATGAATTCATCGTAACTATCAGGTTGTCCGTCGCTCGGATTGTGCGAATGAGCCTTAAGATAAATCTTGCCCATTGTTGCTTGTGCAGCAGTGGGTAGCTCAGTAACAACTTGATATTCAAATTGTTTAACAGCATTTATTGCGGTATCAACATACTGTTTGGTTGCGGGGTTCATATCTTCCGCCGGAGCTTGAACCGTTACAGCACCTGTAAACGCGCCACCAGCCTTAGGCATTGCATTGTCAGCTTTTGTACCTTGTGCCGCAGTTGCATAAGCAGAGCTTTCGGTATAAGCCGCACTCTTAAGACCTTTAACAGCAACATTGTCAGTAGCAGTGCCATTAACGGTAATCTTTACTGTACCGTTGTTAGTACCGGACTCAAGAGTAACTGTCTGGTGACTCTGAAGAGCAGTGTCAGCTTTACCTAAAGAGGTTTGAACAGCTTGTGCTAAATCTGTTTTAGGAATGCCGCCATCAGGTTTTGAATATTTACCTTCTGCTGTAGATTGTGCTGCTTGTGCAGCAGCTGCGGCAGCAGCAGCGTCATCGACACCTTTCTGAGCTGTGGCAAGCAGCGTAGCCCAGCCTTTAACAACAGCAGGATCACCAACTGCGACACCGTCCTTTTTCAGAACAAGCGAGCCATCAGCAGCTCCGGTTTCAAGCGTGTATTCAGCTTGTGCTGGAAGAGCCCCAATTTGTTGGTCTGTGTATTTTTTAGCATCAGCCAATGCGGTAGCCGCAGAACCAGCTTTGTCTGCACCAACTTCACCTGGGGTGTAGGATGGTTTGGTCGCCTCTTTGGCCCATCCATAAACATCGGCAGCAAGACCGCTCGCCCACGGAAGTTCTCTAAATTTGTGAACACCATCGCCCACTTTTAACAATACCGCAGGAGGCGTGGATTGTTCGGCAGTCTCACTATTCGCCAATGAACAAATTGCGACCTCACCCTTTTTAAGGATGAATTCGGAAGCGTTCCAATTGGTTAAAGTATCATATTTTAAAGCAATTCTTGTATTAAGTGTAGTAGTTGCCATTGCTTTTATTCCTCCAAATTATTAGGCGTTTGCAGTGCCGCCATTAAGAATGAGCTCATCTCCGTCCGTCTGGACAAGCTTGTTCACATTCAAGGCACTAATTTTTGCGTCAGTCACTTGACCATCCCCAATCATCGCCGTCAACACGCCACCGGGGGCAATTGAGAACTCGCGTTGCTCATTGATGGCAAGACCACCGTTAGCAAGGGCATTATACGTAAGGGGTTCAGGTACAGGAACCGTAACATAAGCTTTCCCTTCTTCGTCCAACACAACCGCGTGTTCGTTTCCGCCTTCCGTGTGTCCAAGTTTGATGCCACCAAGAGCATCGGTTGTGGCTTGTGGGATCTCGGTCAGTGCGCCAAGATCAGCAGCAGTAATTTCAACAGCTTCAGAGCCGTTATAGGTTTTACCGCCGGCCGTTAGAATGTTTTTAACCGAATCAGCAACACCCGCGTTCGCTACGGCTCCTTCAATCAACGCACCACTCAATTTGTGGTCAGCGTCGATAATAGATTGTTTTTTATTAATCTCGCCTTCGAGTTCAGCCTTCGCTCCGCTAACCGCTGTGCCGATTTCACTCGTGACATCTGCTGATTTAGCATAACCATCAAGAGCTGCCCCAGTAATGTATGCAGAATTGTCGACTTCATAACCGTCAGCAGTTTTCTTAACAAGACCAGTACCAGTTATAGCGTTTAACTTATCGAGATTTGCGTTAGCAGCCTGTTTGCCTGCCAATGCGTCCGCTAACCCTTCAACCTGAGCTTGAGTGATTGCAATATCTTGAAGTTCAACTGTAACCTTACCGTTTTCTTGTTTAATAGCCTTTAGTGTCTTACCAGCCCCAACAGCTACTTGTGCAAGAGTCAGCTTATTGATTTCTGCTGTAAGTTCGTCATTAGTTACATAAGAAGACAGATCAATATCTGTGTTACCAATCTTTTCAAACTTATCGGTTACCCAAATATATTCATCATATATGTCGCCCGTTCCGTGTGCATGCGCTACAAGATATATAATACCCTTTTTGCCAGTCTGAGGAAGTTCATTAACAACGCTGAATTCAAATTCGGTTATACCGCTAATAGCATCATCAACGTATTTCTTCGTTGCGGGGTTCATATCTTCCGCCGGAGCTTGAATTGTTATAGCGCCAGTGAAAGCACCACCTGCTTTAGGCATTGCAGCGTCTGCAATGGCTTGCACAGCCTCAACTTCCGTAGTCTTAGCATAGGAACTCAAATCGATGTTTACTTTTTTGTCGACTATTTCAACATCAACGCCGTCGACCTTAACACCTTCAAGAACGTTAACTTGTGCGCCAGCAGCAATACCGTCAAGTTTTGCTTTGTCTTCTTTCGACAAGAAACCATCTTTTTCCGTTGTCGCAAGAATGAGTTTACCTTCGATATTCGTGCAGCGTGCTTCAAGTGCGCTAACTTTAGTTGCAAGTTCGTCTGCGCTAGAAGCTTGACCAAACTTCGTAAGGGTTTTACCTGCATTGATTTGATAAAGACCAACACCTTCGGTGGTATCCTTAACGATCAATAATTGACCAATATAATATGCACTATCTGCACTGCCTACTTCTGCGGCACCCGCAGCAGCAGTGACAGCGTCATTATAATTCTCAAAATAGCTATTAGCATCCAGTGGGAAAGCAGAAGTCCTATTAAAGCCAACAGCAAAATTTAATTTACCAAAATCCATTGACATAGTATATACCTCCCTCTATTATGCTACGGTGAAATGCCACTTATTCGCTTTGTCACAAGCTGCAGCATTATCTTTGTAATATACGTTATACGACTTAGCCTCATAGCCGTTCGCGCCTTCTACATCCACAGTAACATGGGTAAATGCGCTGAACGCTTCTGCGTTCAGTCCGTTAACGTCTTTGATTGAATTGATGGTTCTCGGTGCAGGAACGGCTATGATAACACGCATATCACCAACGTTCTCTTGAGCATCGCCCGTATTACCCGCAGAGATTGCACCATTTTTCTTACCAGCCAAACCTCTAATAATCGCACTTGTGGGAGTGCCTTCTTTAGAGTTGACACCACCCCAGAAACTGTTCCTATAACCAGTAACAGCACCCGAAGTAGCATTCTTTGTGCCAGCAGCAATTTTACCAGCTACACCCTCAGTCGCGCCAAGGTTGTTTTTAGGATCGGCACCGGCCGTGTGCGTAGCAACAACACTGACCTTATAATTGGTGCTGTCACCAACTGTAAACTTGGCAAACGAACCCGTGGCCGTAGTAGCCGTGTGCGAATCCGTATCACTAACCGCATAGGTTGCCGTAATACCCGTATCAGGGCCATATTGATAACTACCTTTGTTAAAACTTACCGAATATGCAGGAGTGAATTCGCTACCAACTTCTTTTGCTCCAGCTCCAGTCAAACTGATTGAAACCGACGGTTGTTTCACCGTGGGAGTATTATTAGCCTTTGCGAGCGCTCCTTTTAAGAATTCTTCTACAGACTTACCGCTTGCAGGCAACACAACCGAACCGGATGCGTCAGGAGCATAAATACCAAACGCTGTAGTTGCTGTGATATTATCTTTAAAATAGACATTACCTGCGTCGTAATTGCCATCCATGGCTTCCCAGTTGGTCTCGCCGCGTACATATGCGGTATACTGATATTTTCCACCAACCAACGCTTCCCTGATGATCGCAATGTCACCTTTTACAGGTGCTGTAATTTCAGCAAGCGCTGCCGCTTTGTCACCACCCAACGCGATGTCTTTCTGATAAACATCGGTTGTGTGCAAATTTTTGGTAGCATCACCGATTGCTTTTTCGACGGCTGCCAAATCCACAAATGAAATGGTAATTTCGCTCCAAGTTTTGGTGCCATCTCCAACCTTGAAAATGTGTAAATCGGTATCATAACCAACTTCACCTTTTTTCAAAACAAGCTTGGAAGCAGCCCAATTGGTGCTGGTGTCATTACGTAAAATTAAAGTAGTACGTATTTGTTTCTCCATAAACTCTCCTTTTTGAAATAAGTTTGTCATTCATTCAACGCGTCTCCGCCATTGAAAATAAAATGCTCGTAATTTTGTCCCATGCTTTTATAAGATTTTTCTTCCTTATCCCAGCAATAGGTTGCTTGTTCTGATAATACAAAGTACACACCACCAACATCGCCAACAGTGGGTAGTTGTTCGCGTGTACTCACTTGAACAGCCCCTGCGGTAACGCCCGAAGCAGAAATAACGTTATTTTCGTCAATTGTAATTCCAGAACCAGCTGTTAATTTTTGTTGATACTTTTGTAGTTCCTCGGTTGAATCCAAGGCTATCCAATTAGAACCATCTGAACGATATAGACCGTTGTGTTCTAATTTCTCCGTTGTGGCACCAAGATGATGATAGATTTTATTATCGCTTGCGTCCTTCGGAGAAAAAGAACTCAGATCTTTGTTCTCAATTGGAGTGTTAAGCAGCTGATTGTAATCAGCAATCATAATTCTTTGAATCATCTTTTAACCCTCTGTAATTATATAGTAAGCGTTTTGAACATATTTTTCCGTGGTCGGTCCCACATACTTAACAAATTTGCCAAAAAACTCACTCACATTCAGCTTGTTCATTTCTTCTTCGGTTTTGGCTATAATGGGGTTTTCGATCGAACCAAGTTCTCCAGTACCATTAATTACCTTTCCATACGAATCGTAAGCTGAATAACCCTTTAAAACCTTGGCCGCATCTGCCTGATTGCCAAGAGGGGTTAATACATAATCTCCTGTTGGACTATAATTATCATTAGTTTGGATAATTAGCGTCCCCTCGTATTTTTGTCCCATATTCTCTCCTCCTGCCAAATCACCCATAACCAACATTGTGGATGCTTTTGCGATAGTTGTTTACGCCGCAGGTTCAGGTTCAGGATCTTTCTCCGGTGCGACATAAGACCCGTTCAATACCACGCCCTGTGCTCCATAAGCTTTTTTACCTTTCAGGATGTCTTCTTCGGACGCCAGATTAGGTATCGATTCCAAACGATATTCACCCGTAGGACTATAATTATCGTTGGTTTGAATAATCAGTGTGCCTTCATATTTTTGTCCCATAATTTTCCCCTCACTTCTTATTTACTTTTTTTGAAAAATCAATAATGAATTCGATTGCGTCGGAAATTTGATCAACCTCATATTGAATGCCTAATTCCTTCGCACAAGAATCCACAGCTGCCATAACAATTTCTTTTTTTTCTGCCCCAGATTGTCCAGTAGCTTCAGCATCTGCCATAGCCCGTAAAATCATAGGATAAAGTTTTTTCCAATTGCCATCTTTTGCTAATTCGCCAAACTTCTTTTTCAGTTTTGTAAACATTGCAACCATAGCAGTAATCGCAGCAACGACAACACTAACAAGTGAGACGATTAATCCAATATTTACATTACTCATGGATTTCACCTCTTAAAATAAAATGATATTTTTATTTGCACCCGTAAAATACGGGATTGTTTTCATAGTTGGGATAGACACGTGTCTATTTGTAAAAGAGAAAATTGGGGCCATACATAAATGTACGACCCCAAAGATCCTTAAAATCAATTTGCCGACTGAAAGTTTTTACAATTGTCTTTACAATTTATAGAAACCCAGCGTTTTTCGTTGTGACAATAACGCTGAAAAGGACAAACGGGGTTATCTTTTTGCTCTTTCATCAAAATCGAGCATTTAAAACACTCCAACCCGCTCCCTTGAGCATTAACACAATTGTGATACTGGTTCATAATTATTGCGCTGCTATGGTGATTTCGCTCGAGTCTTTGCCGCCGAATGACGCTTTCAAAGTGCCTGCTTTTAGTTTGCCATCCTCTACCGCCGTACCCGTCAACGAGGGCTTGCTAATGACCGCAATTGCTTTATCGCTATACAACGCATATACAACAACATCGTTCACAGACGCGCCGACTTTAGCGGTCGCTTCGTCGATCAAGACAGATTGAACTTCTCTATTGTCAATAACCTCGATCATACGGAAGAGCTTGCCGCTGTTTGCGTCGCAGCCTTCGGTCATGACCATAGCAGTACCATTGAGACTCATCGTCGCATTGGAACTCATATTGAAGGTGAATTCTTGTCCACCATCGAGTTGGAATCTCGGAACTTCGAACGTAAGCGTGCCAGCTTTGCTTCCCTTAGAAGCCGCACAAGCATCACCTGCGAAAATCGGAACAGTGATGATGAGCATAAGCTCTTGAGGGATCATATCACTCTTAACAACTGCTTCAAGCGCCTTGTCGTTATTCGCAAGATAACGCACGCAATAGGTTTTGCCATCTTCGATACCACTGTCTGTAAGCACTGAGCCAGCTGCTATTTGTACTGCAGTATAGTTATCTTGCCCTTCTTCGCTGTACCAAGCAATAATGCCAGAGCCATCACTACACTTCAACATAGACAAAGACACAGGTGCTTTGCTGAGGGTCAATTCGCCCGCTTTGGCTGCTGTGATGGTTTCACTTTCATATGCTGCAGCATTTGCCGTGAAGTTTGTGCCAAGTTGTGCCTCGACATAGCCTTCTTTGAAAAGAATGTCAGTAAGCGTAATTGCCACTGCAGGATCGTGGAAGAAGTTGGTCACGACAGGTGCGCCAGTACCACCACGAAGTTCGTCTTTCGTGATCGTGACAGAAATCGAAGAGTCCGTCAAAGTCTTTGCGACGAAAGCCATTTTCGGTTGGCCATTCACCATACGGAAAGCTTCAGCGCTACCAACGGAGCCTAAAAAATATTTTGCCATATTAGTTTCTCCTTATATAATTAAATTATGTTTTTAGATTTGAGACATCTGGCCCTTGAATTCATCAAGAGTCTTATAAGCGTCACCCAAAACATCTGTCTCTTTTTTATATATCCAATGTTCAGGCGGTTCTTTCATTGAAACCATTCCGGTCATCATACCAACACGAGTGGCCTCATATTGGATTACATCATCAACCGTCGTTAACAACATCAAGAACTTTCGGATGGGCATATCATACAGCTCGCTCAGCTTATAGCTGGTTTTAGCCGAAACACATACCATCTTTTTCTCAGTGGTCGCTTTTCCACTCTTTTGGCTTTTGATTCTGATACGTTCTGCGTAGTCAGCCTTCAAGTCAGGATCAATCTTGCTGTCATCATAATAATCAGGTAAATTCTGATACATTACAATTTGCCTTAAACGCTCAAACGCCGCAGCGTCGATTGAATGTCCCGCTACGACTAACTTATACTTCTTCGTTTCCGGATCTGCAACATACCGTATCATTGCCTCAAGTTGTGTTGAACCACACTTGGGACAAGCCACCAACTTTTCCTCTTCTGGTTTTTCCTGAGTGAGAATTTCTCTGTGTTGAGTTATAAACTCGGCGTAAGTCATTGTGTTGCCGCATTGAGGGCACCACACCCCATCTTTTAAATGGAAAATCAACTCAAACAATTTACTCAAGCGAAGAGTCCAAAGTTGCCCTTCTTCTTGATCATTAAGTTTTCCGATCAAAAAATCTAGATGAGTTTGTTTAAGGCCTTCAAGGGTTTCGTTTTTATTCAACGTTAAACACGGATTTACCAACATAAAATCGTTGTAATTCCGCATTGATATTGGATAAATTTGTAACCCACAAAAGGGAACGGGTTCGTCATAGGTAAAATACGTAGCCTCATACTGTTGAATTTCGTTGGCTATTTTTTCGCTCAAACACCCATATCTGTCCATTCTATCCTCCTTCTCATCCTTATATTTCAGTAGCTATTAATATATTGCGCTCATTTTAAGCTATTGAAATCCTTTAGAAATTGCTATTCGGTCCTTCCGCTAATCCTGATACCAACATTGCCATCTTGGTAACGTGGCCCAGATAGGTTCGACCATTCCACAAATTTTGTTGTGAGTTGTTATAATAATTTGTTTTTTGGTTAAATTGGAAGTACCCAATTCCATCCAAATACAAACCATTCAACTCTGCAATCACGCTCTTTAACAGAACGCTCTCGCGATTTTTATATAAAACCACCGCTTCTCCTTTTTTATCCGAATCGTTGGGATTCGGATTGGGAAGTAAGGGGTTTATATCTTGTGCGTCGGCATCTCCCATAATTTTAATAATCTTGCTGTGTGAAATTGTTTCTAACGCAATATTAACTACAGCGACCTCGTGGTTAGTCGGGAAAATGCCGTCTATATAAATATGGAGATGTGCACACTGTTCGGTCCACGCGTCGTCAACATATCTGGATAAAAACACTCTTTTATTTGTTTCTTGACCATCTTCAGTGTCGATTAGAGCATAACGCTCTTCGAGTGAAACATTGTCTTTAAACAAACAATCCATGGTTGGATACTTTAAGATTTTCCAAATATTTTGAGCATTTTTCGTTTGACTATACAACAAATGGGATATGATTTTCCACTCGATGCTGTCAAGATTGGTAAACCTATTGTAGTTGCTCATCTCATCATAACTACCTTGATATCCTGCCATAATACCTTATAACCCCCTTAGTGAAATATTAAATTTATATGTCACGTCCACACCTTCAAGAATTGCCTTGCAGGTAACTTCTAAATTTCCCGCCGGATAGAATTTTAATTTTTGCAACGAAAAGCTATTACCTTCCAATTGCTCAAATTTGACATATTTGTCTCTAACTGAATCATCAACGGGTTGTGGTGGACTAGAGGCATTCATAAGCTGATACGTGGTTACAACCGGCGTATCGGTGGATACACCAGAAGCATATACCACAGGCTTAAATATCAACGGCTCATTTGAAAGCGTTTCGGGAATAACAGATGGTTCGTCTAATCGGATTTGATAATCCGTTTCTGTTCCAGTTTCTTCAACAACAACGCTTTCTTTTTGGTTATACGCAATGCGCGTTTGAAAATTATCGTATTCAGATTTTTGGACAACTTCAAAATACAGAATAATTGTTCCTAAATCATCATCCACAAATGTGCGATTTGAAGCAAATTTACTAATTGCTTGTATACGATAAACTTGGTCATATCCAACAATAAACCGTTGGTTGACATAATATTTACGCGTAAACTCATTGTGCTGCACAATTACGGTTAAATCCGATGATTGGCTTACCGCCGTCTGATTATACACTATGTTAACGCCAGCAAGCTCTTTTGTTTGAACTGCAGGCTCATAATGATAACGTGTTATACCTTGAGCGTCTAAGTATTCGCTACCCAAAGTACCGTTGCATCGCGCAATAATGGCGCTTGCGGTTGCGTCACCGGTATTACGGTTGGTCGTTAACCAAACACTCTTGTTTTCCTCTGGCTCATCAATATCATATTGGAATGAAAATTTAAATTTTAATCCCAAGGGACATTGATAGTGCACATCGCGAAATACCACACGACGCCAGTCGTCAGAAATCGGAACGCCTTTATCGGTTTTAACTGTTTGTAAAACGACCTCCAAGGGGACGAACTGGTTTGTCCCAATTGCCGTCTCTTGTTCAATCAATGCACGATTGGGACGGTAATCCCAATCGGCATCTACCTTATCTTGAATTTCTTTTAGCCAATAATTTTGAGGTACGTAATTGCGTGGAGTTTGTGAAATCAAATTATAAGGATTTGGTCTGTTTGTAGTATCATAAACTTTACCCATTCGCACCACCTCCTCATTATCACAAGCTTTTTAACAAATGATCGATAATGCCTTTGGTTTCAAAAATTTGTTTCCGCACCAACGAATAAGGGAGATTTTTATAATCTCGAATACCGTTTAATTTTACAATTACATCAACTAAAGCACCATCAAATAAAATATTGGCCGAATTCACCTCAAACAACTGGCTTACAATATAATCATCCGCAGTGATTCTATGTTCATCTTGAACAGTGTTTTTAGTTTCATCTTCAATAAGATACAGAATTTTTATACATCGCTTACTCAGTTTGTGAAGGTAATCTTTTTTTGCCTCTAAGGGTAGTATTAACTTATTTGCCAATTTGTTTACCTCCAATTGCTCCGGACCATAAATCCCATGATAACTTCTGTGTCAAATCATTTAAACCTTCACGGATATTTTGGTACCACTCGGTTTTTGCTCTTACAGAATTGGCCGGCGAATGTAATTTAAAATCTGTATCAGTTAAAATATTGCGAATATCCAACATGAAGTTCTTTTCATTCTCAGCCCACCCCAAAAGCAAACAGTGTGCTAAAATATCTTTCGTACGCGATTCTATAAACGCAGACGAAATGTTTGACGAAAACCCTGTGAAATCTGCCGAAAACTCGCCAGCATAATACCACTCAGCCGAACAAGGTGTTCCGTTTGGCACGTCGTGCGAGAATGTCACGACTTTGGTTTCGGGATTGTACTCCGCCAGTGGATCTGGTGTTTTTCCAATGAAAAAACTCATTACCGCATTATCCAGCGGAGTCGTAGACAAAGTATAACTAGCGCCACCGTTGCCGTCAAAAACCTCTAACCTTCCTTGAGCTTCTGTATAATTAGAAAACCTTGAGGAAACTGTTGTGGGATTTGCAAACATCCCTAAGCCGTTAATCAAGTATGGTCTCATTGTTTTTGAAAATTCAACGGGGTTGAGTTCATAAGCACGTAAAATATCGGGGTCATCGAACAAATTCACCGCGCGATTAAAAATATCTTCAAATAGAATCATAACGACCCCCTATTAAAAATTATTTGTTAGTAGTTAGCTCGAGGATTTCGTACTCGAACGCGTTGTTGGTAAAACCATTAAGAATCTGCAACTTTTTCAAATCTCTGAATTCGGGTGCTTTTTCAATGAATTTACGCTTCCAGTAACTTACAATGAAATCTTTTTGACCATCGCAAACTTTTTCGTAAATATCCTGCACTTCATTCATGGGAAGTGTGCCAAGTTTGCGAATAAACTCAGAGTTTATCAACGACTCAGACGCCATTTTAAGATTGTTACGACGTGCATAGTATTCCGAACCAGCACCGACAGCAATAATACCACGGTCAAACCAAGAACGATATTTACCAACAAGTTCTTCAAATTGTTGAACTGTCAAAGTACGCATTTCGCCAAATGCCACCATATCGATGGAATAGTTTGACAGCTGTATGTGAGTGGTGATTCCAGGTGCATTATCAAACAGGTGTACAATAGTAACCTCATCGTTACGATCGTAGCTTTTATTTTGAGCCGTGGGCATCCCCATATTGTTTTTCAACTCTGCAAATTGAGCCATTAAAGACTTTATCGAATCTTCGAGTTGTGCGTTTTGATTACGCAAAAAATCTATTTCTTCCTGCTTATTGTCAGGTTTAATTTCAGTTTTTACAACCTTTTCTTCTTTGATTGCCTTTTCTACCGTCTGGGTAGCTTCCTTGTTATTTGCCATAATAAGTCTCCTTGTGAACTAAAAATCTAAGATAATAAGTCTCAACAAGGGCCTCCAAAAGGAGGCCCGAATTAGACTTTAAATTAATTATTGAAGATCGATACGACCAAATTTCGAACCAACGATCGCCGAAACACCAACCCTCATTTGGATACGGATGCCGTATCTCTTATCGGTGGTTTCTTCGGGGATTCTTTCAACCGTCATCGAAGTGCCTTCGAAAACGATCTTGACAGGTTTGTACGAATCTGCCGCAACCAGATAAATCTTGTTATCGGGAACTGCGAGGTCAGCCGTCGTATTGATGGTTGTCGGAACGAGAGCGGGATCAACGGGAATCATTCTCGCACCAAGGAATTTATCAAGATAACCCTTGGAGAGATAATCTTCGCCAACAAAATATTGAAGGCCAAGGCCGTTAGCACCCGTGGTGTTGACTTTCATCAACGCACCAAGCGAACCAATTGCATAAACGGGAGCGCCACCGTTTGCCGCCGAAACTTTCTGAACAAGGTGAGTCCAGTTGTCGGGGGTGTAGCCGTTAGCAATATAACCAGCGCCCATCATGTCGCCCGTGACCGAAGTCATAGCAGCAATAACTTTCAGGAAGATATATGCTTCGAACGAACGGCCAGCACGGAGACCGAAGTCACCCCAATCGAACACACCAGCTGCGACTGCATACCAGTCAATAGCCGTTGCGATTTCGATCGGCGAGGGGTTAACCGTAACTTCGTTATCGAAGATGGGTTGCAATACACCACGGTTTACACCTTCTGCGATTTCGTTGACTTTGAAGAGTTCGTTAGAACGGATAATGAAACGACCAGTGTCGCCCCAACCGATTTGACGAACTTCAGCAAGGAATCTCGAATAATCCGCACTGGTGACCGACGGAGCGATCGCATTGACTACTTCAGCGATAACAGCTTCGAAGTTGCTGCGAACGGTTTCGTTTTTCGTGATTTGAGGATTCCTCATGCAAGCAAGGCCTTCCTGCTCGAATTTAGCTTCGAAACGGGTGCCTTCAAGCGCGTATTTAACGATTGCTTCGTTTTGGAGTCTGAGGTCGTCTTTCGAGGGCTCAGATTTTGCTTCATAATGAGCTTGAGCACTTTCAACGATCGAGTTGATGATTGCGTTGAAATTGTCGTCTTGACTATTAAAATTGAAATGTTCCATCATTGCTGTAGTCCTCCCTTAATTAAAGTCCAACGACTTCGCAAAGATAGAGTTTGCCATTGGCCGACTGACCATAGTTGAAATCTTTGCCGAGGTGAATTTTGACATTGAGTTGACCCTCAGTGATAGTTTTTGCACCACTGTCTTTAAGGGTCGTTTTGTTTGCTTCAAGACCTGCGATGTTGCCAACGACAACAGCACCATTGAAGTTGCCTTCGCCAAGCCAGAATCTGTCATGGAGAGCAAGTCTGCGAGCACGAACAGGACGGCCAGCAGGTGCTACAAGGTCAAAAAGTTTGACGCCAATTCTATAAGAGTTACCAGAGATAGCTCCTTCAGAAACGCCAGGATAATCGATAACAACAACTTCGTCGGTCACAGCGGCCGGCGCAGCAGCGAGATAAACGTTGTAATCTTTATCGCCAGCTGCAACATAAGTTTTATCGTCTTTGAGTTCGCCAAGTTTAACAAACGCGCCGTCTTCGATAGGAGCGTCGACGCCGTCAGCTTGGTATTGGCAGGAAATTACATAGGACTGAACGTCTTCCGACATCATTTCAGCCGCTCTAAACACTTTTGCCATAATAAGTTTTCTCCTTTATATAATTAAATAAAATGTATTATTTTTCGTATGCTGATTATTCTCTTCCAACATACAGTTTTAGTTTGTCCATAGCACTCATATTCTTCTCAGATTTGATTTCTACGGGTTTTGCGATAGGTGTGGTAAACGTCTCTTTTTTGTGAGTTTTACTGCCCTTGTTCGCGTTAAAGACTGCCAATGCTACTTCTGCACGCAATGCGTCAGACGAAGCATACTCGCCACGTGCGCACTTATCGAAAATCGCATCACATTGCTCTTTATTGACGTTTTCGTCGTCCAAAAGCTCGTGCGCTTCTGCCACACGCTTCTCGCACTCAATAGCAAATAGCGCTTGGTTGGCTTTAGCGAGTTGTTCTTTGATCTCGTCATAATCGAAATATTTAGAATAAGCTTCTTCTTTTTCGGCCATCTTACACTCAAGCTCTTCAATGCGTTTCATTAGTTCGCAATTTTTTGCTTCGAGTTCGCCGCATTTCATCAAAAGCTCTTCTTCTGGATTGGGAGCAGGTTCGCCTTCGCCTTCGGGTTCTCCCGAATAAGCAGGTTCTGCGCCTTCTTCACCAGAGGGACATTCCGAATATGCAGGTTCAGGATTATCGGAACCTTTGTCGTCATCTGAATCGTCATCATCTTGATCGTCATCTTGATCGTCGTCTTTATCGTCGTCGTTATCGTCGTCGTTATCGTCGTCCATATGGCAATCTTGACACTGAGCGTCTTCTTGTTCCGGTGCAACTGGGCACTCTTCTTGCGCCACTTCACCTTCACTACAGTTAACGACTTGGGCTTCTTCCTGTAAAGTCAATTCATTGTCCAACTGCTCGCTATCCTCCTTGTTAGATTTTTCGACTTCCACTGCGTCGCCATCCAATTCTTTGTAAGCAAAACACAATGCCGTCTTCTGTCTGTTGAAAACCTCATTATCGATGATATCCAAGACTGACGCCGATGCACCCTCGATACCTTCCGTAACTGGTTTCCCGTTTTTCGAACCTAATATAGTGATGCCCAGAAGTTCAAACTTATTGATATATCTGATACCATCCCTATCCTCGTAGTCCTTTATATCGATCTCAACAGAGACTTTCTTTTTCTTATCTTTAAGCAACCTTTTAATTTGAGGCAAAGCGTATTGTACCCACAGAGCGCATGTAAGTACAATCCAATTTTTCCCCTTATTATCGGGCTCTATAGAGATAGAATCAGACTCTCTGATCAATCCTAATATTCTCTCACCGTTGGGCATAGTTGTGTCCCAATAAGGTGTGTCGGTCTCGGAATCTCTTTTCCAAGTGCCGTTGTGAGATTCAAAATCTTGCTCTTTTGTATTAAAATATCCCAAAATTGGTTTGTTTCTAAAACTGGGAAGAGCACCCTGCATCGCTTCCAAAGAGAAGCTACTGTGATTACGATTTTCGCCTTCTGAAATAGCTTTCATCTCAAGTTGTAAGAAATTACCGCCAAGGATTTTCTTTAACTTGATTCTATCAGCCTCAAGGCTAAACACCATTGGATTCATACAATTTAATCCCCCCTACTCTATTTGTTGTTCAACATGAGAAAATTGAAGGGCTCCGGAAATGCGTTGAGCTTTTTTACTCAAGCATATTTTTAGAGCTTCTTTATCCTCAGGCGTTTTCGCATTAAATTCAGCCGCAATGAACCCTAATACAACATTGGAAACGTTGTCCACTAAGGCTTTGAAATAAATAGCATCGCTACCCCAACACTTTAAAAAGTGATAACTACCAGGGTTTTTATTTTTTAGCGACTCAATATCATCAATATAACATTCGCCTCTTGTGGCTAACTCATTATCCAACTCAATAAACAAAGCCCGCTGGACATTTTGGTAGTCCATCAGAAATGGTCTTGTTTGATTGTCAACAGCTTCTGCCACAATACTACATTTAGAAAAATTACGCGCATTTAAATATGTGCCACCATTATGATATGCTACACAAAAGGCACGATTTGCGCCATTCTCCTGAACGATTGCGGTTAACTGAGATTTAATATAAGTCGTAACTTTACGATTCTCAGCCTCTTCTGTTGGGCTATGTTTTTTAGAATCGTGTATTGCTAATTTAATGCTCGAATCGATAAGAGCTGTTAATCGTTTCTCCTGTTCTTCTGCGGCCCGATTTTGCCGTTTTTGCATAGCTAAAAGCAACCATAAAAGAATTCCCATAAGAACAGGATAAATACCATATTCAATAATTGATTCTACAATTTCTCCCGGACCCATACTTCACCTCATTCTACAATGGGAATGAAGTGCGTATAATCGCTAAAGTGAATATCAAAATGGTACGCCGGTACGGTTTTTGCAACCTGAAGCCACTCGTCCGATTGTTTTACATAATTCAACAACACGCCATTAAGCAAATTTTCTCCAAAAATTCTGATGTCCACATCGTCCAGCATGTCCGCCAAATCTACGATTTCCTTACACTTCTCAAAAACCTTATTAACAGCAGCCGAATTGACGGCCATCATTAGTTGCAGATTGTCATATTCTTCATTTGCCCCATCCACGGGTAGCCTAATTGGTCTAGCGTTTAATTTGAGCATTTCGTCGCTAATCATATCTGCTACTTGGCCCCAAGCGTGTGCATAACTATGATGGAATAACTCTGCTGAATGATTATAATATAGATTGGCCATATTATAATATATGTTATCCGCAACAGCATTCATCTCAAAACACATCTTAGCCAGCTCATTTAACGCGTTGTAAGTTTCTTCATGAATTTTCATGCGTGATCCTCCTTAAAATTTAACTGTGTTGCTCAACATACGTCTCTCGACACTCATCACACAGAATGTCTTCGTCGTCATCTAATTCTTCCCCGCAAATTGCACACCGTTTTGCGGCATATATATCTTTGTTCTCGCTCGTGTTTTCGCCTTTTTCGCGTGACGCAGCAGTTTCATCAGACTCTATATCTTCGTCTTCTAATGCAGGACGGCCAACTTTCTTAGCTGAACCATCTTCGTTAGTGTTTGAGTCGGCTGACTTTTCTTGTTGTGTATTTAACTTTGAGGCCGCAACTTGAGTGAGCGTTGTTAAATTGTCATAGAATCCAATTGAGTCTAAATACAATTCTGCTGCTTTAGAGTCTTTAACAGTTATATCCTCGTAAGCAAGAAGTTTAGGAACCAAACCTTTCATACCTGCGGTAACCAGTTCTTTCAAATACTTTTTCTGATTTTGTTCAGAGAAAATATCCCCAAAGATGTCCACTTTCCATTTATAGTCGGCACCTATACATTCTTGGACAATATTGTTAAGTGCTGATTTAAACTGTTTCACCACAAAATCATATTGAGCCGCCGAAAGCATATTGGCAGTTTTTACCTGCGCAATACTTGGTTTTTCGGTAGCGATAATATTACCGCCTTCACCCGCGCCACTAATAAAGTTTGAAAGTGCTTTAGTCTTGATTTCACTACTGTTGGGAACGTTGTTGAGACTTTGCAATTTCAAATTCTTCAACGGCGCAAAGAACGCTTCCGTATTGGTGCTCGTCATACTGTTAAACAGGTTTTGGAATTTTAAAACCGTTTCAGGGTTCATTGCCGTCTGATCACGACCGGTTGATGGATTAGGGATCAGCTCAATTTCACCCGTCAGCAACGACGTCAAGGGCGTACTAGCAATAAGCCCTGCTAGTACCGAGTAATCCGTCAATTCTTGCAAATCCATAAATAGACCTGCGGTATCAGGCGCTGCGGTAGCTGTAGAGGTATCGCTACAGAAAGTATAACACAAATCTTGAGGTAATTGGACCCAGAACATATATGTCCTTTTTTCAGTCCTCTCCAGCAATGTATCATAAGAATTGCCGTCCTCATCGACGAACGCGTAGTTAGCCGCTTTTGCAACATCCAATCTGTATGACTTTTTCTTAGGATCGAAGATTGCAATTTTATTATTGATCATATCACTCCATACTCTTTGAATAAAAGCAGGGTATTGATCAGGAACAAATGCTGGATTCATAAAGACCATTAAATTAAAACTTGCTACAAAACCATGTTCCCCAATTGCCGTAAGTTTGACAAATTGTGGCGGGAGTTTTTGCAACGCCGCATAATCTACAATCTTTTTACCACCTTTTTTTGTCACATGACTACGCAACAAATAACTCGGCTTACCTTCGCGTTTCACTTCAATCGCAATGCGTTTAAAAGTGTTCACTATATCGAATTTTTCGAGCCACTCGTCCACAAAGTCGTCATCTTTTTTGAATTTTTCCGTTTTATATTCAGATGCTTCCAACAAAGGCGGATATTTAACATACTTCATTAGAGGGATATCACCCGCTTGACGAAGTATTTTATAATACAAATACTGACTTGACGACAATGAAGCCGCTGCCCCACGAATATCTTCCTCGTGGAATTGAGGATTTTTTAACGCATTGATAATACCATCTTTGCTCATCTCAATTGGCAGACCCGCCAACGTCTTCAATCGTGTGTTTTGTAAAAATGGATTATATTGATTTAAATTATAAATACCTTGACCAAGAACACTGTTGGAATCAACATTTCCTAAAAACCGATTAAAGAAATCCGTGCAGCCTTGCAACACATCTTTAACTTCGGTCCCAGCGCCTCCTGTCGTCATCAACAACTTGGAGTCTTGCGGTTGTTCTTGTTCGGTAATGGGAATTTGTTTCTTTGGACGGCCACCTTTGTTTGTGGTCTTATTGGCTTCACCCATTGGTGCAATCCTCCTTTTGATGTTTCGGTACTGCGATTAATTGGCCGGAAGCCAAGGCTTGGGCTAACTCAAGTTTAAGTGCCTCGATTTCCATTTTCTTCCGATATTTCTCGCTATTTAATTCATCTATCGCCCGTTTGGTCGCAAGATTAGTAAAATACTCACGCGCCCAATCAGCAACGTATCCGCCCTCATTACAAAGACCGTCTTCTGTAATCTCCAAAATTACACAATCCGACACGCCACTGCGTTTGATAGCAGATTTTAATTTTTGTTTAGAACACTCTCCCAGTGTTTGGAAATAAATTACTCCTTTTATTAGCATAAAAGAGCCCATTTTCCCAATTTTCTCTAAGAGATTTTCTATATCAATCCCAGTATGATCGAAAATTATTTTACAGATCATCCTTCTGCCTCCTTTTGCTTCTATCTTCTCCGCCCAAATGGATTAGTGAATCCACTAAACGGATTGGTGCTTTGTCTTTGCTTGAATTCTTGAGCAATTCGATTGCTAAACAAAACATCCATATTTGTAGTTGGTTCAGCCGAACCTAAAATTTCGTCTCTGCGCAATTGTGCCAAGTGATGGGCTGCCAACACACAGGTGTAGCATCTGTCATCCATTCTGTTACTTTAAGACTTATTTCTAAGCGGAGGGGCTCTTCATCCCCTCTCTCGCGTTTCTGTTGTTATATCGCGAGTTCAGACTATCGCACACCCGCTAACGCGGGTTCTCGTCATTTAGTCGTTCACGGTGTCATTGACTTCCGCCTTGTTATCCACTTCTGGACCTCCAAGTCAATTAGACAAGATTTAATCGAGCGGTTTATGTATTATGCCGCAAGTGCACAATGTTGTTCATGCATTTTACGAGACTTATCGGGTGGTAATCCGTATTTTACGTCACCACTCGGTGTCTTCGTTTTCACAATTGCTACAAGCTCTTCTTTCATCAGATCAATTTCAAGCAATGCTCTCAATTCCTCTTTTGAAAGTTCAAGTTTTTCCCCATCTTTTTCCCAAACCCCACGTTTAGGCACAGGCATCGGGAATATCAAATAATCATTTATGATCATTTCTGCACATTCGCCAAACATTGTCGTGCGCCATTTGCGCGGTTCGATAATACGACAAATGTCTTTTGACTGTCTGAACTTTTCAGCCTGCTCTTTTGCAGTATCGTCAGTTAAATCAATAATTCCTGCGTGTTCAATACCGTCGCGATCTGTCCACGGAAGCATTAGATTGTCTGCATAACTACGACCACCACCACCAGAACCAGCATCAACGTAAAACATCACGTTTTCATATTCAGGCGCTTTGCCATTATAAGCAACAATTAGCTTACGAATCCACTCTAATTGTTCAGGAGAACGCAAAGGTTTTTTATCGCCATTCGGTAGTTTTTCAATCAAGTTAATACCATTAACAATTTTGCCCATCCAACCGCGCTTTTTGTCTTTCCAATATTCTACAATAAGCACAAAGCTATTATCTTGTTGAAGAGCGGGGTCGTAGAATAAGCCATAATGATGTTCTGGACCTTCAGATTTAAATATAGGGAGATAATCTCGTTCGTTCCGTAGAATGTCCTGACGCTTAACAAGGGCATCGGTGCCCCCTGTATTATCAAATATATTGTAATATTCGCGCATAGCGCGTGCCTCATTGGTTTTTAAGGCATCGTCAATTTCACTCTGTTTAAGAAGTGGACGCATCGCCTTACCATTAATTTTTGGAGCAAGAGGAATATCACAGTTGATATCAGCACAAAAATACCCAGGAACGCCCATCATCATTTTTTTTGCGCACATTTTATACACTTCCCACAAATGACTGTCGACATCTTCGGCTGATGACGCATAAATACATTGGGTGGGAATATCCTTGGGATAAACCGAAGCGTCAAAATTTCCGCCCGTTTTAAAGTCCGTATTTTGTGTTGTAAAAGGTTCGGTTAGTGCATAAAACTCTTTTGGGATTTTGCCTGCCTCGTCGTAAAAGTTCACATGAGAACGTTCGCCGACAACCGTCGTTGGTTTACCAATGATTGCTTTAATTTTAGAACCATTGTATAATTCACAAGTATGTCCTTTTTGGTCATGAGCAAATCCATCAGTATTAGCATTGCTTTTTACTAATTCGTCAAAAAAGACATCGCTCGCCCCTATCAATGAGGGGATGTTTTTTTTAGCGATGTTTTCCATCTTAGCAAAGGTCTCAAAAGATTGTTTGCCCGATACGTTCATAATTTTAATTTCTAATTTGGGGAACAATAAAGCCCTCGTCATTAGATAAATCGCCCCCATAAACGTTTTACCCGCGTTTCGAGAACATACCCACACTGCTTTTTCAGCAGTCCACGTGTTTAAAATTATCCACTTTTGATAATCAAGCAAATCTATTTTAAAAACTTTTTCAATAAATCTAGTAGGGTGCTTACGTCCCCATTGGATCAAACGATTGTATCGCTCAAAAATCTCTTGTTTACGAATATTTACCTCATTATCGATGAGATTATGATAAACAGAAATCATAACTTACCCCCTTTTAATTCAGGAGTTATCAATTCTTCAATCTCTACAGTAGACAGTCCTTTTCGCTTATATTCTTGAACGAGATCAACGATTAATTCTTGTCTGCGTAAATATTCTTTACACACTCTCAATGCTTCTTCCGCTTTTTTACGAGCGGCAATTTCTTGGCGAACTACGATTGCTTGTTCTTCAACCATTTCGGCATAATCAGAGTCGGATAACTTTAGTTGTGTAGAAATAGACTTGGCACTAATATCAGAACATTGCTGTATACTTGTGCTGGTCTCTATGTCATACAGATTAACCACACCTTCATCATAGTCATTATCTTCCATGTCACGCATAATGCCTGATAACGTACCAGCGCCTCTACTCTTTGAGTTAGCGTACTTTGCAGATAATCCGTGGTCTTTACACAACATTGATATGTTTTTGTTAACATCTGATTTCATCTTACGCAACGTTTCTAAATCTTTCGCGTTTTTTACAATGTCGTCAGGTGTCAAAGAAAGTTTTGCAATCGCCAAATCCAATCGGTCAATTTCCTCATAGTTAGTAACTATTTCAATTGCCGCTCTTTGACGCACTAGGTCGTTATTTAAAGTCGGATCAATCATCTGGCTGAGCGAACGATACAACATTGAGCGTTGCGATATAGGTTTGGATTCAAACGGATCGTAACCAAAACTTTTTTTAATATCGTTACAATTTTGTTTGTCGTCTTCCGTAAGCTCGTCTTCACCCTCTTTGAAACTAGCCATCTTAATAAATACTGACCGGCTTAACTGTTTGCAAAAAGATTTATTACAATATTCTTCGTTTGTAAAAATAATCTCTAGATATCTGTCTGGCATTATTTCAGTCGCATCCAATGATGTTGCCACACTTGACGCAAGTAAATCATCATAATACCAGTCATTAATTGCGCAGAGTTGGAAAAGTGCCTCAAGATGGTCATTTTCACATTCTGCTAATATTTTATTATATAATGCACGAGTACATTCTTTACATAATAAAGATTTGTGCTCTTTATCTTTCACAGTTCGAAGTGCAGATATTGTCCCATTACTGCCCCAAAACTCTTCGGGGTCCAAACTGGTCTTGCATCCTACACAATATAACTTTTGGGCTATTGTGCCAAAAGCTGATAAAATCTTCCTTTCAGTGGCCATAAGCCCTCCTTGTGATCTACACACAACCACTCAAAAAAGCCCCCGCAACAGCGGAGGCTCTTTGAATAGTATACCCTTGAACTACTCTTGAATATCTAAGTTAATACTATGATGCAACACGTTGTCACCATCAAAGATTAACAAGGTTTGGCTTGGTTTGCCAAACAAACGTTTGCTAAACGCATATTGATCTACGCCAACAATACTACCATTTACATAAACTTTGAAATTGTTGAACGTTTTAAGTTTTTCACAATGATAATGGCCGACAAAAGCATAATCTACCACTATCCCAGTGTAAGCAGTCATATTTTGGAAAAGCGTTGTAATATTATCATGGTGTCCATGAACAAATACGCCGGTCTTCCCGTTTTGGAAATTAATCATACCAATTTCCTGATCGAGAACATTTTCCTCAAAAGTAATGTTAGTATCTCTCAACCTTTCTTTTAAATAGAAAGTAATAAGCTTGCCATAATTTTCAGCCTCAATACTTTCTTTAAGAGAAGGTGTCATTCGTGAATGATTATCGGTAACAGAATAATATCTCACATCTGGTGCAGCAGCCTGTAGTTGATTGAGCGTGTCTGCAATAATCTCGGATGCAACCATGATTTGTTCAACAACGTCGATTTGTTGCTCCAATCTTGCACTTGTGTGAATATGCCCTTGGCAATAATCGCCAAGTCCTAAAATATTTAATCTTTGGACATTGTTGTTTACACAATATCTAATTACATCTTGGATTAGTTTATTCACTCTTTTACGAGCGATGGTAATATTATATTTATTATAATAATTATCAATCTCTACCCCAATATGTAAGTCCGACAACATTAAAACCGCTTCTGTGTAAGTATTTCCAACAGGATGATACACAACTTTGGGAAGTTTGGTAATATCCACAACCAACTCTTTCATCAAAGCTTTAAAATCATCCAAACGCGCTTCTTCTCTCATCATTCTTCGATAAGCATTTAAAGAATCGCGTGTTTTAACTTGTTGCTTATATAAATCTTGAATTTGTCCTTGGATTTCATCTTCCATTTCTTGGGTGGACAAATCTTCAACTGTTTTGTTGGATAATAATTTTGAGTTTCTAGGCAATTCGCCGGAGCGTGCAAGTTTTTGCTTTACCCAACAACGATAATTTTCACCTGTCGTAAAAGGCATCCCCAACATCTCATTCAGGGCACTCCAGTTTTTTACTCCTAATGGTAACTCTTTGTGGGTTACCCCTATTTCAAACAAATCGTCCTCAGTTAAGTTTTCTTCATTAAACTTTTTGAGGAACTCTAAAAAGTCGGTTTGAGTCATGTATTTCTCCTTGTGCTTCTAGATAGTTTAATACTATCACAATCTCTATTTTTTGTCAAATTTTAGTGACATCCCAATTCTCTAATGAAGAGCAAAAAACCAACTATAAAACTATTATTTTACTCTTTCCATAGAATATTAGAACACCGTACCTTTCGACATCTACCCTAAATCAGGTTTTTTTGGCCTGTCGAGAACGCCGTTTTAACTCGTTTTTGCGCTGTGTTAATTCGGTTTTATAACAATCGGGGCATAAATCCTTATATTTCTTTTTCCCCACGATAAACCTCTTACCACACGACCTACAAGTACCACTATATTCGCTAAATTGGAAATCTGTCTTAACCGTCCCTTTATTGTCAAAAAAATTTAATTCGATTACATTCCCGTAAACAGGTTTCCCGTCTCTGAAATAGGCTTTCTGGTGCATAGTATATAAGTTGTATTGGACATTCCACTTGTCCATTTGTGCAACTCTATATGGGCGGCGCTGGCGGCGGGTACCTTTAATCAACCCTTCCCAAACTTCCTGGCTACAAAAAAATCCATCTGCTCGTCCAAAAGAGCGTTGGCACTCAACTAAAATTCGCAAAAACTCTTTGTATTCTTTGTCTACATCTAAACCTTCAATAAAATTATATTCTTTTGCTGTTAGCCCATAAATATATTTTCTATTAAAGCCGTAATGTAACGCCTTCTCCCAAAACTTGTCAAAATACTCACGAGTTTCTTCTTCACTAAAACACCCTACAACTTGCGGTGACTCTAGTTCCACCCAAATCTTATAGGCGGTCTCTTTAGTCACCCCTTGTTCTTGCCAATATTGACAAAGGTGTGTTTGTTCAGTGTTAATACTACGTCGTGTGTTATAATACCCTTGTTTTAACACCGCTTCTGAATTTTTATTCCAGTCCAAAATTAACATAGATTAACTCCTTGTCATCACCGATGTGCGCAGTACAGCTAAGAATTCTTGTAAGGAATAATCAAGAGCGAACAGCTCATCTTCATTTTCTCGCACGAACACCGGGAGTTTAAAACATAAGATCGGATTTTTACTACCAACCACCCTAAATTCTAATTTAAGCTTCACGGCCTGATGCACCAATTCTAAAAACTTCTTATGATCCTTCATCCCCAACAATTGCATAATTTGTGGTTCGTCATATTTGATCCACCCTGAGTCGTGCCAATTTGTTTTAGCCACATATATTAACACCCCAAACAAAGCTCGAACTTCCTCATTACTAATATTTAATAAAAAGTTCCATTCGTCCTCGTAAACCACGAAAGTTGTTAATGTATTTTTGGTATCAAGAGGGGCTTTTAATAAACAGTCCACAATTTGTTCAAAACATTGGTTATTTAATTCAAACCCGCGTTCACACTCAAGGAGAAATTCTCGTATAGAGCCGTCGGTCATGCCTTCGGCTCTTAACGAATTAATGATTTTTACAACGCTGCTGCCTTTCTCGATCGATTTGTTACAAATTTGTTCTTCAACTGTCATAGTCACAATCTCCTCCAAATAAGTTATCAGCATCGAAGTCAAAATCTAAATCTTGCCCCAAAATTTCTTCCCACGCCGCTTGATTCCAATCGTCATCATCACACAACTCGCTGACTCGATCTTCGTGAATTACTTGTAAAGTGTATCGATTACCAAGGTATTCAAATCCAACTTCGTTTTTCACGGGAATTTGGACAATTCCACGAGGGATTAAATCCAACACGCTTTCGTCTAAAATGTCCCAAGCAAAATCCCAATTAAACTGTTTGTATTCTTTTGATAAACAATGGCAGTAGTAAAGCAATTCTTTGCCACTGAACGACGCAGACTCAATCGCCTCTTGAATTTCCGTTCTGATAAATGTCATTGCTCCGAATCTAATCTCATCATATTCGTCACGATTCGGTAAATCAATATTATCAACAATGCTCTCCAAGGTTTTTACTTGTTTACGCGCTGTATATTTGCGATACAAATCTTTAACAATAGCAAACCGTTCTTGATCAAATTCAAAACAATCCTCAAAGGTGGGTAACATACTTACCGCGTTTTTGTTGAAATTAATATCAAAATCGACATTTTCAAATTCCTTACACAATATATTCATTATGCACGGTGCGGTGATTAGTGGCGAATACTTTTGATAACGGCGTACCAAATTCATCTCGTCTTCTGACTTATTGGGTTTGGTTAAAAGTTTTTTAAATTTAATACCAAACATATTTTTGGACGCCATATTGTAACTGTTTTCGTATTGCTTGAACTGTTGGTTTAACTCTGGATATAAGTATCTAAAGAAATATGGTTTTTTAGAAATAACCATCGAGTTTCTTTTATATTTATCCGCCTTAACCGCATCAGTGTCATCATCATTAATTCGGATGAATTTCTTCCACTCTTTCGGCAACTCCGGCGCGGCTGTTCCTTTAATGCGATCAATTTCTTGACCAACAATTTCTCGAAGTAATTTAATACGCAAAGTGAGTTCGTCTCTTTGTTCTTTTTGGGTGTCTTTTTGGAAAATTCCCTTCATTGCGTGCATTATTGTTGCGCAGTTAGAAAAACCTCCAACCCCAGTTCCCAAACCGCGAATATCGGTCGCGATTGAATTCTTTAAACAAATTTTCTGAACCGGCACCGCACCTTTCTCATATGTAATGACATTATGCCATTTTTGCGCACCCTTGATAAAGATTTTATTGTCCGTGGACATTACTACGTCGCCGTCAAAATCACTGTCAGAATGTCGTAATGTTGAAGTATCATATATACTGTAAATGATTCCACTCTTAATATATTGATACCAATAGTCCATATCTTCGGACGATACTACTTTACAAGGGTTGTGTTCGTGCGAGTCAATCATCGGACTGCGGCACAGGTCAACACAATCCACGTTTCTCTGCCTCCAAAAATTTGAATACACTTGGTCGGGCCCAAGTAACCCTACCGGTTCCAACCCAAGCGCCGATTGACACTGTGCTACGGGATCAGAAATCATAAAACTATAATTTCCTCTCACCCATATCTTACCAATCTTCGCCTTGTTTATCGTCTCAGCAATATTGCGATATATTTTCTTCTGTACATGAGCGTCTTCCAACATTATCGGGTTTTTAATAATCGCCCTCAACGCCGTGCTTTGCGCCCCATTATACAATTCTTTAAAACTGACTTGTTCACCCTTGCAACCCAACATATACAACATTGTATACAATTGGTCACCTGAGCAAATCTTTTTAATCCAATCAATCGTCGGTTGAATCAATTCCAGAATATCATCCTTATTGATATCCAACACTTGCAGATATTGATAATTGGCCAGCACATATTCGTCATCGTACTTTTTATTATATCTCGCAACTCCCCACTGAATACCAGCCGCATCTACATACTTTTGATATTCATACCAAGATACATAATATTTATACATCTTGAATTGAGATTCACTCAATATAACATCAATATCCTCCAACCTGTGTGAGATTCCCCACCGGTCACGAATTGAGTCAATACCGTGTGCAGCTCCAAATTCTCGAAAATCAAACGGAACCAAGCACCCCTTCACAAAAACGCTACGGACAACGAACGACGACGGCGTATATGATAAATTCATATCTTCTGCCCACAGAGCCGCAAACTTAGGATCTATCAATCCCTGTCCATCAGCGCAGTTTAACTCGATATCCATTATTCTTTCTTTAATCTGTTTTTTCCCAGTCTCGGGATTGGGGCAAATCCAATCAACCGATTGATCCTTCACCACATTAAAGAAATCCTTAACCACGCATACTCTCGGGGTTCGCACCCACATAACACTTGAAAACGCCAACGCAAAATACGCATGATATTTCGCCAAATTCATTTCTGAAATTTTGGTGTCCAACCCGCACATCAGGTTTTTGTACAAGGTGTCATAAAGAGCTTCGTTAATAAAGGTAATAGTGTTGCGCCTCATTTGTCCCGAGCCGCAACAAAACCTCACATAATGAATACCGTTAACGTCAAAACCATTCTTGGCTAATTCTTTATATTCTTTCTTGGTCACGACTTCAACGTTAATAATATCTTTAACAAACAACGCATCTGTCAAAAACCGATTAAGAATACCAGCTTCCTTGGTTCGTCCCTCTCTCTTCGCTGCTCTTATAGCGCGACGAAATTGTTGGACATCGTTAAAAATCTCTCGATGACTTCTGGTATCATTATAATATTTTCTGATTTGCTGAAAAACCAGATTATCACCAATTGATACCAGCGCCCCATCGCGAGCTGCCTTAGATTTTGAATAATTAACTATATTTAAGTTGTTCTCTACAATAAAACTAGATTTAAGTTTAAAAACTTGATATAGGTTTTGTAAATTAGGCACTCTTAATCTTCCTCTTTTTCGCGTTTAATAATATCTAGCAAATCATTCACCGTTTGTGTCAAATCTAAATTTGTCAAAACGTATTTATTTTTATATTCCTTCTCGAACTCACAGAACTGTGCGTCTTCCGCAGCCATTCTCTTCTGGACAATTTCAACATCATCGCCCCGTTTCGTCAAGAATCCACGTTGTACATCCGTAGGTACAGAAATCAAAACAGCCACAATTTTTAATGGATGCTTTTCAAAGTTCCAATACTTCCACAAATCTCCAAGTCCTTTAGGATCGATTATATAAAAATCACTATTTAACACTTGCGTAACTGTAGCAAAATATTCCACATCTCCAATTACAGTCTGCGCAATAATATCATCTTTATATTTATCCACATCCTCAGGTCGAATAAAAATGTGAGTGTCACCTTCGTTAACTCTCTTAGGACGTGTGGTATAAGAACACACTTTCTTCATTCCTGTCAGTTGGCACACACGATCGACGACCGTATCTTTCCCGGCGCCACTTCTGCCAAGTACACAAAATAATGTTTTCATCTTATTCCTCGATAATCGACGAAGGGTTCCCTACAAGTTCAGGGTAATCGGCATAAAACTTCACCAACGCTTCTAAGTCGTTAAAGTTATGTATGATATAAAAATCTTCCTCATTACCTTCAACACGGTTACGCTGATGTTCAACATCGCCAGTAAATAATACGACCATATCAGCTAAATAATTAGCGCACATACGGTAATCGCTGCCTATATATATAACCGAGTCTCCAAAAAGACGAATCTTTTCTATATCCGCTGCGGTTGCCGTTCTATAAGCTTCAGCATAGCTTTCAATCTCGATAGTGAGCTTGCAGTTCTCCGCAAGTTCTGTGATGGTATCAAGAAAATCTTCCGCGCCCTCTCGAATCCACAAATCAGGTACATTCAGACTTTTGATACAATTAATGATTTCGAAATCATGATCTTGACCACAGACCGTTTGGAATTTGTTTTCGTAAAAATCGATTACAGAATAATTAGTGTTGTATTTTTCATTAAGTTTTTTGGTTATTGTCTCCGCACAATTAAAAATTACATTGTCTTCTACAATTAGGTGTAAGTGTTTGCTCATAATAATGTAGTTCCTTAGAAGTTATATAGATTCCTAAAGAAAGAGGATATTCTCTTTCTTCTTATTCTGTTTATATTATAACACATATCATCTTTAATATCAACATATGATGACATTTTTGTAAAGTTTTAAAAATTTTTTTATTTTTGTGTCATTGTAGGTTGACTTTTCTTTTCAAAGTTGTTATAATTTGGGTGGTGGGCGGGTATAGATAAGAAGATCTTTCTTATTTATATATAAATATATAATAATTATAAATATTAATATAAATAATATTAATTATAATTAATATTGTTATATATTAAAAAATTAATAATATATTAAAATATAATTAAATATATATAACATATTATCATATAACATATATTCTATCATTATAACATATAATATGTTAAATATATATTAAAATATAATATAATAAAAAATAGTGATCTCATTCTCCCGACCACCCACCCCTATTATACACAGAAAAATACCATTTGTCAACTACCAATGACAGAAAATACAAAAAAAATAACAAATATTTTTCCCAAAGAAAAACTACCACACATACTCACAGAATCTTAAAGAATTATGTCATCTACAGTTGACTTTTAGAATCAAATAGTGTATAATATTAATATATAAGATATAAAGGAGTATAGTGATGTAATAATCCTAATTAAATATAGCAACCCCTCTCAATTCAACACACAACTATTCTACAACGAGGCTACATGACACGCAAATCTAATCCTACAACGACGACAGCAACCCCACAACCACAAAAACCACCAAAATCCCAAACTCCGAATCCTCAACCTCCGACGACTCGACAATTGCCCCGCGCAATTATCCACAAAAAGAAGAAACCCAAAAATCTTCCGCCGGAGCCAATAACCGAAGATTCTTACATAGATCAAGTTATGAGTTAAACAACCAATCCCAAGGAGCAACCCAATGTGCATTCTTCAAAAAACACTTCCTTATACTAACAAAACCCGCCAACGTCTCTCAAGGTATCCAACCATTTATATTATTTGTTATTGGGCTCGCGTTAGTTACTTATCTTTCCCTTTCACCGGGAAGTACGATAATAAAGGTTTTCCCCTTGTGTACCAGTTCGACGATCACGACGGTCTTTATCCTGAATACTGCTTACGCAATGTTAATGAGGTTACCTCCGCTCATATTTGTGAATGGACGACGAACGCTGACGACGTACAACGACTCATAACCAAATGGCAAACCAAATACGACGAACATCGCGCCGAAATGATTAAAACTTACGAGGAAAACTTACAAGCTCATGAGAATAACTCTAACTAACCAAAGTTGTTTTGACTTTCTCAAAACCACACCAGACAAATCAGTAGACTTGGTTCTCATCGATCCGCCCTACGAGGTTTCTAGAGATACAAATTTCCAATCAGGGGAACCCAAAGGCGCCGACACCGACCGCTTTCGAGTGTCGATGGATTTCGGCGAGTGGGATAATAATTTCACGGGGTTGGATTTGGTAATCAAAGAGTGCTACAGACTTTTAAAAGACGGCGGAACTTTAATATGCTTTTACGATCTATGGAAGCTCACAACCTTAAAAGAATATTTCGAGCTCGCGAATTTTAAACAGCTCCGTTTCATCGAATGGGTGAAAACAAATCCGGTCCCGCTTAATAGCAAGACAAACTATCTCACGAATTCCAGAGAGATAGCCATCGTGGGTGTGAAAAAAGGGAAGCCGACATTCAATTCGGAGTACGACAATGGCGTTTATAATTATCCCATATGTCACGACAAGAACAGGTTTCACCCCACTCAAAAACCCGTGGCTTTGCTTGAAGACTTGATTCTCAAACATTCGCACGAGAACGACACTGTCCTCGATTGTTTCGCCGGGAGCGGTTCGACCGCTGTCGCTGCCCACAACACAAATAGGAACTTCATTGGATGTGAACTATCGAAAGAATATTTTGATAAAACATTAGATCGATTCCATAGTTTGGGTATCGAGTTTATAAACAATAAGGAGTAATCGCCATGTGTATAGTAAGAAAACATTTACCCTACAATCAAAAAACTAAAGACAAACTCGCTAAACTGCCAAAGATTTACCTCGTGGCCTGTTGGGCAAGTTATGGCACCCTCGAGTTTCCATTCCCGATAAAGTATAAAAAGGTCAAAGACAAAGATACTAAAATTGTCCGATATATTCCGCTGGTTTACGACTTCGATGATCACAACGGCGTTTACCCCGAGTACGTCCTCAGACCAATAACGTCAACGACTACAGGATTGATCAAAGGATGGTTTTATACCAAACAACAAGCGAAGGATGTCGCTGATGTCTACGAGCGCTGTCGACGTCAGAAAGTGAGGGAGTATGCCTCACGCACGGATGCTGAGTTTAGACATATGAGCCAAATTGAAAAAGAAAAATCCGATACCGACCAGGCAGGTGTGGGTGAATAATCCCGTCAGCAGAGAACGATGGGAAATATAAATTAGAGCGAAGATAAGGAACGCTCAAAGGAGTACAATATGAAATATTACAGTGAGATGACCGACAAGGTCTATGAAACAAAAGAAGAGTGCGAAAAAGCCGAAGAGGCTATTGTCGCAAAAAAGAAAGCCGAAGAAGAGAAACAGCTGGCTCTTAAAAACGAACGCGAGACGAGGTCGAAGGCTGTCGTCGACGCCTTTAAAAAGGCGCGAGAGGCTGAGACCGAAGCACAACGGCTGCTGAAGGAGTTCGTCAAGGACTACGGCTCTTTCCATATAAGTTATAATGGGAAGAGTTCGATGCCGTCGATGTTCGATGTCTTGAATGACTTTTTCTGGTTTTGATTAAAAAGAGGAGTGCCTGGCTCCTCTTTTTTTTTATGTGTGAGGTGAGATGAGCGCTGACTACGGATGTCGGCGCCTTTTTTTTATGGGGGAATTGGGAGGTGGGGTGGGGAAATGGGTTTATGAATATTTTTGTCCTGAAATTGTATTTTCGATTGAAAATATATTTCAAAAAGTGTAAATTTCACTTTCAGCTTGCCTTTTTTAAAGGTGAAGACTGTAGTGAATTGCGCTTTGCTTGGAAATATGACGCTCTGCCGTCAACAATTGAAGAACAATTTCCGTGTCGAGTTTGTACTCGGCACGTTAAACATATAGTTCCTTGTGGCCTTCTCGATTGGCTCTCGAGAATAGGAAGAATTACCAAATTTATTTGGCAATACTTCCGGGATGAAATCTTACCATCCACAAGGAACTCCCGCCTGTTTCCTTTCGGGGGAACAGAGGCCAACCACTGGCGTTATAAGTGGGCTACCCAGATGAAGGGGCCTCAAACGAGGTAAGTAGTCTAGCCAACGAAAAATTCATCAGTTCCCGTAACACGTATGGAGCTAAAGGGAAAGCCGTACGTGTTAGCGTTGGTGTGTTTTCACACCAAATTGGAAGCCCGACACTGCATTCAGGTGTGTTGGGCTGCACATAAAATGAATGAGCTGGTCGCTCAGGATAATAAACTGACCTGTAGAGGAGTCTACAGTAGAGAAATCTACATTAAATAACCTCCGAGCCAAGCGGAAACAGCATTGGTGTGTTAACACCAATTTGGCATTAGTATCTGGGAGTACTAACCCCAGGCGCAGAGACAACTGCGTGTGTCCCACTTACAAAGAGGGCACAAGAGGGTGCAAACCCATCTCGGCAAGCCTGATTGTCGATATCCCTAAACGTGCCAGGGTGCGAAACCTGGTGAAGCGACATTCGTCGTCAGCGGAAACGCGGAGCCCCCTGAAAAGAGCAAAGGGCATCGTTGAAAGGATGGTTGCTGATTGTCTAACAACAGCAATGGAGGTAGCCAAAGGGATAGAAGTAATGGAGCTCAGTGCTGACGTGCTCGTCGTGGCTCTGCATCATCGAAAGGTGAACCAACAGCACAAAAACATCTCCTAGCTCCCAGGGAAAAGGGAAAAGGAAAAAAATGCAAAACGAATTTGCAATCGGATTGTATGTCCCTGGTGTCTACAGTCCAGCCGAAGAAGATTTGCAAGATCTTCTCGACTGCTTTGAATACGCAGCCGCAATTTAACAACTCAACGCTACTGGCGGGACAAGCGCAAAAATGCCCTCAACCAATATAACTCCTAGCTCCCAGGGAAAAGGGAAAAGGCAAACTTATGCTAAATCAAAACAATAACCCCGTGCTTATCAACGATACAATCGCTGATATTTTGTATCACAAAATCCAAACCCAATATAAAACGTTTGGAAAACCCGTGATTCATATCACGGACTTCGAAGTGTTCCAAGCGGCATTAGAAAGCCGCAATCCAGCGAACATTTGGTTCTATAACTCTGAGTTAGTCGCGCAATCCCTCAATAAAATCAAAGGAGTAACTGCCAGTTACTTCTGCGAGGATGAAGACGAACATGACGGCGAAATCACCGTCGTCCTGACCGAATCTATCAATTAGGAGGGCAACCTAATGAAAATTTATATTATTCAATATGTCGCTTACGGCGACAGGTCAAAGACCCTTCAGGTCTTTAATAATTTCTTTTGCACTAGAAAGAGTGCAGAAGAAACTGCAAAACAACTACGTGCTTGTGGGCACACAGCTGTTAAAATTATACCTTTGGTACAAGAATAACAGCTACGCTACTGGCGGGACAAGCGCAAAAATGCCCTCCCCAACGTTTCCTCGCTCCCAGGGATAAGGGAAAAGGATAAGTTTATGAAAGACTTAGTTAAAATTTTGTACAGTAAACCCACATTGCTCTACGCCGCGGAAGCGGTGGTTGAGATCTACGGTTCGTCCTTAGTTGGGGGTATCCCCGCTAGGGACAATGGGTGGCATGTCCATCCGCGGCTTGCGCGGGACAGAAAACCCTATTCCACTCATGCCATGTACGCCCCAAGCGTAGAGGCCCTGAAAAATAATATCGCTGCTCGATATAACGAGCAAGATTACATCATCGAATACATAGAGGTTTAATCCTCTATGTATTCTCTTAAGCAAGATGGTCGTCACGGTAAGAGTCCGTGGCCTGATGAAGGCATGAGCCGAAACCATCAGCAATGGCAGCAATGCCCGATGCCTATTCTTCGTGAGTGAATGGAAGCACCGCTAACGGAACAAAAAAGGAGGTCAACAAATATGTTTAATCTCAATAAAGAGATTGCCAGGCACATTTGTCTGGCACAAACCGCGTCAGACGCAGGGAAAGGATTAAATATCCTTTCCCTTGAAGGCGATAAACGCGCAAAACTTTGGGGGTATTCCCTCAAAGATAAAGAAATAATTAAGGCCATAAGCCTTATTAATTCTTCAAAAATAACGGAATGCCAATTCCGTTATTATGTGGCAGAAATGCCTGATCAAAACGGGAACAAATCCCGCGTAGTGTATTTTTATAATACACAAGAAAAGATACAAATATCTTTTCACACTTTTTGTGGTGAAATAAAAAACCACAAAAATAAAGGTGTCCCAATGCAATGGGACAAACGCAATTCTCGCGAGAATTGCCAAAAACTTATAGAAATTTTTAATCTATAAGTTGTCGTGGGATATGGTCCCACAATTGCTCTCTTACCGCTTTAAGAGAGATAGGTTACCCCTCCGAAGGGGAAGAGGAACGTTTATTCAACTGCTCACAAGCGAGTGAGTGGGAACAATTCTCTTATTAAGGAGCCGTGAAATACAATACACCCAAGCGGGGGTGGGGAGGTTAAATATGTAAAAACAATACAATGTCCCGAGTAAGATTAACCCTTGCTCGGGATAGATGGTCGTCACGGTAAGAGTCCGTGGCCTGATGAAGGCATGAGCCGAAACCATCAGCACAAACAAAAAAATCTATACAAAAAAGGAGGTGATAAAATGTTTGCAGATGAACTCGCCATCATTAAGGACGACGAAATCCGTGCGACCACGGCTCGTCTACTTAATGGTGCACCCGAGTACTTCTGGCATGTCGCTGCCAGCAGCTCGGGGAAATATCATCCTGCTTACGCTCTTGGCGAAGGCGGTTTAGTCCGTCACGTCAAGGCGGCGGTGAAATTTGCGAATCACTTATTTGTGATTAATAATTTCACCGATAAAGAGCAGGATTATATTATCTCCGCTCTGCTGCTTCACGACATCCTGAAGCACGGAAAAGACGGCGACGAAGGACACACGGTGTTTGAACACCCGATCCTGGCTGCCGACTATATCCGTGAAAACGCTACGGGTGAATACGCCGATGTGGTTGCGTCTCTTGTGTCTACACACATGGGACAATGGACTACGTCGAAGTATTCCTCCGTAGTGCTTCAGGCGCCAGTAACGGAACTGCAGAAGTTCGTTCACGAATGCGATTATCTCGCGTCGCGAAAGGACATCGATGTTCTGTTCTGACGGTCAGAAGTCGCCGGTGCAATCTGACTAAGACTCGGAGCATACACTGCTTGGCAACAGAAACGTGTCGACCTGTTTATCAAGGTGATACTTGGTGAAACAGAATGTAACTTTATTGGCGTCCAGAGCAAGACGTTAAATTGCTCTGCGTAAAACCACCACCGAAAGGTGTCCGTAGGTCAAGTCGGGATAAAGGTTGAGACCGCATAATCACAAAAGCCTCCCAAACTGGGGGGTGAGGTCAGCAAGCGACCGAGCAGCTAGTAAAGCTTGCCTGCAACTCGTTGAGGATACAACGAGCTCACAAGGGGTTTTCATAGGCCCAAAACGCCTAGGCACAGAAGTGCGGGCGTACCGAAGGAGGTAATATTATGACACAAGAACAATTCGAAGACCAACTCACCTTCGCAAAGTTGAGAGGGGAAGAAGAGGGAAGACGCGACGAACAATTACATATGCTATGTAAAATTGCCGACGCCCTCTCGAACGAACAGTTTAACTTCCCTGGATTTACAGGAGAGAACCTTGAATGGGTTTTCCACGAACTCGGATTACAAATTAATAACAAACAAAAAGGCCAAAGATTTATTGTTACCGAAGAAGATTCGGGAAAATACCGTTTTAACCAATACGATCGTCCAGTAGTTGGCGACACAGTCGAAATTATTTGCCCTTCTATTCGAGCAATACTAGACGGGAAACCAGTAACAATAGTTAAACCTTATATCAAAAAGGTTTAATCACCAAAGGACTGGTAGACACAGTCCGCCGTAAGGTCAAGAGCCATTCTTCCCCACAGGTTCCCGCCAGACGGTTCTGGCGCTGTGGGGGTTATGGGCTCAAGAGGTTCGACTCCTTAAGAGCCCAAAATAAAAAAAAGGAGAAATTCCAATGATTAATTCAGAAATTGAAGATCAAACATTGATACAAGAAGAAGCAATAAAAAGCGAAGCCCGAGCCGAAGGGCAAATTGACATGCTTTTAAAAATTGCAGAAATTATGTCCGATGAAAAAATCGGATTTCCTGGATTTACAGGAAACAATCTCGAGCTCGCCTTAAATGAGCTTGGTTTAAGATTCGGACGAATTCGTTGCAAACAATTTGTTCTTACCAACGAGGACGATGGCAAATATCGCTTTAATCAATATGACCGTCCCAAAGTTGGCGACAAAGTTGAAATTGTTTATCCCGCAATTCAAACCATAATTAGCGGGAAAATAATAACAATAATTAAACCTTATATAAAAAAGATTTAATCAGGAAAGGAGAAAGACTATGAACTTTGAACAACTTGTTGAAAAAGTGAAGTTTTACGAGGCAGTAAAACTGAGAGCCGCCACGGCAGAAACGGAGATCGATGCAGCAAACGCAAAGATCGATGCGGCAAAGCTGGAGCTTGGCGCGGTAATAACGGAACTTGACGCGGCAAGAGAGGTATACCGCTGCGCAAGAGACGCAGAAAGCTTCATTCCTGCAAAATCGAGACTCATCGCAGCACAAGCTAAGGTTCGCGCAGCAGACTCAAAAGTCTATGCGGCGAGAGTAGAACTTCTCAAGGCTATGGACAAAGCTATTAATTCAAGAAGGAGAGCCGATAGAGCAAAAAGGGAAATCGAGTCCGCCCTTGGAATAATTGATTAACACATCCCCCACAGGTTCCTGTCAGACGGTTCTGGCACTGTGGGGATTATGGGCTTAAGAGGTTCAACTCCTCGAGGGCTCAACAGCCGCTTCATAGTGCGGCAACCCGTAAAAACAAATTTTCTTAATGGCGAATCGGGTTCCACAGTCAGGAAAAGGAGAAATACTATGAAAAAACAATTTATAATTAAAACCACCATCGGCGACATCGTCGTCAGCGCCACTCGCGGAAATGTCCGCAAAGTAGCGGAAGCCATGTTAAAAGAATGGACGTCACGTCCAGTTGCTTACAAAATATTCCCTCTAGGGAATAAAATTAACAAACTCAAAAAGGAGAATGCCAAAACTTTGGCGTCGCTCCGACAAGGAGACCAAATTGGTCTCTTCCCCCAATACTATATTGGATCCCCACAGGGGAATACAATTGATAAACTAATTGTGTGGTGGCATGATGCCCCAATGGAGGAAGATGGCGAAGGCAATCTCATTTATACAGGTCACGATGACCTTTTTTACTATACTGGTAAAAATTACGGTCGCAGACGTTGTGATGCCCATGTTAATCAATTAAAAGTTTGGGGAAACATTTAACCCAAACAAAGGAGGCCAGTATGAAAAATTATACACCAGAGCAAATAGCCGCAATTGTCAGCTTTGTTAATGATTTTGTCACCTGGGTAAACACCCAACTCGATAAAGAAATGTCAAATATAACCGAAATTTCCTTCGCGGTTAAGCCCGAATACAGGGCAAAAGTCGAAGGTAAAACGGCGGCCTATAGCCAATGTGTTAACCACTTGGCGGGCGTAGCAAAGCAAATAGTCGCTGAAGGGTTCAGTGAAATACTAAAATAACACCGCAAGGCCCATCCCATCCAGGGATGATCGGTGCAAGTCCGATGCGTAGAAATACGCGGCGCTCATGGTGGGCATAACGACATCATCCCCGAAAACCATTAATATTGCTAGGGGTCCCATGGCAGGGAAAGGAGAAACCGTTATGACAAATGTAGCAAAAAACACTATCAACGAACTGGCCAAAGAGGCTCGCACCCTCGACCTTAATTACAATGACCAAATGGTCGTTGTTAAAGTAGTCAAAGCAATCTACGCGGGCGACAATGCTCTCGCGTTTGCGTTACTGATAACAAACGAAAAACTTCTCCCATTACTTGGGATTTGGAGTCAGGCTACGGCCGAAGATAAACCACGTAAACTAAAATTAACGCGTGAACAATTTATGGCTCGTATTGCTAAAGCAACTCGTCAATTACATCTCAATCGCGACGAGCGAATAATTGCCGCAAATGCGCTTAACGCGGTCTGCGCAGGGGACACATTATCTGCTCTACACCTATTGAACACCAATGACACACTACGTTCACTGGTGTGGGATTGGCACATCATGTAATACGGAGGTGATAATATGAAGAATATTATCATTATAGACCAAGAATACCGCGCAGCGCGCGCAGAGTATCTCAACCATATTTCAGCGGGGGTGGGTTCCATCCCCGTCGAAATATATGACAAGACAAGAGTCGTCTTACACAATAAGGCATTTAATTTGCTACGCGAGTTAAATACCGCTTATACGATCAAATACGGCAAAACACTCCTCTCTAAAGATGAGTTGCAAAAGCAAAATAAAGAACTAGTACTCTGGTTCAAAGGCGCACCAAGAAGAAAATAAAACATGGAGGACTAATCAAATGAAAACAATTTATATTGCAAAAATTGATTACTACACAGACGACGATAAAAGTTGGAATCTGACTTATTGCATATTCGACGACAAAGACCAAGCGGTTGAGTGGATTAAATACCACCGCAATCTTCTTGAAGAAGATTTATATCTTTGCGAGGAAATGCACCATATCTTATGGTCAACTGCCTCCGCAAGAGAAAGGAACAAAGGCTACATAAGTCACAAAAATGTGACTGATTACGTAAAATCATATGAAAAATATCGACTGTCGCCATTTGGCCGTATTGATGTCCGTGGATACGATTATTGGATCCTTGCATATGAAATCGGCAAAGCAAAGGGAACTGCTGGTTCCTATCGTGAGTTTGGCGAGCCCGTTATCGATATCGATCGGGTGGAACAAAAATTAAACGAATATAAACAACACAGAGAGGAGATAAGAAAATGAAGATAACTTACAAAGAATACATCAAATATGCCGAACCAAACATATTTGATGAAGTGTTTGAAGATAAAAGCTTCAAACAAGCGGCCAAAGCTGCTCAAAAAGCGAAAGAACTCAATGAAAAACGTGCTTTGAAAAAAGCGCGTAAAATTGTTGAGACCCTGCATAATCAATATTGTTATGCAGGAAGCTCTTACGCAACCGATGATAGTATCGATTACTATCCCGTGTGTGACGCAAACACTGGTGAAATCGCCCTCGAGGTCGAAAATCTCGAGCCAGATATCAAACAAAAAGTTATTAATCTTTTAATAACTAATAAACAATTTGATACAGACAACGGGTGGTTCATCCGTGACGACAACGGCACACTCACGTGCGTTATCGAAAACACAAACAGAGAAGTTTGTATTGCAACCATTGATTTAAATGAGTATAAATTTCATAAGAAATTATCACTCAATGATGAAAAACGCTGGAAAGAGTTATGTGAACTCTATCCAACCGCACCAACGTTTATTAAAACAAGGAGGAATCAAAATGAAACATTATAGTTTTGTTTTCAGCAACAACAACGGCGTCACCGTCGCAACGATGACGCTGGCAACGCCCGTCAAACTTGACGTCTTCGAACTTGGAGATGATCTTTCGATGGCGCTCATTCATCAATTGGGTATAAATATTAACACAAAAGTCACAGTCGACACGATCGATTAACAAGGAGGTATAATATGGAAAAATATCAAAATTTCATCAATCAGATCAAACAACTGCAGGAAACCTGTCAACACAAGGACAACTGGAACAACTATGAAGCTTTGCGCATTAATTGGATCATTGATGCCCTCAAAGACGATAATTTGGCATATGCCAGATATCTTGCTGCACGCTCTAATTATCACGAAGAATATCTTAAAATTCTTGGCGTCAGTCGCCAATTTACAAACGAACAAAAACAAGCAATTGCTTTATTTGTGAAAGATTTGTGGAGTCTATTTGACAATAAACAAGTTAACGATTATCATGTGACACCATTCCTTAAAACCTATGGCATAAAGGAGATTAAAGTATGATAATTTATACTCTTTTTATCAATAATAAGCCGAAAAACTACAAAAGCCGCCGCCGCGCCTATGCGGTGGCGAAACTATTCCATGCGGTGGTTTTTACCCATGAACGATATATCTACACCTTGGAGGAGGTGTTAAATATAAAAAACAAAATTTTATCATAGGAGGTCATGATTATGACAAAAACCGAATTTTTAACCAACATCAACAAACTTTTGCCTAATGGCGCTGAAATTCTCACGCGAGACGAGATTGAACAACAGCGCCAAGAGGTTGCCGATCTGAAGGAGCACATCAAAGCACTCGACGAACAATTGAGCGATTTATACCACATAGGGTATGAGTCGTGGGATAGCGGCGCTGAGTGGGCACTGCAAATTATCAAATGTTTATTGTTACAAGAACATTGCAACAACAACACTATCACATTAACCCGCGATGAGTTAATGCGTGATGTTGTTGGGTATGTTAAAAACATACTCAATAATCGTTATAGGGGGTGAACTAATGGCGTACAAGCAAATCACCATCGAGGAATATCTCGAAGAATATGAAACAACTATTAACGACGATCCGTGCAAAGACTGCACAAATCACTCGTGCGAGTGGGGAATCTGCTCGCAAGCAAAAACATAAAGGAGGTGTCGCAATGCTTATCCACGACCTAACAGAATATATCAACGAACACAAAGACGACAACATCAAAGTCGTCGTAAAACAGCACCCACTCAGTGGTGTTGAAAACTCTCAGGTCTTGCTTACCTTTAAACAGCAAAAGGTAAAAATATCCTTAGCACAGTTTTCACCGGAAGGATATATGTATCTTTGTATTATAGCAAAGAAAACCCCGAGCGGGCTGCCAGCGGGAAGCAAACTCTCAGGAGGAACCTATAACTGGACTGAAGTTTATTGCAGTCCATTTTGCAACAAACTCGATCAGATTTATACTCTGATCACCCGAATGGCTGATCACACCGATCGATTCTATGATAGGTCAATGCCTATCGGAATCAAAACGGCTTGTGAAAGAGTCGTCAACATTTAATTAAAAAAATATTATTAAAGGAGGACATATATATGTCAATTAAAATCAACAAAACTGAAGCAACCAAAAACATCATCAACGCCCTCGACGCAATGAAAGCGGACGAGAATATCAACCTCGGCATCGAAGAAATTGAATTTCCCGATGGAAGCAAAGAAAAGTTCTATTACAATGGTGAGGCCGACAAGCAAGCTGCTGTGCATTTCGCACAGATTTGTATCGATGTTTGCGCCGGCGACAGTGACAAAGCCAAACGCATGATGGCGTCTTGTTTTGTATTGCTGACCAATGGGTACAATGTTGACGAAATTGTACCCTCTGCGGAAAGTGAAATCGACACCGAAACTTATATTGATTATAAGAAAGGTGTTTTGCTCACGCCGTACGCGTCGGTTGTCGCGTCTCTCACCGAAGACGAACTCAAAGCAACAAAGGGTAAAAAGAATGCCCTGACTAAATCACTCTTGCTCGAAAGAGCAAGAACTGATTATTTAGAGGACGCTCTCGAATCTTACGAGAGTTAATCACCGCAAGGCCCGCACGAAAGTGTGAACGGTGCAAGCCCGTTGCCCTCTTAGGAGGGTGGCGCTTATGGTGTTCATAATGGCATCATCTTCGTAAAATAAAAATCTTGCTAACCGAAGACTAATGGCATAGAAAGGAGAATCATTATGAAAAATTATATTATAGCAACAGTCAAAGCTACGTTCTACAATGTAGAAAAACAAGTTCCAGTTGCCCCGACCCATCCGATGGATCAAGAAGAATGGGACGAGAACGTTGTCACAGAAACGGTGTTTCAAAATGTGGTAGAAGAATTCCACTCATTACCGCGTAGAAACACTACTGCAGCAATGGAAGAAGCCAAGTGGTTGGCACTTCGTAAAGGTTGGTCAATGCAACGCAATGACTATGAGATCGAAATCGAAGAACTGCCTACCAAAGCGGTGTCAGTTTATGAAGAAGAAGACCTTATCAAATTATATCAAGGTAACAAAGTTGAAAAATTCGCTTTGTTGCAAAATCTTGTCCCTGGACAAGAAATCAAATCATATACCAAACGTTATTGGATGTTAAATCCTCAAACGTTTGAACCCGTCCGTACGACGGTGACGATGTACAAAGAAGGGAATATCAACCCCGACTTCGAAAACGAAGAGGGTACCGGGAAATGGTACTACTTAAATGAAGAGGAGTGCCTCTTCACCGGCGACGAGAGCTGCCGCAAACATATAAATAAACACCGAAATATTTGGTTGTTTTAAAATATAAAAATAAAAGGAGAAAGAAAAATGAGAGATATTACGAAAATCATTAAAAACATTGTAGCAAAAGAGCCCACCCCCGATGAAAGATATACGCCAAAAATCATCTTACATTGGTCGACAAAAACAGAAGGTCAGATTTATCATGATTTGTCAACCGGCAAAAGATTGTCATACGATGAAAGCGAAACACTGCTGAAATGGGAGAATTTATCTTCCCTATATTTACAATATTCCGCAGGCGCGACCCCGCGATTGACGTATATCAAATACCATCGCAAACAAAACGTGATGGAATTGGCATATGTGAATATTCCAATGAATCGCGCTAAACCTGGCGAAATTCGTACATTTGAATATAACAAGAATTGGTCGGGCAATACCGAGAGGTATTTTGTTGATTTGTCACAATATCCTCGCCGACTGTTTAGGAGCGATGGTATGCTCGCAGCAATAGAGACTGTCCACAATATTTTGCGAGATACAAGTATGCACAGAAGAGTTCAAATTTACAACGAACTGTTCCCCGACGATAAAATTGAGTATGCGAATTTTTCGTGGACAAAAATTGATTATGTGACAAAATATCTCACATATCAGCGACAACTTACGATTCAAACATCCAAAACTGCTAAAGCAGCGTTGATTGCCAAAGGAAATGACTTGCTCTCCCAAGCACCTACAGTATTTCCAGATAATACTCTCAATGTGGGTATTGTTAGGAATTTCCATGGCATATCTATTGTAGAAGCAAAGGCATTGTATGACATTTGCGTCAAAGAGACGAAAATGAACGACTATCCCGAATACTTTGATAAAGACGGGAATTTCAAAGACGACGAATACGGTGATGTATTCGTTTGTGATGAGTTTGTCGGGCCAGAAGGCGAATCGTTTTCGTTTTATGAAGATGGATGGTATAAACAAGAGCACTATACCGTGTATTGGCGCGAACTTGAAGTGCTCGAATAGGCGTAAGCCGCACTAAACCGCCCGCCCGTGGGCATTGTACGCGGGAAAAGGAGTAAAAAATGAGATTTATTTTTAAGACAAGCGCGACAATGAAAGACTACAACAGGGACAAATGGTGGATTGACCACACAATAATCGGGGAAAAGATTATTGTCGCCGACAGCACCGCCGAAGCCCTCGATATATACGTAAAATTGGTTGAGAGAGATGATTATACAACAATAACCAAAAACGCGATAAAGAAAAAAGAGGCAATGTATATCGACAACAAAAGCGGCGAAGCGGAACAATGCGGATATGTTATAACAGCGTCGCAAGATTTTCAAGATGAGGACGGCAAATTGAGCAAGCAATATATCGATTTATGGATAACTATTCTTACAGTAGTGCCGACGAAATTTTAAGGAGGGCAAAAAAATGACATATCAACAAGGAAAAGAACGGGCGCGAGATTGCGCTATCGAGTGGCAACTTGACTTTGAAAATCACAATTATAGTTATGGCGAACTTGCCGAGTTTGGCGAATATTTCCATCGCCTTGGCAAGCGTTACGGACTCTTAAAAGAGTTTAAAGAAAACGGTATTTGTTAAGGAGGTAATAAACTATGCCAAACTGGTGTGAAAACACGTTAACAATTAAAGGGACAAAAGAACAAATAGTCGACTTCAACAAAAGATATCTTCCTAACGGAATCTTTTCTTTTGAAAACATCATTCCCTCTCCACAAACTATAGAGGAATGTCCCGAAGACTATATTCTTCACAATGAAGAAGAAGCAAACAAACACGCTCTTTATTGGGACCCAACACAACCCAGAAATTGGTTCAATTGGTATGATTGGAATTGTCATTATTGGGGATGTAAATGGGACGCTACGGTAGTGAGTATCGAACAGAATGAAGATTCTATCAAAATCTTCTTCGAAACCGCATGGAGTCCCTCAATTCCCGTCATTGCAAAACTCATCGAGGATAACCCGCAACTTGAAATCGAATGTGAGTATTTTGAACCAGGGATGTGGTTTGCAGGAACAATTACGAAAGAAGGTTTGAACGAACTTTCTGACGAAGAGATGGAAAAAATGTATCCAGACTGGTGCGAACCAGTGGAAGAATAAAGGAGGTATATATGAACAAACAAACGCAAATGAAACAATTGAGCCAATGGCTTAAAGAAAGTGTCGATTGGTTAATCGACCGTCAAGAAGGTTGTTGTACTTTTATCTTGGACGACCACCTCGCCGTGTGTGTTGGTTGGTCGGAAGGCTACGGAGACGAACCTCGTGAAGACGTAATTCAAGGCATTGACGATTTGGATTACGCCGTCAACGCCGCACTGAAAGTATGGACTTCAGATAGTATGAGAACCGATCTTGACTACATTAACTTCCCGTATTACCCAAACGGGGATGTAGCCGATTTCTCAGTATCAATTTCTAAAGATGAAGATTACGACCAGTTAGCGGAATATTTCCTTAAAGTATATGAGGGTTTTAAATCCGTCGTAATTTCAGATAATGGTGAAATCACCGAAAACCCCAATCTTGATTATGAAATTGAAGGGCGTTATTTCACCTGGTATGAAATCGACCGTACCAACGTAGGCAAAGATACGTATGTATTATTCGAATCTTGTGAATACGGCGATGAAGCCGGCGCCATCCTGGTTAAACTCCCAAGCACTCCGTTGGAAATCAAGAGATTATCCACCGGCGAACTCGTGTATGTAATTCCAGAAGACTGCGAAATCGCAGAGACTTGGAGTGACATCATCACCACTTTAGAGGATAACAACATCTTATAATCACAAGCTGCCTTGGGACACTTTCCCGCATAGAAAGCCGAAAAAGGAATTTTTATGGAACAATATTACACTCTCGTTGAAACCTGCGTTAATGCAGAAGACGAAGATGACGTTGAATACGACGTCGCGCTCGGTTGTAACGAAGACGATTACGTGCTCACATTGGACGGGAATATCAAAATTAAAAGGTCGCTTGTTTACGAATCGTTCTGCCAAGTCGGGGAAGCACTGAGAATTTGGTTCGTTGACGAAGAGGACCCGTTACACACTTACCGCGTAGTTAAAGTAACCGATGATGAAGTAATTGCAGAATTCATCAGATAAGGAGTAATTATGGATATGGAAAATTTGAATCAACAATTAAGAAATCGATTCGGGGACAAAATCAAAGTCCAAATAAAACCCGTCAAAGGTGGTTATGTGTATACAACCAAACACGGATACAGCCAAAAATTCAATAATCTAAACGACGCATATGAAGGCGCAAAAGATTATCTAGATAATATCGAATTATATATCTAAACAAAACGGTCGGGGTCGCAAAGTCGGCTTAAAAACCAAACCCGACTGTCCCGAAAGGGAAAGGCATAAATATGAAAACTTTTTACATTTCGGTCACTGAGACCTTGAAAAGAACCGTCGAAGTCCACGCTACAGACGTATGTGACGCAATTCAAAAAGTAAGCGACGCTTACCATGATGAGCAAATTGTTCTTGATTCGGACGATTACGTTGACGTCGATTTCGACAATGTTACAGATGATATAACCTACAACTACGAACTCGGCGGAATGCCAAAGTTCTACGAAGTTTAATAAATCAAAAGGAGACCAAAGATATGTTAAGCAAAATAGCAGAAAGAAACATTAAAAACATCATCATTGATACTTACGAAGAAGAAGCCAAATTCCAAGATGAGGATGAGGATTTCGACGATTTCTACATCTTCGTATCCACAATAACCGCTTATGGATATTCAATAGACGAAATCGAAGAATTCGCGACGAAATATGGTATTGACATCAATCCCGACGACGGAGATCCTGACGATGAATACGATATGGGCGGCTCGCTCGAAGTAAATAGAGCTAAAATAGACGAATTGAAAAAATTATAAGGAGGCGTCTAAATGATAAAAAGATTAGGAAGAACCATTTATGTCAGATGCAGCGAAATAGTATGGGACACAGACGGCGACAAAAAATTAGCAAAAACCTTACCTCACAGTTGTGATATCAACATTGAGGATTACGTAGATGGCGATGATTTGGATGATGAAATCGCCAATGCTCTTTCCGATTTAACCGGATTCTGCGTAGAAGGATTCAATTATACAATTAAAAATAATAAATAAAAAGGAGATAACAAACTATGGAATTTAATTCTATTTACAAAAACGGCAAACCCGATTACTTCTTCATCACGATTGATAGCAAAAAAGGTGAACGCGCGTTCATCCAACCCTACTTTATCGTCACTGACATTGATCACCCGCGTCGTGGTCGTATCAAAGAAATGAACGTTCTCGCGAATATGAACGATGTCATCGTTTATTACGGCAAAGCGACGCACGGTTATGGGTATTCACACTCGGCTGACGTTTACGGTGAACTCATCGACATTATCAGAGATTCCTACGGGAAAGAGTTGACAGAGGCTGAGAAAACTGAATTGAGCAAAATCAACACTCACGACGATGAGTTGACGTTGTCACCCGAATTGCTTGAGCATCTCGCGGAACTTAACAACGTTGCTCTTTATGGAAAATTCCAAAATCTTTAACATCATTACTCACGGGCGCTTGACAACCTCAGGCGCCTGTGATATAATATTGTACAACTTATTTTAGGCCACAAAAGGAGGTATTACTATGGCACTTAGAACAACTGATGGATTGGCCATCTGCAACAAAGATGATTATGACTTTTTCTTCGACAATTATACGAACAACGACATGAAAAATCCTTATTCAGATAAGGAAGTCGAAAAGATTGTGGATGAATGGGAAGACCTTATACTCGGCAACGACACGTTCTGGGATATGTACTGGGATATGTTGAGAGAGGCTGTCAATGAACATTCTCGTAAAATTGCTGAGCAATGTAAGAAAGTTTAGGAGGTAATTTTATGGAACTCACAAACTACAAAACGTATAAAAAAGAAATGGAACGCATCGGCTACGACGCAGATATGACGCTCGATGTGATCGAGCGTTGGGCGTCTGAATGCGACGGAAGCTATGGCTCACGCGATATTCACTATTGCGACCATTATCACCACGATTTTGCATTCGACTTGGTACGGCCGGCATATTGGGAAATTTGCGACGAAGCTACAGATCGTAGAATTTGTGTTGACAAATGTACGAATTGTGGCAATTTGAAGCCTGGTACTTATATAGGGGATGTGGTAATCGAACCTATATACAGATTTAGAAAATAATAGGAGGTATCTAAATGCAAAATTCTAATTTAATTACTATCAACAACAAAAAAGTTGGTGTGTTCTACATCGAGCCCTATGACGAAACTCTCCGTGAGGAACCTGATCGTATTAAGGTTTATGATTCCGATGGACAATATTTCTCATATATATATGATGGGGATATTATCCCACTGAGTTTACAAAAATACAACAACCTTATCGCCCTACTCGAAGCAGCTCCTAATATTGTGGATGTAATTGATATTGTGGGTGAAACCGGTGGCGAGTTTGTAGGCCCAAAAGAAGCAATGCTTGAATATTTACACGAAAATCTCAATTGGGATCTGCCCCGTGAAGATTACAACCCACTCGATAACGAGTATATCAACCGTTTCGGCAACATGTACATACTTTTATACGATTAATAGGAGGTATATATGAACACAACAATTCAAACAGAAGCAGTTGAGGTTTGTCCCTTCTGCGGACAAGAAAATGTTTATCCCAATTGGGATGTCAACAAGCAAGGCTACGTCGCTCGATGCCAACACTGTGGTAAGCTGATTATGCTTTGCGACGAATGTATGCACGACGAAGATTCGTGCATTACTTGTAACTGGACAAAGGAGCACAATTGCTTTAGAGCTCCAGACTTATATCGTGATTAATAGGAGGTGTCACAATGAATGACAAACAATTAGAGGCCGCAAGGTCGCAACTTAAAAATGAAATCGCAGCCATTGGCTACGGTTGGATCAACGGGAAATACCGTAATCCCCCCAAGAAATATCGTCTGCGTGAAAAAGAGCTCGATTGCATCGATATGATTAACTCTCTGTTGTGTTACGGATATGGTGGCTGCTCAGACGCGGCTGCCATTCTCCACAACGAACTTAACAGTTATTATTCGTATCTTGCATCGTATGTAGACACACTTGGAGAAAAACGCGTAATCGAGTTAATTCAAGGACAGATTGATGATATTGAACGAGTGGGCTACTCGGTATATACCGACAGTGAAGGGTGTACATATAACACCCTTGTTTGGAAAAATGAGGAGGTAGTCAAATGAACGACAAACAATTTGAACAAGCAAAGAAACAATTGCGTGAAGACATGCGAGCCATTGGCTGTGGATGGATTAATGGAAATTATATCAAACCACCAAAAGAATATGCTCTTCGTGAAGAGGAATTGTCCTGTATCAGCATGATTAATTCCATCTTATGCTATACAATCAGAGGGGAAAAAGACGCAGCGACAGTGTTATGGAAAGAACGCTCACGGAAATATTCGTATCTTTCAGAATATGTAGATTCCCTCGGCGAAGAAAAAGTCATACAGCTGATTCAAGAACAGATTGACGATATCGCTTATATCAAAGATTCGGTATATACCGATGGAGAGGGTTTAACCTACAATTCAATTGTTTGGAAAAACATGGAAAAATAAGGAGGTCATAAAAAATGACAGAATATAATGACAAAATTGAGCAAATTAAAGACATTCTCAACAACCTTGATCTCGACGAACTCGTCAGTTGTTGTTCGTATTTAGATGGTGATGAGGCCATTTACTCAATGGACGACTTTGACGAGATTTTGTGCGGAAGAACACCTTGGGAAATCGCACGGGCAGCATATTACGGAGAATTTTGCCCCGTGGACAGTTATTTCAGGTTTAATGTTTATGCAAACCTTGAATCAACCGACGACCCCGTGTACGCAGGTTGGATTGACACAAAGGCTCTTGCCGAACACGCAATAAATTATGGCGAAGATTTTGGCGACAGCGACATTCGAGCACTCCTCGACAAATGGGACGAGGAAGAAGAAAATAATGAAGAAGTGGCTGAATAAGCCACTTCGAAGGAGATAAAAAATGAAAATTTATACAGAACAAAGTTTGGCAAATTTTAAATTTTGGAGTGGTGCGGAAACCACTGCTCAACGCATTTGGGAAGAGCAAGGGTCAGAGGGCTTTGACCAGCTTGAAGCGATTCTGGAAGATTTATATCCCGACGGAATCGATGAAACAGACTTGAATGACTTGTTATGGTTCGATGCCGACACCGTTTACGAGTGGTTAGGAATTGAGGATGAAGAAGACGAAGAGGAAGAGGAGGGCTAAACCAATGGAAAAACTTACCGAAAATGAAAAATATCACACGATTCTTTGTGTGAAATACGCTCGGCATGAGTTATCAACTAGGTTGCTTAAACTTGAAATCGAGTACGAAAGTCACGAGTGCTATGACGACAAGCTTGAACAATCTATCGCACAATTAAAAGAGAGCATCGCATTTCACGATGCTCTCATCAGTAAACTTGAAACAATATTATAATATAGGAGAGATGAATTTATGGAATTCACGAAACACAATGTAGCACAACTCAAAACCAACACAACGTCAAAACTGACGGAAGACGTAATTGATTACATTCTCAACGAATGGGACGAATACGACGACAAGAAAAACATCATTCTAGATGTTCTTAATAACGGGTGCCAATCGGGCTTTGTGGGTCACCTTGTTTATTACAGCCAAACAACCGCCTATTATGAGGAGCACAAAGAAGAAATTAACGAACTCCTTTATGATATAATGAACATCTGTGGCATTTACGTTCCCTCGGAACTATTTGGCGACAAATGGGACAAAGAAGACCCTCTTGCCCTCTATCAGTCTAACCAAAACATCCTCGCATGGTTTGGATTTGAAGAAACAATGCGTAACTTTGCACGAGAATTTGAAGAATTCGAAGAACTTATTTAAAGGAGGTCCTTATGGATAAACAAGAATTTATCAACTATATCAACGAAGAGCTCGGTCTCTATCTTGACGAGACCAGTCCCGCCTATCCTTACATTGGAGAGCTTTACGAAGCTCTCCTTCCTTATGAGGAAGAACTAAAGACAGGCACTTATCGTCTGCTTTCAAGTGACAACTATGAAGACTGTTACGACGACTTTTCAAACAAAATCGCTGACATCGACGTTCCCCATTGGTTTGACATTACTGTTTATCGTGCTCCGCAAAGTTACAAATACTATATCGAATTCTCTGACGAACTTTCGTCAGATGCCTACTTTGCACAATCAATTCTCTTCAACACCGAAGAGGAAGCTTTAGATTGGGCACGAAAAATAGAATTCATTCGTTTCAAGGTATATTCGGTATATCTTATGAAAGTCCCCGTAAACGAAGAAGGCGACATCGACGGTGATATCTTACAATTCAAAAAACTTGATTAAAAGGAGGAATAAACAAATGCTCAACAACACAACTCTCAATTATACTCGTATCAACAAATTCGAAGCTCGTAAGCTTTACAATCTCGGCAGACCTATTACGGTGCTGCCGTGTAAAGCGAATCCGAACAGTCCTTGGTTCTCAAACTCGACGGTGACAAAAGAATCGACCGATAAAGACTTTGATACCTTGGTCAATGAGTTCACTTATTACAACTGCAACACAGCCGAACTTGGACGTCGTCCGGCGTTCTATGTTTTAACTATCAACGAATAAGAACAAAACCGACCGGCGGCGGTCCGCCGGAAAGGAGTTAAAAATGGAAAGCACACAATTGATTATGAAACTCAAAGATTTAAAATCAGTCTTATATTCAAGTATAGGAAGTGTTCAGTTTGCTATTGTATATGACAGCAAAACAAATACTGTTATCGAAAACGGTTGCTCTATAGACTTTGCCGTAGAAAAGCACGGAGACAAAGACGTTATACGCATAGGAGCTTTTGAAAATAAGTTGTTGATAACAGTATAAATTCACGCCGACGCTCTATGTTCTCACTATCAATGAATAATAAAAAATTAAAGGAGATAATAATATGATTATTAATGGAAAAGAAATGTCAGCAAAACAATTCGCACAAGAATATGTCCCCACACCCGAAGAGTTCTCGACTCACACTATGGTTGAGCTTTATTATAAGCTCGAGGATATAAAAACCGTCCTCGATGAGTATTTTAACGGTGCAACCATTGACAAATTGAGCGACGACGAAATCAACGCTATACTGGATATTCACGATGAGTATCTTGAAGAACACGGTTATAGCAGTGATAAATTAGCAAGCATTATTGAACAAGTTCTCGACGCATATCGCATCACCATCAAAAGATAATCTTAAAGGAGATATAAAAATGAAACTTTACAGAACTGCAAAATGGTACAACCCCTTCTCAATCGATGTTAACAACAAAAGTTATGAGCTTGGTGACATTGTCTTTTTCGATAAAAGTGGAGAAATCTGTCGCACCGGTCATGGTTGGTTTACGTCAGGTATTTCAACGAACAATAATTTTGACAAACTTGAAATTCCAGGCGACGTCAAAAAGAAAACAAAGATTGATTTCAACGAAAAACAAGCTTTTGTTGTTCACATAGAGCAACACGGTTTGTCATCCTATGCTCTCTATATTCCAAGCTCGTCTGTCGAATTATCGGCTCCGACGGCTGTGCGCTCTACAATGGCGGACCACCATTGGGAGATTACTTGGAAGACAAATATCGACGGGGTGTCAATAACCAAATGGCACTTTGTCGATGGACAGAGTCAAGAGATTGTTAAAGAAATCAACCAAATCGGACAAGATATCTCTCGCTTATGGGGTAATACAACGAAAGCTTTACCGAAGCTCATTAACCAACTTCAACAGAAGAAAGATGAGTTGGACAAAGCAACTGAACGTGCGTTGGCGATTACGGCTGATGCTGTTTTAAAGAACTATAGATAAAGGAGGTGATGCGGGTGATTGCAGAAACAATTGGTGGTCTTGTGATAGTTGGGCAAATCTTGTTCGTTCTCGTAGCCATTTGGATACGACTTCATTCATAAGGAGGTGATTAAATGGACCTGTTACAGCATGCGATTGAAGTAATTATTACCGTGATTGTCATCCTGCCATTGGGCATTTGGTTATGTAAAAAATAACCTTTTGGGGTTTTCACGATAGTCACCATTGAATAAATCGTACTCATCATCGGCCCATATTTTTCCCCGGCGCCCATATTTTTTCGGTGGCCCAATATTTTTTTGACGCGCCCCCCATTTTTTTTACAGAGCCCCAAATTTTTTCTCACGAAAAAATTTTTTAGCACAAAGGGCAACGATGCCAGAGGACTATGGCCTATAAGGCCCCACAAAACCAGGTCAGCGACCTATTTTTATTTTTTTGTCATCCGTCGTCAGCATCCGTTTTTTCTTCTAAGGAGAGCACAAAAAAAAGAACACAGTCGGGGTGTCTAGCAACTGTGTTCTTAAAAATAAAAATAGGAGGTAACATATAATACAGAAAAGAAACAAGGCGCAATAGGAGGTGATAATAAAAAGATGCGCGATGTATATGATCTCGGGAAGCAGCGACGTTCCTTCTTTACGGCCGTCAACACCCTTAAGCGGCTTAACCCCGAGGATCGTGTTATGTGAAGAGATCGGGAGGAATGGACGCGAGGAAGTCAGCGTAATCACCCGAGAGGAGGACGGCGTCGTCATCGGACGTAGGCTGATAGTCTTCGACGCCATCGGGGAACGTGTCGAAGATAAAAGCGTCGCCTGGGGGGATGGGGATTGAGCGCGTGGCTTTTTTTGTGTCCATCTGGAACCTCATTGGGTACCTCCTTGTTTCTCTTTATATTTATATTATAACACAGGGAGAAGGAAAAGTCAACAGAGAATGACAAAATATTTATTTTTTTTATATGTTTCTTTCCGGAGTGATAACAGATCAAATGGGTGCGCAATTTCAGTAACGCGCAACACCGAAGGTGTAAGCGTTTGAAACACTGGCGAAGCCGCGTAGGGGTTGAAGGGGACGTTAGTCCCTTTCTATTTCTTGGTGAGGTTTAGTCTTGCTGCCCCAGGAGTTTATTTTTATTCTTACTCTTAGTAGTAGTAGTAGTAGTAGTAGTAGTAGTAGTAGTAGTAGTAGTAGACTATATGAATATATTCAAGAGTATAAGAGTATAAGAGTATAAGAGTATAAGAGTATAATCTTTCTATCTTCTTATATCTTCATCTTCTATATTCTCTATATTCTCTATATTCTCTATATTCTCTATACTCTCTATACTTTCTATACTCTCTATACTCTCTATATCATATGTTCTATTCTATTCTATTCTATTCTATTCTATTCTATTCTATTTTCTATATATCATATATTTTCTCTTTTTATATTATATTATGTAGTATAGTAGTATAGTAGTATAGTAGTATACATATTCTCTATATTCATATATATTCTATATATTACTCTTCTCTATTATAATTATTATATATTATTATAATTATATAATATATTCATATATATTCTATATATTCATATATTATATATTATTATATTCATATATATTCATATATTATATTATTATATAATATATTCATATATATTCATATAATATATTATATTTTATATACGTGCACGCGCGCACATGTACATGTATACACGCACACGCACGCGCACGCGCGCGCATGAAGAGCTGCATACGGAATCAGAGCATTAAGGTAAAGAATCCTTACGCAAAATGGCGGCGGACATCTACCATCCGTCGCCTTGTAATGATGCGTAATTGCCCGCCGCCTTAAAACGGCAGTTCTTCGTAGTCCTCTGAGGATTCGGGTGTAACCTCGTCCGCCGCCCCTTCAACAGAGTCGTCGTTATTGGTTTCGTCTACCGGTCCACTACGTTGTTTAACCACGGTGAACGAAAACTTATTAGGTTCACCGGTGCCAGCGCCATTCAGGACGAGGTAAACATATCCGTCTCTTTGAAGATTATGTTCGGCGTAAGTCGCTTGCCTACCCATGGCAACAACTTCGATGCTGCACCATTTGCCGAAATCTTTACCAGTGCAGACAGTATAGGTCGCTGTCTTTATTTTATTACCGCGAGCCAATTGTCTTTCACCGATGGTGATGTTGGTGATAATTTTCCCGAATACGGTCGTCTCAATCATTATATTATCCCTCCTGTGGGGTGTTTTGGTTTTTCTCTCGTGTACAGACGTGTAGAATTATTTTTTATAGTCGGGTTGATAAATCTATCGACCGAGCCCCTTTTATCTGGCACATCCATATACAGATAAGCGTACAAACCAAAAAAGGGCATTCTAGCGTGTTTGGGCGAGAGTTATTGTTGTGCGAGGGCTTTTTTACTTGGCCGCCGCCGCCGCTTTTTGTGCTGCCCTCATTGCTTTCATACGTTCTGAGTTTGCGATACGTTGCTCTTCGGTCATGGTGCGAGTCACACGGACGCTTCTGAATGACAAAAATTCCTTAGGTGCCTCAACCTCATACGCCACCGGCTGCCCATCATAAGTGGATATCGAGCGCAGGATATATTCTTCAGGACTCTTTGTCATTAATCCCCTGAGTTTGGTGACTATTGTGTTATCGCTGGTCCAGATGGTCATCTTGTCACTGTTGCGTTCAAAAACGATTGAGGTCTCTTGTTCGTCCAAGGGGTTATTCGGGAAAGCGACCAAATCGTCAACTGTGTACGTCTTTTTTTGTTTAACCATAAGCTAAACCTCCAGTATTCTTTTTATACTTCTATTATACCACACGGCGGCGGGTATGTCAACACAGGGCGACAAAAAGGTGTTTGGTTTTTAAACTAATGAAGCCATCATATCTCTCAAACGAAAATACCTCGGTCGATAAATCTATCGACCAAACTCTTTTCTTTTGCTACAGAGCTTAAACAATCTACAGAAAAACCAAAAAAGGGTATCTCAGCCATATTTCCTCCATCACACGCCCGCCCACACATAAAAAATACCCAGGCTGCTATGCCTGGATATCTTTCTTACTCCTCATCATCCCATGCGTCGTCTTCATCTTCGTCCGCCAGCATAATCTGGCATTCGGGGCAGATCTTGTTGTACATCGCTACCCATCCCTTCGGATTCCTCCATACCGTCCTGGTGGTCACATCACACCAATGAGCGATGATGCCGACGACGGACTTGAGCGCCTGGGGACGATCGTACTCGAATTTGAAGCACGGGCATTCACGAATGTTGTACTCCTCACCCAACGCCCCCTGATGCGTCTCATACTTGCTCCCTTCCACCGGGACGCCAGTCTTGAACTTCGAGCAGGAATGTTCTTTATTATCGCGGGCGTTCATGCACGACCAGCACAAGGTGTCTGTCTTCAGATTGTTAAAGAAGATTCTGGCGTTGATGGCTTCGACTTCCGACTTGGTTAATTTGGTTGCTTTAATGACTCTGTTCATATCACTATCTCCTAATCTTTTTATACTATAAGTATAACATAGGTTCGACAGTTTGTCAACATATTTTTAGAAAAAAAAATAAAAAATTTTTAAGAGAAAAAATAGTGCAAAATTTTCCTATTCAATAGTGCAAAAATTTACCATCGGCGGTGGACATTTTTTATGCGGCTGCGCCCGTTTTTTACCCGTTAGCACTGGTTTAGAAAACTGAACATATCGCTACCAAAACCGTCCTGGCGGAGCTGCATTTTTATAAAAAAACAGGGTATTTTGGGATATTTGTGATGAAAATTGTCACACGATATCGACGGCTGATGACGGTCGATGATGACGTAATGTACCATAAACGGTACATAACTTTAGACAAAAATGACACCGTCCGCCGCCTGTAGTAGGACAAAATATTCCTATTATAGAACAAAATATTCCTATTAAAATGACAAAAAATTACCATCGATTTTGTGGTGAGTTGTCCACATTTTCCACATAGTTGTCCACATTTGTTGATAACTTTTCGTTACTAAAAGTGTGTAGTTTTTTCAACGATTTGGGCGGCGGATGTCCCTGTAAATGTCCCTGATTTACGTCAAAAACGAACAGAATCCTGCGGTTTCTATGCAAAGTTAGTACTCGTTAAAAGGGACGAAATCGGATGCCTATGGCTGCCAACGTCCGCCGCCAATGTGCAAATAATGCACATACGATGAGCCAGTTTGGTGCAGGTTTTATACAGTTTAACCCCGTCGAATTCGACCAGTTTAACCGCCTCGATTTCGACACGGTGGTCACAAGTGGTCAGCCGTCCCTATTTTAATAAAAAAAAGAGGCCTCTCAGCCTCTCTCTCGCGCGTACGCATGTATATATACTATATATAATACGCTCACTTTTTCAGCGCATTTTGAGCGATCCACTTCGGTATTTCCACGAGTGTGTCCCTCCCACATTCGACTTCGACAACGGCTTCGTCTGATGTCGCTCGAAGGTCGACAACGAAGTAGAAGGTCGGGTTCTCCTTAGTCAAGATGTAGAAGCGGACTTTTTCGTCGAGTTCCTTGTTCGGATAAAGACTACGGACGCTGCTGAATTCGGCCGGTAGAATGGGCCGCTCAAACTCGATTTGGTTGTCTTTATCAAGTTTGTACTTCGTGCACGCCGTGTATGTGGTAGTACCGTTGCCATCGACGAGTTCGCGGATACGACTACGGGCGACGCCATCGTTGTACGTCCAAAGCTGACGGATGATGACGCGGTCAGCAATCGTGAACGGTTTATAGGGACTCGTTAGAAGGTTGACGAAGACCGACTTCGGAAGACGATATCGGAGTTCGTGTTCGAGTTCGTACGATGATGAGTTAGTTGTCATTTGTTGCCTCCTTTGGCGGTGATTTAGAGTGATTTATGGGGGTTTATGGGGGTTTATAGCGGGTTATGGGCGGTTAGGGGAAAATTTGGCTCTTTTTACACAGAGGTCCAGGACGCTCTATGAAATTTTTGACCACTTCTGACCACACCCTAAAAATTAAGAGTTCATATAGACCATTCGGTCTATATGAGTCTGATTATAGTCTTATAAATTACCTTCTTGTTCTGCTCTTTCAGCCTTTCGTAAAAGCATTTTAGCACACATCGGACAGAACACGTAGGAGTGCCCCCAAGTTTCGTTCTCCGTCGTCCGGCCATAAACTTCGACTCTGGCCATAGCGTTACCCGACGGGAATTCTCGTCCGCAGTTATCGCACGTTTCCTGTTCTCGTACTTGAACAAACCGAGGGCGATTGACTTTCATATTCTTAATCAGCGGAAACTCTCGATGTCCGACGTACAAACCAATCTTCGCTAACTTTGTATCATTCACGCACTGACGTTCGCTTGCAAGAGTGTCCATACACGGCTGTCCCTTATTGGGGCAGAAGTTGCAGAACCAGCTTTCAATCAGCAGACGAGCTCGTTCGTTGGTCAGGCCGTTCTTGAGTTGTTGGCTCTTCTCTTTGTTTCTAACTGAACGAATGTAGCATCCTCTTAACTGACCCAGCACCGCTCGGCAGTCGTTGCAAATCCACGCAGAGTCATCGAAGAGCAGCCCATCGTTTTCGGGTTTGCCGCAGACAGCGCACGTCCGACAGCGTTTGTTGGTTAAGTCTTCGAATGCCTGTTTGATTTCATCAGCCATTTTCTTGCTCCTTTTTCTTCTTATTATACATCAGCCGTTGTCGTTTGTCAACCTTTTATGACATATGTTTCTTAATTCCAAGCGTGTTATACATATGGTCCGTCAGATGTTTTGTTAATTGTTCTGCCGATAAATTTACCGTCACACACAGATTGTTAAACTTATCGATGTTGGTGATTACCGCGTCCTCCAATTTCAGATTTATTGAGCCAACCTCAAAAACGCCGCCCACAATTACTTTGGTGGCAAGCTCGACAGTTATCACATCTCCCGCTTTGGGCATATAGTCTTCCTCGCCCGAAGTCAACACCGCGTCATTGATTGTGAAAGCCAATGTGGTTGCGTTGGCTTCCTGATTCAACATTGAATCATTAGCCACCATCTTGCCTCTCAAGACATAGTTCAAGTGGATGACTTTTGCATCCCAAATCGCTCCAATTTTCATAATCGTTATCTCCTTTTACAGCAAGTATTGCTGCAGCACCTGCCGAGTTTCACTCTCTCCAATAATCATAGATTTCGATGACATATCTGGTTTCCCCTTTGTCGTCTTCGAGTTTTTCAATCACTATTCGATTATATTTCTCAACAAAATCCATAATTTCTTCAAACGTGTCGACTTCAATCAGTTGATACAAGGTATTGTATCTTTTCGCCTTCATACAACCATCTATTAGTCGATCTTCTAAAAGGGGGTAATGTCGCAGAAGCACTTGTTTGTCTTCTTCCCCCTGTGTGCATCCATAATCAAAGTTCGAAGTAGCCGTTATTCCAAATATCATAATTCAATTCTCCTATTAGCCTTAGTCCTTCACGCTGAATAACGGCTCGTTCTCTTTCCCCATCGCCGTGAGGAGTCGCTGCTCACTCTCGTGGAGAATCGTGGCGTAATCAATCGTCATCGCCATCGCTTGAGCTATTTTGTTGAGCTGAGTGCAAATGACATTATAACAGAAGTTATATTTGGCGCGTTTAGAGAAGAGCATCGTGAGAGACTCGTTCCTTTTGTCGGTGTAACGATCTACATCACAGGTGAGTTCACTACAGTTCTCTTCATCATATGTTGCCAGGCGCTGCATGAGACGCTCATCAACGGTTTTTTGGATGTAAGCGATCAGCTCATGGGTGGGCATAAATTTCTCTAACCCAATAGGAGCGAGGGCGCGGGTTATGTAAGCAACCACACTGCGGCGACTTATTATGAGTGAGTAAAACGCCGTGAGAGCTACGTCGCTCTCTTCTTTAGGACCTCTCATACTGGTGCCGAGGAGGGTGAGGGTGTTGAAAAACTGTAATACGTCTTTGTGGGACATCTTTTTGCTTTCTTTAATTTTCATATTCGATTCTCTCTTCGTATAGTTTTTGTAGATTAGGAAGGTATAATGCGTAATGCACGATGGTAACTTTACCGTTGAAATAGTGAATCACACCTTCGCCGTCGTGTATTAACAAACTCCAACCACAAAGTTCGTGGCACTCCATTATTTCGCGCACGGTCTCTATTGGATAGATCTGCGACCACTTTTGAAGAGCCTCGTTGTAGGCTGTTTGTTCTATTTTTTCTGCTTGCGAAACAAACTCTTTAGCGAGTGCTTGTAGATCGGTGTTTTCGTCTACTGGCAAGGACACCCTATAAGTTTCCAGTTTACCACGGAGTTCTTTATAATTGTCACTTCCGGGAGATTCGGGATACGCAATGATGACTTCGTTCCCCCACACATTGAATGATGAATGGTAACAGGGGTAATTTACGTTTCTAAGTGCGTCGGAAACCACTTGTCTGATGGCGTTATTTAACTTGCGATTAACCATATCAAACCTCGCGTCTGTTATAAGTCTTCTTCGTTAATAGTCTCATCGTCGTCGCACTCGTATGCGATTTCGAAGTTAGTATCAAATCGCGTGATTTTCGAGAACGGCGTACCAAGACCGAGGTCGTACTCGCCTTCCGGGAGGGGTTTTGTGCACCTGTGATGAGCGAAAAAGAAGTCGTTGAGGGCTTGCGAGAGGGGAATACCGTATTCTTGATAAACCCACAGGCCATCGCCGTCGTGTTTGCCCAAATAAAGAGCGTCTCCGCATTGTTTGCATCTTAAGTAGATTCTATTGTTTGCCATATTATACCTCCTCTTGTTTCGGGAACCAATAAATCAAGACTGCGAGCGGCAGCTGAGTATTTTGGCGCTTTTCTGTAAGTATTATAAAGTCGTTCAATAGTAATTTGCTATTCTCGATACCATCTGCCATTTTCGCGAGGAATGCTCGGAACAGGTTTTTGTTGATATCGGTGAGAGTTTTATAACCGAGGGTTCGGTCCATCACCAACTCAAACACACGCGGGAAGAAACAATCTATTTCCTGGACCTGATTTGGGTCCGTGATAATTTGTTTGATTCGAGCGGTGTCAGCAGCGTCCGGTTTTCCCAGGCGCAAATGGTGTATAACCTCGTCGTTAACCGTGGTGGTGTAATACGAGAAATAATATGTTTTATTGGGGATTAAAAAATCCACAGCTTGTGTAAGTTCCAGGAAAAGAGATAAAAGAATCTCTTTGGTGGACATGTTATGGATTGGTAAGACGATTTTGCTTACCTCGGTAGTGATGGTCGATTGTGCCATGCTCATTCCTCCCAACCACATTCAGGGCAGTATCTTCCGACAACTTCGCTTACTTGATAAGCGGGTCTTCCGTCAAGATACCCCGTTTCGGTTTCAACCTCATTTTCGAGCTCTTCGCCGCAATCAGGACAACGTCCATCTTCGATGAGTTCGTCGCGGAGTGTGCGGCGTGTTTTTTTCACCCACTTTTTAAGGATTTGGAAGATCTCTTCGGGTGTATGTCTTTCGAGGTCATCTGAGAAGTCTTCGAGGTCCTCGAGGGCTTCAAATTTGTCGTTATAATCTTCGCTGATGGTAAAATCTAAACTGTCTAATACAAATTTCATAGTTGTTACGCTCCTTGTGTGTTATATTGTTAGTATAGCACAGGGATTAGATTTTGTCAACATATTTTGAAAAAATTTTTTCAGAACATGAACCCCAGTTGATGCGCACTGAGAACAGCGCGGTCAAAGCGGCTGGTGGCACAAATGACGCCGGCGTTAAGTTGAGCTAACTTATTTTTGATATAATCTCGTTTCAGGGTTTCAAAGCGAGCCTTGTCGGTCGTCCAGTTAGTAGTATTTTCTTCGCTTTTATTCAGGGTGTCTTCCCAATCGAGAGCGCGGTGTTGGTCAGTAGTGAGACGTTCGTAATCGAAGATGTACGCCTGGTCAGATTCCGTCAATATGGGGATTTCGGTGATAAAAAATTCTGTATCGTAATTTATTATATAAATTGTTTTCATTTATGTTTACCATCCATAAAATAAAATAGTTTCATTATCCCAATCAATAACTTTTAACAGGTGAATTAGGTTAAAGATTGCATGTTCATATGTATAACTTGCGGATACTGCATATTTGTTTGTTTCGTCTATATCTTCAAAATGGTACTTTTGTATCCAAAGAAGTCTACTTTTTACAAAATTCTTTATTTTATCGTATTCGGATATATCTTCTGTCATAGTTATACCCAATGGATACTGGACTTCTTGTCCGTCACCTAAAAGCGATTGATAAGCATTTATGACCTTTTCCTTATATATCTTAATTGCTTCTAGCAAACCTTCTTTACCGACAACGAAAGGGCAATAATCTTCAAAACATTCCTGGCAATCTTTGTCGCCAAATAATGGTTTGCCGGTGTTGTATATTCTTTCGGCGGTATCTTCATAATATAATTTTCCAAATTCAAATACTTCAGTTCGAGGAAAAATTTCATCGAAATCTATATAACCGCTGTCAGCATCGCCGTACTGTCGTTTTAATTCGTTAAGACTTATATTATTACATTTTTCTATATCCGATTTTTTAACCAAATAAAAATAATGTCTGTATCCCATTTTTATTCTCCTACTGTTATTGCGTCTGCTCTTATTGCCGCGCCGATTACTTTACACACCGTACACGATATAGTGCCAAACTCATTACCAAGAAATGGACATCCACACTCAAAGGTGCAGCAATATTCTATGTTTTTATTTGTATAATTACTAATCTTATTCGATACTTTTCTTATTTTATCTTCAAGTTGTTTATCTGTCATTTTACCACCTTAAATATTCTCCTAAAACTCCCACTGTGGTTTATCCTTAAATTCTATATTATATCTTTCTTTAAGATATTTTACTGTCGGCATAAAAAATACTCTCGGAACGTTTATGTTTGGAATATTTTCTTTTGCCCAATCGAGAATGTCGTCTGGTAACGGCATAGACAGCATACAATATGTTATAATGCGATTTAGCATATCGGCAGTTAGTTTATCGTTAGCAAACTCTTTGTTACAGTTCACATCAATCTTGCTCGGAAGCCAAGATTGTGCAAATGATAACTTGTCTTGTAATTTCTTGATTTTATGCGCCGACAAGCTGGAAATCATAGAAAGTCCTACATCTTCAAAGTCGTTTTCAACAAACCATCTTTTTATAATGTCTGCTTCTTTAACCGGATCGGTTGTGTTTCCATATTGTATCAATAATTCTTTAAGTGTCATGTTCATACTCCTTTAACAGTTCGATTTTGGCTTGCTTGACTTGTGCTGCAATTTCCTTGTCGCTCGCCATTTGATATTGCGCAAACTGTTCTTGCAATTTTGCGTAATCGTTTTTCCACTTTTCAATCTCTTGTTCTTGTTCAATAATAACGTTGAGAGCATCGGTTTTTAGTTTGTCGGTACACGTTAAGTCGTCGTGATACGCACAGCCCTCGCAAGGGAAAGCGTTGGCACAAAACTCTAACGCTTTCTTAATATCGTCTTTATTCATTCTTCTACCTCCACACCGTAGTTTTTTGCAATTTCTTGAATCCTACCCATCACGCTATTTTGCAAATTAAAATATAGGACATTCAAAATAGCTTTCGCTGTATCTTTGCGCGTTTGTTTGAGTTCTCGCCTTAAATCTTTCGCTTCGTTGTAATATTTTGCATTGAGTTCTTGCAGTTCAGTTTCAACTCTATTAAGTCTTGTAATCTCGTCAACTGCTTTTCTTAACCCTTCAACCGTTAAAGGTAAATCACCTATACTTGAAGTCATAATCGCACCTTTTTGAGTATCGTATAAACTTTTTAACATTTCATACTCTTCTCTTGAAAGCACAACGCTATCTTCTTGGATTTTTCGGCAGTTGTTTCCATAGAGAACACTTGCAACTTCACTTTTATCCAATTGATCTGTAATGGTTTTGTTGTTTTCAACAATGGGGTTCCCTTCTTCGATTGTACGAATAAGATTATCAATTGCGTCAATTTCAACAACTTCCACTTGCCCAAATTCGTCAGTGGTTAATTCGACAGCATCTTTTTTGAGTTCTGTTAATGCTTGAATTTGTGATACTGACGTATTGGTTTTAACAAACGCATCAAAATCTTGCTTGTTTTTTTCTTTCCAATCCTGAATTAAATTCATGTCTCTCCTAATTTTCGTGTAGAATGGTATCCTGATATTTGTGTATCAGGTCGTCGGCGTTGCCGTCTGTTATGTTGCCCGCATCGTTTAGAAATTGAACAAAATCTGCGCCGTCCACGAATCCTTGCTTCACCAGTTCGATTGCCGAATAATAATCGTGACACCTATCGTTGACTGGAAAGATTGACGGAATATCATGATAATGACAATCGGCGCAGTTTGTCGTCCCACACGAAGGACCGTGTAGGATTTTTGCAATTTTCATAATTTGAACGTCGGCTTTAGAGTTGGACATCGTCGTAATCCTCGTCGTCCATTACAGTGTCGTCATCAATTCCCCACAATGGGCCAGAGCAGTTAAGACAATCATCGAAGAATTCATCGTCGGAATCGTCGTCGATATCATCGTACTGATATTCGTCGTCATCGTCATCGAACCCGTAATCTTCGAGCGCCGTCATTTGCTCGTCTTGAATATCTTGTTCCATCGCTAACCACGTTAAGAAAAATTCATCCATGTGTGTTGTCGCTCCTTATCTTGTTTTAGTTACATATTGAGTATAGCAAAAAAAAAGAAACCTGTCAACATTATGTGACAAGTTTCTTTATGGTTTTTATAAAACTTTTGCGTATTGATTATCGCTCGCCAGCGTGACTCCCAAGACATCGTCATATCTCGAAGGGCGATTGGGAATATACCGCCCAAATTTAACAATAACGTTTTGATACTGTTGAAGTTGGTGGTATTCATGACTAAACCGCGTGCTACGCACTTCTTCCTCTGTATACCCTGTATAAATTACGACGTCGGCGTTGCTGTTGTGGATGTTCCGCAACCGGTCGATAAATTCAACGACTTCGGTGATTTGAAGGAAGGGTTCAAGACCACCAAAAACTACAGCATCGGTGAATGGATTCGAAAGAAAACGAAGGATGATGTCGTCAGTCGGAATTGATTTAATGGGACATTGTCCCCACTCCGCGTTTTGGCACGTGGAGATAGGGAGATTATTTTCAGTGCAACATTTGAAGTCACACATACACGCCCCGATGAACATGGCGGGCTTCTTATAATTGACGAAATCTTCGTCTTTGATAAACTTAATTTTCATCAGAGTTCACCGAAAACCAGTCGCGTTTTGCAAATTCCGCCTTGCGTTCTTTGGAATATGTTTTTTCCGGCGTCAGGAATCCGACAATGCGTTGGTAAGTTGTTTCGACGGGTTCTCCACAGATTGGGCAGATGTCGCCGTAAAAACCGTGGTTATTTTTACACGCGCTGATGCGGGTGCAGAAGGCGAAATACGGGACTCCAAAGTCGGCCACAGTGTTGAGAAGTTTCCACGCTGTGTCGAAGTCTGAGAGGGGCGCGTCGATGTTAATATGCGCAATCGAACCACCACTGCAAGCCGCGTCGAGAGTTGAGCTCGCTATCATTTTATTGTGGAGCGAAGTGTGCGTTGCCAGCGGAATCCATTGGTTGCCGTAAAGAGGAAGATCATACTCACCATTTTTGTACAGGAGTTTGTCTTTTTCTTGTAAAATAGTTGCGCAGCGTTCAGCAGGTACTTGTTCAATATTGATTTGATAATCTACCTTTTCTGTCTGGATAAACAGGTCTTTTGCATCATGAATAGCAGCGAGGATTTCGGTGGCAAATTCAAGGCCGCTTGGCGTGTAATTCGCGTTACCAAGGGTGTCGACATATGTGCCGTTTAAGTGCTTGATTGCTTCCCATAAACCTGTGATTCCGATTGTGTTGTATTGGGACTTGAGGTGAATGAGATCGAGTGTGTAATTGGGGAGCAATCCTTTTTCAATATTGCGAGCAATGATTGAACGCACACGGTCAAGCACTCGTAAACACAGGTTAACCTTCGATTTGAGCAAGTCGAGATAATAGGCTTTAATTTGTGCTTTGTTGGTGATGTGGTTTTTCTCGCTCCATACTTTTGTAACGTATGCGATGCGAGCTAAGTTGATTGTGTTAACTTTGACAGAGCCGACCTCGAGGGCGGTGCCCCCAATGGAATTAAAATACCCGAGATTTTTAACATCACTCACAAGGCGACAACAGTTTGAAAGACTGGTAACATCTTTACTTATAAAGAAGTTGCTGTCGGCCCATTTCATATTATGTTTGCAACACCATTTGGCAAAATCTTCATCAACGAATTTGCCGTCGATACGAAGAAGAGCATAGGTGAGCACCGGGAACGTCATCATATTGATTGAACGAATTTCACTAACCTTTTCCATAAAGGCTTTTTGATATTCGATGAGTTCGTCGATATAGTCAATCACACACGTTCCGTCAGGATACTCTACGCCGCCGAACAGTGCCATAAGGTATTCACGGTCAAAGATAGAAAAGTTTGTAAACGCACTTTGCGTAACGCGCAGGTAAGGTTGATTCAGTTTATAAATAATACGCTGGAACTCTTGGTCACGGTAATATTCGGGAGAATGGAGATAGTATTTGTTCTCACAATCTTTCTTCCAGAAATAAAAACTATAAATCAAGAAGTTGGGAAGACCAACAGCACCGGAAGTTCTGTTTGCGCACCAACTTACCATTTCTCCAACAAAGTCTGTGTAGGTCGTTAGATGTTGGGGCGGCTGTGCGTTGAAATTGTTCACAAAGAACAACCCTCTATTCACAAGTGGGGTTAGATCATAAGCGAAACAATAGGAACGAAACGTCGCCGAACAAAAATCGTGCAAATAGAACCCGCCGTTCCACTCTTCTTCTGCCCATTTTTTTGCTTCTTTGAGACCGTATTTCTTTTTCATCTCATAGAAAATTTTATGAAAGGCCAGTAATTTAGAATGCGGTTTTGACATTTCATTTTCGAGCGTCGTAATATCTTTATGGTCTATGTTAGCGTTGCTGTCAATAGAAGCATCGGCAACTGATGTAGACTTCACAAATTGATCGATGAACTCTGTATAATTAATTTGTTTGTCGGCTAAACCATTGAGGTAACACATTTGGTCGCCGTATTTTCTGTTTAGGTGTTTCAGTGTGGTGACAAAATCTTTGTCGAGATTAATGTTAATGTGTAGCTTTCGTTTTGTCATAGAATACTCCCATATATATTTTAATTAGTAAAAAAGGGGTTGCCCTTTTATAAGGGTCAACCTCTGGTTTTCAGCCATTTGATGGCTTCATTGAAATCATAAGATACTCCGTCGACAACCAAGTGAGGCGCTGAATTATATTTCAATGCTTTCATTTGTTCGATGTCGTCAACTACTGTAAAATCTACACCCGCTTGGGTAAGTTTTGTCTCAAGCATTTTACACTTGGGACAGTGTGTGCTGTAAAGAATTGTCATAATAAATTCTCCTTAAAAATTATTTTGGTCGGGGTGACACGATTCGAACGTGCGACCTTATGGTCCCAGGCCATACGCGCTACCATCTGCGCTACACCCCGAAGGAAAAGGGGCCGCCCATACTTCTGACATCCCGGATTTTGGGAGCATTTTCTGGAGAGCCCCGTTAAAAAATTTTGTAGTAGAACCGTTTCCAAACTACTACCGTACTCTTGTACTTTGAGTACCTTGTTACATTAACTTACCGCGAATTAGTTAGTAACCTATGCTCTATCACTGCACATACGATTTTTGTCAGTCGGGCGACCATTTGTCGTGTCGCCGTGGTGCGACCAGTGAGACTCGAACTCACACATCTGTGATACCAGCTCCTAAGGCTGGCGCGTCTGCCAATTCCGCCACGGTCACATATTGTTATTGTTTGCGTTTCCCAAACCACATCTCGGCTGCATTTTCAGGCAGCGGAGATGGGGTGGCTGGTGCAATATCTTCGGTATACACCATACTTGATTGTAGTGCTTCTTTAATCTCTTTGATTTTCTTAGGGTCTGTAACAATTACAGGCTTATCGTCAATCATATAAACCTCCTGAATTATAGTGGCTACCGAGGAGGGACTTGAACCCCCAAGACTTTCGTCGCCAGAATCAAAATCTGGTGCGTCTACCAATTTCGCCACTCGGCATTATCAAAAATATTATTCTATTGGCAGGCCCTCTAAGATTCGAACTCAGATCTTACGGTTTTGGAGACCGATATTTTACCATTAAACTAAGAACCTAAAAAGTTTTGAGGGAATAGGCCACTCACCCTCAATGCTCCTCTTGCCGTATCTCGAGCTTTGGACGAATCTTTGTTCGACAGTCAGCCTCGTTTGCCCAATTGACAATGTTAGAAACGAGACAACCTAACGTAAATATCGGCTTTACCCGATTTGTGTGGTGTAGGATAAAATCAACCACGCCCTCCAACATTTATCCAAGCAGGAGTTTTTACAGCACTTTCGCTGGATGTCAGCATATCCTAGATTTTAGTGGCGGTATGCAACCACTGGTGGCAGGCGTAAATAGCCTTGAACCCTTTATTGCTCCATATTGTCTCTTTTGGTTTTTGTCGTTTTGTCGACACTTTCTTTTGAAAAACAGTGTTTGAGACCCTTATTCCACGCCCCGTGGGTTTTAGTATAAGTAACTAAAGTGTTATTGTTTTGAGCATGTAATCTCGAATGTTCTTTTCTAGACATTAACTGTAAATTTTCAATATCGTTGTTCGACTTATTCCCATCTATATGATGTACAACTTCATTAGGCAAAAGCAGCCTTCCAATAGCGCACGCCATATTATATCTATGAGTGAGAACAATAGTGGATTTTATTAATTTATTTCCCTCATACAAACATAATTTATATGCCTCACGTTCGTCTACTTGGCGATTCCTTTTGAAAGCAGTATTATATTGGCTATAAGGAGAGTTCTCAAGGTTTATTTCTTTTGCAAAATTTTGACCTTTTATAATGTGTTGTCTTTGTTTAGGCGCCCTCTCTTTTTTACAAGCGCCATGTTTTTTATAAAGAGTCTCGCTAATTTTTGCTTTTGTGGTTTCTGATATGTGATGGGAATTTGCGCAAGATCTAGAACAAAAACGTCCAGTGCCAAATTTTTCCGTCAATATCTTTCCACATTTTTCACAAACATGCTTTTCTTTTATCCATTCGTTAAGACTTGTCGCTTTTGTTTGAGAAGCCTTACTCTTTTTGCTCTTGGCCGCGTCGAATCCACCTTTGCGAAATTTTTCTTGAATCTCATTTCTTTGGTCTAACTTGTTAGTTAAAGTTAAATGAGTTATACAATGAGATTTGTGGCCATTAAATTTTTGTGGATCGTCAAACTCTTTTCCACAATCGCATTTGTAATACCCCTTCATAATTGGAATACTCCTTACTTGTAATTAACAATAACCAACTCTTTGATTTGCCCACGTGCATCGCCCTTACTGTTGATGTTACGACGAGCTAAAACTTCGTGAACATACAGTCCTTCTGTGCTTTCATATTTATCACGAAGAGAAGTGTCATTTTCGTCAGCCGAATTCGACAACATCGTCGCCGCGCCGGTTTGACCACTTTTGATAAAAAACTCACACAGGCGGTTTTGTTCTTCGTCACCGAACCCATCTTTGTCGTAAGCAGTAAAAGAGTTTTTGCCTTTGAGAGGACGATAAGGGGGATCGAAGTAGACAAAAGAGCCTTTCTCGATGTCCCACTCTACTTCAGTGAAATCACCACGGTAAATATCCACCTTTTGAAGAATGTCCGCGCATCTCTTGAGGTTGTCAGCATCGCAAATCGTTGCTGTTTCATATTGACCAAACGGAACATTGAACTCGCCCTTGCTGTTGACTCTATACAAACCATTAAAACAGGTTTTGTTTAGAAAAATAAACTCAGCCGCTTTTTGGTAACAATTTGTATGAGAGAGCTCGGTGGTGTTAAACGATTGTCTTGTCAACAGGTAAACCCCTTTCTTACCATCCAAGGTCGCCTGTCCGTCGTACTTCGTTTGAAGCGTACGCAATTCGTCTATTAATCTTTGATGATTTCTCTTAAGGCACTGATACACATTAATCAGTTCGGCATTACGGTCGCAAATAACGCCGCGACGGAACGGATAACGTTGCATCATATAAAAAAGCATTGCCCCACTGCCAACAAGTGGCTCCACATATGTTGTGTATTCCCCTGACTTCACTCTAGTGTAGAAGTCTTCGCCTGATTTAGACACCGGGAGAAGTTTATCCAATTGAGGAATGAGTTGGGTTTTACCACCTGCCCACTTCACGAAGGGGCGAGCAAAAAGTTTTTTCTGTTTAGCCATAAATATGCTCCAAGTTGTGTTATGTCAAAATTTTACTGCTTTATATGGATTTTGTCAACTTCTAGTGACAAAACAGTGCAAATAAAATCACAGTTTTATTTGCCGTATTTTTTGGGATTTTTTGTAATATCAGAGGAAGGATTGGCGACTCACACAAACAAAAAAGAAAATGGGTGATTTTTACGTTGTCCGCCAACGCCAGGAGAACCCTAGAAAAGAGTTCGAGTTTTTCCGTTGCTCGTCAACCTTCGGTGCATTCGTCCGATAACGCTTCGGATTATTCTAGTGTCACAACACTCGTGCTGTCTGCCAAATCCTTCTCTGATATTGGTGGAACATCTGGGTGCTGCCCCCAGGTCCCGTACAGTTCACTTCGGATTTAAGTACGGTCGAAACTTTTCTATGTCCCACGTGCGGTATTATACCGCAAGTTGTTATTTGTCTAGGAAGACAACATTGGCGGGCTGAGGAATTTCTTCATCGTCGCCCTCTTCTTCTGGTTCCTTAGGATCTTCGTCAGGATCCACATCATATTCTTGGACGTATTCTTTGTTGGGGTCTACCCACACAAGATATGGGCAACCGTATTCGCGGTCTGCATAATTATACTCTACGCTGACATACATTCCGTCGCTCCAGATTTTAATATCTTGTTCTTGTGCCAGGAGTATTCTAATGAAGTCGTTAAAGTCTTTGCTTGCTTGACCACCCTTTAAAATGTCATCGAGTTTAAAGTTCAAATACTTTTCTGCTTGCATAATCATTCTCCTTGTTGGTTGGTACCCTGCATATAATCTTTGTCAAGCCATTTTTTCTTTTCGATAAAATCGATGGCTTCATCAATATGTAAGAACCCAACACAGTTGAAGTTACCGTCATCGTTGCTGTCGCTATTGGGGACGCCCACATAGAACGGACCGAATGCCTCATTATGCGCGATAATAACCTTACCAAGCTTATCTTTGTTAAATTTACACAAATGATTGGTGGCAGGATTCTTAATCAACCCGTCGAGAGTAATTAACCATACCTTATCTGGGCAGCATTCTCCAGTGATTCTCGAAACACCACCGGGAGCGATATCCAAGACGTTCAGGTCGGCAAGTTTTTGTTCTGCGTCCTCAGCCGTGAATACAGGAACCAATTTGATAAAATCAAATTCGAGATTCATTTTTTTGATGACGAGGAACAAATAATCACTAAAACCGCGAACGATGAATCCTTTTTTCAATTCGTCCTCAGAATGAAGAGTGATTTCTTGGTCGATCTTTGTCCATATTTCATCGGCCAACACCTGGCCTTCTTCAAGTCCTTCGACATATATATTGTCGTGCATATACAAATTCTCCTTTCAGTCGTCAATTTCTATTCTTCTATAACCGTCTTCAATGCGAACACTAATCCAGTTCGACTCAATTTGAGTATCCGACCAAATTATTTCTTGTTCACGAAGAAGTCGTGTCGCAAATGAGATAAAAGCCGATGAACAGCCAGCTTGTCTCATAGCTTTCCTAAGTTCAATCATAATCGTCTCCTGTTACTTGCGATACTTGTGTATCCCATATGTATCTGGAATGTCCAGAACTGTGATTAGTTCAGCAGTTGGGCTAAACACGAAGATTTGATTCCCGAATACCCTGAGCTCTGCGTCTATACAAGAACGAGACGCGACCTTTTGTAAATACTTACGAAATTTGGGATGCGTAAACGTGTTAGGCTTTTTACCGTTGCGATATGCTCTGTCGATATATGCGACAGCGTCTTTACAATTTGAGCGTTGAATCACTCTTTCTAATCCGTGTTTTGTTGCGTTGCAATTTTCCATAGTGTACCTCACTTGTTGTTTATACACTGATATTAGCACACTTTTGGAAAATTGTCAACACGTAATGACAAAAAACTTTTTTAAATTTCATCCAACGACGAAACCAGTCCGTGGATGATACCTAACTCTATAGCATCTTTTGCCCAAATAAACCACTCTGTGCTTCTTTTTTTATTATATGTCTTTTCTGGAATAGTAGTTCTATCGAGGACATATTTTTTCAGTAATTCTACACATCGAGTGTAGTGTTCCATTTGGCTTTTGCTTTGTTCGTAGGTTCCCGCAGCACCGCCAGAACCACTGTGAATTAAGAACTGAGCGTTAGGATACGCAAAACGCTGGCTACCAGCGAGCATGATATAGAACCCAGCTGACATTGCTACACCTACGTTGTAAGTGTACACCGGAGTCTTACTCAGCAACAGAGTGTCAATGAAGTGCAAGCAAGCGTCCAGACTTCCACCATAAGAATTTACTAAAACTTTAATGGGTTTGCGTTCTTCGATGGGTATATCCTTATCTTGGCGATTCCAACGAATGATTCGACGAGAGTACTCAATAAGAGTGTCGTCGATATCGAAATCGATATAAATAATACGTTCGTTGAGATCGAGATAGGTTTCGTATTCATTCAAACTAGGAAGGGGACTAACTTGCCCAAGTTTCCCCAATTCAACTGTAAGTTCATCAAGATTTGTAAACTCTTCACACTTTTTGTTCATCTCAAGACTCCTTTGATTTTGTCGCTTCTTGTAAGAGCTCGCACAGCCAGGTTTGTTTTGTTTTCACACGACTAATTTTAACTGCCTGTTGTAAAATTTTCTTCTGTCCAATCAAAACGCAATATTTACGAGCTCGAGTAATCATTGTGTACAGCAATTCTTTGGACATTAGGGCGTATGACGAGCTGTCGATAGCTCCGATTACATACGGGGATGAGTCGCCCTGTTTTTTATGCACGGTGATAGCATATCCTAAAGAAAGGTTGTTATAATCCTCTGCTCCCAAAATAATATCACCTTGCTCTGTCAAATTGACAATCATAAAATCAGGTCCGATTTGTTTAATATAACCTACATTCCCATTATAGATAGGTTCTTTGTTGCCTTCTATATTGATGGTCTTGTAGTTGTTTTTCATAATGATGATTCGATCATTAGGACGGTACGTATAACTGTATTTATAGTTCCCGTCGGTATATGGTACTGTTATTTCATCCACACTGGGCGTACCGTTGACAATCTCTTGAATGGCTAGGTTTAACGCTCTACAGCTGGCCTCGCCTCGACTACGCATCGGAACTAACACCTGGATGTCATTTGCTGGAACGTGTTGGTTAATATAAAGTTCCTTAAACTCGTCAATAATTTTTGATTGTGTCAAAGCACTATCAATATAAGTAACGAGTTTAAAATCTTTACGAGCTCCACGATATTCAACACCACTGGTTTTCGGCCCCACAATTTGTTCTCCACATGCAACCTTAAGTGATTGTGTGATAATGCCGCTATCTGCCTGTTGTCGTTGTATTTTTGTTAACTGGACAGTTGGCATCGTGTGTGATTTAATTGTGTCAGTAAGAACACTGGCTAACCCAATTGCTTCAAGCTGTTTGGTATCACCAATAAATAACACTTTGGCGCCGGTGGGGATTGCTTGTAACAAAGAAAGGGTAATTTCCCCACCCCACATTGATACTTCGTCGCCGATAATAATGTCATATGGTAATGGATTCTCTTTATTGTGGAAGAATTTACCCGACTCTGGATCATACTTAAGCAGACGATGAATGGTGCGTCCTTCGATGTGGGTTATTTCGGTCAATTTAGAGGCAGCACGACCTGATAAGGACACTTGAGCAACGCGGAAATTATGGGCTTCGAGGACATGTGCGATGCCATTTACGGCGCTAGATTTTCCCGTTCCGGCCCCGCCCGTCAAAATACTGAACTGATTGTTCAAAGTGTTCCAAATCGCGGTTCGCTGTTCCTCAGTATATTCGAAGCCTTGTTCTAGTTCCACGCTGCGAATTATTGTTTCGGCTCGTTCTGGGTTAATCTCAATATGAGCTGCGCCGCGTTGAATACGAAGTATCTCATTGGCGATTTGTTGTTCAAGTTCACGATATTCCATTAAACCAACACGTTCGGTTTCTTTATCATAATACAAAACGTGATTTTTAATATTACGACGAATAAGTTCATAAATTCGCTCATCGTCTTGTGGGTCGCACACCTGGTCAATAACCACGCACAAGTCTTCGACGCTTACCCAAGAGTTGCCGTTCATCTCTGCTTGTTCTCTGAGATAATGTACCAGATAGGCGCCCATACGTTCATCTGAGTCGTGAGCAAGTCCTTGTGACATCGCTATAGCGTCTGCCTTAGCCCATCCGTAGCCAGGCACTTGAATAATTAACAAATACGGATTCTTTTCGATAACTTCGACCGCCGCCTCAGGAGAACCATAAAAGTGCACCAATTTCTCAATCGCACCCTTCGTTAACCCCAGATCATAAAACCGAACAAATGCGAGACTCAAGTCTTTACTGTCCTCGTACTTGTTAATCATACGTTGCGCTGTCACCGGACCAATACCTTTTATTTTCATTAAGGCTTTCGTGTCGTGGTTTTGTAACAGCACCAATGGATTATCGCAATTCTCATATAACGCCGCAGTTTGTGTTGGAGTTAAAAAGAAAGAGAAAAATTTAAGTTGGTCATCTTTATCGGTCAAGTCGTAATCAAGACACATCAGATCGACTTCGTATTGCAACCCGTATTTGGCGTCTTCGACAAGATGAGCAACCATTGTGTAAGTGTCACGTGCATTTAACGCAGGCATCGAACCCTTGGCAGTAAAACGCAAAGACCACTGAAAGCATTCTGGAACCTCTCCCTCCAGCACTTCCTCAATACGAAAAGCAGCAATGGTCCAACTACCGGAAGTTTGACCATTTTTTGGATAAATAATCCTTTCAACTCGTACTTTTAATCTAACTTTATCTTCAAAAGCCGACGATGCGGCCAATGCGTAATTTGCGTCCATTACTACCTCTGCTTACAATTTGAATTCATATTAACACAAACAGCTCCTGTTGTCAACTTATTGTGACGAATTCTTTGTTTTTTCACGCTCGAATTTTAGTTTGGGGTATTCGCTCGCGCATGATTCAATTAAATTAACCGAATGACGGATACCCTTATCATAATCGGTCTTTGGTAAAAACATATTTTCTTGGCGTACGCCATATATAAGCAATTTATTACCGCGTGTAAACCAAGATTTTTCAATCATTGTTTTCTTGCCATTGGCATCCACCGTACTAATATTCTTGTTATAATGAATATAAGCCTCGGCATAAAACTTGACATCTACCACGCCCGTTGGGGTGAGTAAGGTCACAATATGTTTATTATTATTAGCGCCGACCACAGTGCCAGCAATACCAACCACATCGTATACGGGAGTTTCTTTGCCGCTTTTAAGCGTTTTCATCCTAAGAGGTTTGAGTTCTTCGGGGAGGTCTTTAAAAGAACGTAGATTATATGCGAGCGATTTCATATTCGCCAATTCGTGGCCGCTGTAATAGAAACTCATTGATGACATTTCCCACGTGCTCAGACTTCCTTGGCAATATTTATCCCACATTGACTTAACCACATCTTCACATTCCGCACGATATAAAGCTTGACGGCCTTCGTTGGAGCTAAACCACTCCATAACGGGTGCCATAATCTCTTTGTATTTTTTCTCAAAAGTTGAGGTTTTGAATGTATATCCAGCTGGAACGGTATCGTAATCTTTGCCCAACACCATTTTATCTTTGAGGTAGCGCTCAAAGAATTGAACACTGTCAGGGTCGACGATAGCGTAGATTTTTTTGTCCGCCTGTTTCTCGTTTTTATCAATCCACTTTTTATAGTTAAACAGGCGAACGTGAGATTTATAATCGTCAGGGACAATACCAAACTCAACAGCTTTACCCAAATGGACGGTAGTGACCTTTTCTTTAAAGGTTACTTTGGTACGAGCATACGCTTCGAGATATGAGCGCATGATTGCCTGACGCGGACGGTTCTCAATGGCATCAAAAGCACCTGCTTTAATCAATGAAATCATTTGAACCGGCGTGAGTGTCAGATGGCTCATAAAATCCTCAAGCGAGGAGTAAGGACGGCCAGCAATGATGGCCTTAGCCCACTCTTGGTTGATGTTAGTAATGGTCGACAAACTATAAACAATAGCGTTGTGCTTAATGTCGGGAATGAAGTCTAACTGTGCTAGATTAATATCAGGCAACATAATTTGCACACCGCTTTGTTGTGCGTCGCTGATAGCCTTGGCAATTTTGGGATAGTTGATGGGAACGGATTTAGTCTTTTTGATCTCGTCGGCATCGCTAATATCGTCGTCGACATCGGTGTCCCAGGGCGAAGTGATATTTTCTTCATCGCCATAATCTTCGTCACCATTATCTTCGAAATCGGTGGCAGAAGAACCTGCGTTCACACACAAGCAAGCACACGACCAAAAGAGGGGATTATAGCGCGTAGCAAGGTTTGCCTCTTGTACTGCTTCGATACTATAAGCAATATCGTGAGGAATAGAAAAGCTATAACCAATTTGCGGTTTAACTAAACGGTTCCAACAATAATCAAGATACTCTTTTCTAGCCATTTGTTCATTCTCCCCCTTCGTCAACTGCCTCAAAGAAACGTTTTTTCATTTTCTCAATTTTCTTTGCGTCTTTTTTCGCCACTGCTTTGCGCAACAAGTTTGCCTCGCCCAAAGTGAAATTCGCAATTTCAGGACGTTGTACTAAGCGCATCATATCTTCTTGTTCAACAGAATTGCCATATTTGGACAACAACTCTTCTTTGAGAACTTGCTGTTCTTCAGGAGTTAAACCAGCTTCATCCATTTCTTTGTACCATTCATTGATATCGTTACGGAATCTAACATATCTGTCCAGGGGGCGTTCTTCGCCCTCTTCGCCCATTAATCTCATAACAGCGTTGGCTGCTCCAAGTTCCGCAACCGACGTAGGACGAGTACGTTTGATACAAACGGCTCCAACTTGAGTTTCGAACTGGAAGAGATTGGCGATCTTGCCATTTTGCATATCTTCCCACATTTGAGGATTTGTATAATCAAGCACATCAGGATGTAAATACTTGTTGTAAGTTGCTCTTAACGAACCTTGCCATTGAATCTCACCCGCTTTAAGCAACAGCTCTATACATTTCATTAGTTTGGTTTGAGCATCGGTATATAAACAGTCAAACTTCAATGAACCAACCTGATCTGCCGCACGGTAATCATAGCAAGTGATACGAGTTCCATTGGGGGCACGCATCATTCCTAAATGTTCAAGATAGCCGTGAGAGAACACATAGCAAGCTGAAGCGTGAACTCCCGCACCTGAAATTAACCCTTCTATTTTACAGACCGTTTCATAAAGATTAGGATAGGCTTTAAGCGCTTTGATAAGTTCGGGAGCGGGTTCATATCCTTGTTCTTCGTTGCCATTTTCACATTCTTCCAAAGTGTACACGTGCCCACGCGACATTGGCACCATCGCAGACAAAGGTTGAGCTTCGTCAACTGGGATGTCGAGACCACGACAAGCGGTCAGGATTGCAGACTTTAATGATTCTCTTTTATAAGTTAAAGTGTTTAAAACACAATCATAACCATAATGTTGGCGCAAGGCTTCCATTAATTCTGGCGCTTTGTCGTTCGAGAAGTCGCAATCGATGTCCGGTAGAGTAGCCCCACTTTCGATGTTCATGAACCGCCAATAAGGGACATTATACACCATAGGATTGGCTTGTGTAATGCCTATAAGATAGTTAATCAAAAAAGACATTGCGGAGCCTCTTGACACGCCGACGAAGGTGACTTCCCAAGCAATGTCGATAATTTCTTTGACTAAGTTGAGATAGGCACTCATGCGTTGGCCAAGAGAGTCGCTAACCACTTTAAGCGTATAAAGCTCAATCTCTATTCTCTCTGCTTGTTCTTTGCCTACCACAAACTTTTTATCAAGAATCCCCTGTTCAATAGAATATAACAAAAATCTATCTTGTGGGAATTCACTATACGCATAAAACTTGATGTTGGGGCAACTTTCGTACCAATCCTTGAGTAAGTGTTGCACTTTAAATTCTGGCAACTTACGTTCAGGAACAATAATAGGGCAGCGCATATCATAGTATTCAATTTGATTATAAATTAATTGAGTATTATTAATCGCGGTATCGACAACGTCGCTCGGGAGATAAGACAAGATTTGACGAATCTCATCTTCGGGTTTTATATAGGTGTATTTATAGAACGCGTTAACTTCGCGGTCACTTTCTTCTTTACTGTTTAAGAACTTTTCAAAAATAGAAAGATCTTCCTTGTTGAGATAGTGGGCATCCTGTGTTACAATATAAGGTATGCCAAAAAATTCAGACAACTTTATGATATAACGGTTAACATCTTGTTGGTCATCGGAATCGGAGTCTTGCATCTCCAAAAAACAATTTCCCTCACCAAAGGTGTCTACCATCCAATTGATCATGAAATTGATTGAATCCGAATCCCTGCGTAAAATACTCGTACCCAAACGACCACCGACGCACGCCGTAGAGGCAATCAAATGTCCTTTATTTTTACCAATAATTCTTTCAAAATCTTGATAAAAAGTGGGTGTGCGGCGTTGTCCGCGTTCCATGTAGGAGCGCTCCCAGGCTTGACTGGAAAGCTCACGCAATTGCCTGTGACCAATTTCGTCTTTCGCCAAAAGAATGAAGTGCCAATACTTGTCGGCGTTTTTATATTCGTTTTCGTCTATAAGATAAATCTCGTTACCGAGGATAATCTTAAAGTCAGGATGTTCTTCACGTATTTTATCCCCACAATTCAAAGCTTCAATATGACCACTAATAACTTCGTGGTCAGTGATCGCCAAACCATTAAAGCCGTATTCAATGGCTTTGTTAATCATTTCAGGGATACGATTGATGGAATCTCTCAAATGTAAATTACTATAGGCTGTGTGGTTGTGTATAGAACAAAACATATAACTCTCCTTTCTCTCTTGTTATATTACCACAAATACAGAAAGGTGTCAACTTTCACTGACACCTTTTGAATATTTTTCTACCATTTTCTCGGCCGCTCCACAAGGGTAAAATTCTGTGCATTTCCCTCCGCGATAGACGCAGTTTGGAACGAGCAATCCTTTGAATTCAGGGTTAAGTATTTCCACTTGACGACAGATTTCAGCAACCACAGCACGCGTCTCGGGACTTGCTTGATTACATAAACGCTTATGGGCAATCGTCATGAGCTCCTGAGCGTTCATCTCCCAGCAAAAGTCAACCGGCGCATCTTGGGGTGCTTTACCTCGGTCATAGTTTTTCTGACGATCGTTCCGTTGCGTCTTAACAAACGGTGTGGCGTGAACGTGCCTCACTAAGTGCCCTACGACCCAATAGGGGACGTTCGTGATACGAAAAACAAAATGTAATACCCTAATTGGGCTGTGTTCAGAGGCTAAAATCCTGTGCTTCCACTCGTCAGTTGGCGGCTGTTTAGCATCTTTGCCTATTGTTACTAAAGTACATTGTTTACATAACATCCAATCTTCGTCGGTTGGATGTCTAAGAATCTCTACTTGAAAATCTGACATTCTACTCCTCTATGACAAAACAATTACATTTGTGACTATGGACTGTGCAAGCATCGAGGCCTACAATACCATCATCGACAAAGATATCAAAGCAAGAATCGTCACCAAATTCTGTCCCCTTGTTATGTAAGAAACTATGCGCCCAACTGGTGTGCCAATGACCAACTACGACAGTTTTGTCAGGAATTCGGTATCCACGATTCCACAACTTAAACGGATTTCCCCATCTTGCACTGCGCCACTCTTCTTTGGTGGCTTGTCGTAAGTCGGTAACACCAATAGGAACCCAGGAGTGTACAAAGATATATGTGCCCAACTCGTAAAAATCGACACATTCTGCGAGGTAATCCCATAATGGTTTAACATTGGCGACGCGATCGAATATTTGATGATAATCACCATTTGGGTCGCCGGGAACACCAAACCAAAATGCGTCATCTTGGAGACCACACAAATTAAAAATTGTTTTTAACGTGCCGTTGGAAATATCATTGGGATAAAAATCACGACGGCTAATACAATCTTCAAGCAAATCTTCGTGGTTACCTCGAATAAAAATTCGACGGTCTTTAGGGATAGACAGTAAGAATTCTAGCACTTCCGATGATTGTGGACCACGGTCGAGCACGTCACCACAAGAGATTAAAATGTGGTCGGGGTTGTTAATTTCGAACCCCGCCACATCCAACGCGTTCTTCATTTCGGTGTAAAACGAATGAACATCGGCAATTACGAAAAACTTTTTACTCATGATCGCTCTTTGTGTTCACGTCCGCTTTAGGAAGAAAATGGCCATACCTGTCTAAACCGACTAGTTCATTGGCGAATTTTTCTGTGTAAAAGTCATAGTAAGTCTTGTTGTGCTTTTTCATATAATTGTCGCCAAACGCCGCCCAGCAGATTGAAGGCAATCCAATAACAAACAAGAACAACGGCCCAAGGAATAGACTTTGTAACGAGTGGCCATATTCGTGAGCCACCAGCTCTTCGTCCTCGTCGTCGGTTACAAACAAAAACATTCCAAGTGACACGGAACCGTATTTATTGTTCCACTTGGTCACGATAGCGTTTTTGTACTTCTTGGATTTATATCCAAGCATTTTGCATACCAAAAACATTACCAAACCCACAAGGTTTTGGAGAATGCCCCAGGTAAATTGAATCAATGTGTACATAAGCTGATTAGTCACAACTATAGTCTCCTTATAACAGATTTGGGTAAAATGTATTAAACCGTTCTGCAAAAGCTCGTGCGCGTTCTTCGGCGTTTTGACGCCCCAACATCCTGTCTTCAGTCAACATATCGCTGACGATAGCAGCAATATTTTGTTGAATCTCTTTAGATGTGACGATAGGATCAAGTTGTTTAGCGGCAACCAGATATGCGTGTGCATAGTCAAAACGATAAGGATTTTGGTCTATTTCGTCAGCTCGAAAGGCAGCCGTCATTATATAATAGATGCGCAACCCAAGCTCTCGTGTCATTGTTTGCGGAGGGCCAAATAATGTATCAAAAAACAGTCCCATAGGTTCTCTCCTTAAAAGATAAAGTTATACTTCTTTTTAATTTTTTCGCGGTCCGGCGGAATGTTCTCGCGCTCCTCATCGGTCAAATCTCTGCACTGTTCCATCAGATAATGGCGCATAATAGCCTCGTGTCGTTCCATTCCTTCCCATTCGTTCAGTTTGTCAAATGTTTTATTGTCCTGTGTCCATTGGCACTGATACGGACAAAGATGTTTGGCACCTTCCGGTTGGTTCGGATTTGTCCCGCAGAAGTTACACCAGTGACAGAGAGGGGATGGGTGTGGTGTCCAATCTTGCGCGTCGATTCCAGCAAACAGCTTCTCTAACTTCGCGTCCGCACGTTTGAGCCATCCCTTGGTTCCCGCGCGTTGCCTCATATTAATAAACGGCAAATCCCAGTAACACTCATCTGGCTCGGTTGCAAGATTGTAACAACTTTTAAGAGCCATGGTGTAAATCTTCATTTGTAATGGTGTAGGTACGTCATTCTTTTCATCGAATGGCGCAGCCTTGGTTTTGATATCATCGATGATATATTGATCAGTACCTTTGTATCTCCATATACGATCAATATATCCGCTGAATAAACGCCCTTTGTACGTATATTCAAAATACTTTTCAACATCAACAAGCTCGATGTCGGGGTGTTCTTCCAAAAACTTTTGTTGACGATAAATACCAACCTCGGCGTAGAACTTACATCTTTGTGCATAAGAACTACCGTATTTGTCGATTTCATAAAATTCATCAACGTATTTTTGTCGTAAAAAGTTAACGCCCTGGATGCCACCAGTTCTATCGTATTTATCTTTTTGTGGAATGTTGCAATTCCAAAAATCTTCAAGCAGCGCAGGATAATCGGGCTCTCGTCCATTGATATACGCTTCGGAGATGCGCTGTTCAATCCAGTGAACCAAGGTACCAATGCTTGTGGCGATAGTATCGGCGGCGAAGAATCTTCCTTCAACATATTGAAGTTTATATTTCCACCCACACTGTTTGTAGGTGTCGAGTTTCGTATAAGAGAATCTCTCTACTTTACTTCTTTGTGGCACGTCTTCGCTCCTTTTTGAAGTCTACTTCGGGGGATGGTATATAGATCTTCTTCTTCATTAATTTTTCAAGGGTTTCACGCCCATTATCACTGGGCGAACCCTTGTATGGCAATAAGCCTTCGTAGTCCATAACTACATATGTGTTAGTATATTTTGTAAGCGGTAATACAGTTTTGAGCAACTTTTGTTCATAAGCTTTGGTAAGCTCTGATTCTGGATCTGTGTCGTTTTCTCTATCGTATGCCAGAATAACTTCTTCCACTCCCAGTCGCAACAGTAAATCAATCTGTACGGGGGATATAGACGAGCCACAGGTAGCTGCTACAAAACAATTCTCACCATAATAACTGTAGCACTGCATGACACTCTTTTCACTTTCCACTAACATAATCTTCTTATGTTTTTTGATTGCTTCAAGATTTTCGTGTAAACCGTATAAACAAGAACCTAGCGGATGCCGATAACAAGTGCCTTCTAAATATGCTGGCATATATTTTCGCCCATCCAATAAGTCGTTGGTGTCATACGAGCGCCCTCTAATTCCTACTAAGTTACCATCCATATCGTAGTGAGGAATTATAATTTTTTGGTTGGCAATATCAACACGAATACCAAACTTTCTCATCGTTTCGGCCGTTATGTGCTCGGTTTTCCACTCCATCGGACTGGCTAAGGGGCCAAAACATTGTAAGATATTTGTGGGTAATATTGGCAACGAAGCATCAGGTTTTTGAACTTTTTGATAAAAATCATATTTGTTTAAAATATTCCAATCATCACTCAATTCTTTTTCGGTATCGTCAGCAAACCCGCGACGTCTTACATCCAAATGAAAGAAATTGATAACGTATTTATACGCCTCTAAAAACGATTCAAAACCCTTCGCTTTTTGAACCAATTCAAAAACATCCATTGAACCACATTCGGTGTAGCAATAAAATGTTTGAGAATCGGGATAATAATATAATTTGTAACTACCAAACCCCGGCGGGTTGTGACAGATTGTTTGAAAAATTGGTGCCCCAGACGAATCCCAAAGATTGCCATTAGAGCCCAATCCCTCAGTAACCAACCTGATAATGTCTTCGGTGGACAATAATGCTTTTACTTTCGAAGTATCCATTATTCACCTCAAAAAACAAAATCGTACTTTTCTTCGAACGTTTTGTCAAACACAACCTCGATACTCGTATCTTCAATGTTTAACAAGTTGCCATTATTATCGGTAACAAAACACTCAACGGCGCGACAAGTCGAACGATCAAAGTTAATATAGACTTTAATATTGTTATAATGTCCGCGACGTACTTTGTAAACGTGGATAACGTGCGTAGGTTCAAGCTGGAACCCTTTTGCCAAATACGATTCAATAATTGGCTTGTCGGCCTCACGAACCGGCAACATAATGCTACCAATGTCGATTTTGTCCGAAATTGATTTCGCACCACGCAACAGTTGTTGGTCGGCCTCTTTAGCGTTTTTCCAGTCACCAGACAACTGCGTAGCTGTCCAAATAAAGATGTCTAATTCGTTACACAAGTCTTTTAGCCTCGTGGTAAACATCAATAAGATTTGATCTTCACGCAAGTTGCTAATGCGAGATTTTGTAGCACCTTCCGACATTATTTTGATAGTGGTACTTAAATAGTCGTAATACACATAATTAACCTTGTTTATTTGGTAATACTTCCTAATTAAGTTTTCGATATCGTCCATATCGTAGTTGCTGATTTGAACAAAGTATAAATTCGAGGCCTCGAGCAACTCGATTGCCGTATCAACTCTCTGTTCCTCACCCGCGCTGTATTTGCCGTCCAGAATCTTATGTTCAGGTACGCCGGAAACATAAGACAGCCACATTGTTTGAACTTCTTCCAACTCCAATTCTGTTGAAATAAACAACACGTTTTCTTGAAGCTGGGTTTTCACCCAACAGTTGTGCTCTGTGTCAAAAATCTTGGGTACGGCCAAATGAGCAGATTCTGCAGCCATTCGACGAGACTTGCCAACACCTTGTGCAGAAGATTCAAGATAAAGTTTCTTCAATCGTTGCCCGCGATACAATGTAGTCAACTTGGGAGTGGTTAACGGCAATCCCAATTCCGGTGTCTCTTTGAGACGCTCTTTGGTTTCACGCAACCCGTCGCCTACTTTGGTTTGTACGATACCACGATTCTTTGCAAAAGTGTCTTTAACTTGAATGAACTTGGTTTCGTAGGTTCCTATAATTTGTTCAATCGTATAAGAATCGAGCCTTTCTTGAAGTTCTGCAGCTTTAAGAGGATCTACAACACTATCGTCGTAAAAATCGCTAATATCAAAGCCGTTGTCCTTAAGTTTATTTAAGAGGCTCATCTTCTTCAAGGTGTTGTAATAATAGGGGAAGTTACGTTCTTCAGCGATTTCCAACGCTTTAATAACGTATTCGACACCTCTATTATCAGTAAACACCTTATATTGCATTGGGTATTGAGCCAAGTATTGGTCAATATCAATGTAGGTAATGGTTTTCAGTCCAGAAGAGGATAAATTACTAATGGCACCGTACAATATACGATGAAATTGTTCCACAAAGTCATCCATTTCGATATTGTATTCTGCCCTGTTGCATAGCAGCGGGTTTTTCATCAGACAAGCAAGCACTTGTAACACTGCTAATTTATTAGTAAGTCTTTTCTTTGTTTCTGCCATGTGTTAAAGATCCTCTATGTTATATTTTGGTTTCCGTGTGGGGTTTTCGGGAGGGGACATAATGACTGTGCGTTTAATAGGGGTTAAGTCCACTTGTGTGTTGGATTGTCGCAACTCTTTTTGTTCAGCAAAATACTGTGATGCTGTGTCGTAGTAACTCCTAATTGCCCACAATCCCTTGTCTGGATCTGCTCGATTCCCCACAACCTCATAATAATAATATAAGGTTGCTCGCATCCCAAAATAGGTTTTCTTGTCTTTTCTATAAGCTTTGATTTGCTCGAGCCAATCGGGAGGAATTTCGGTGATACCAAATAATTCTCTCGCATACTCCAACAGCTCCTCAAGCTCTTGTTCTGCCAGCTTAACCTCTTCGATGGCTTTGCGATAGCAAGACGGGCAGAGTGTCTGCCCATCAAGTACCTTTTTAGATGTGGCTACTACCGCAGTGCCACATCGGGAGCATCGTAACGAGGTTGACATAGGTTACCCTCGCTTAATAGCCAAGTTCTACAAGCCCATCAATCAACGCTTCGAGCTGTTGACGTTGAGACTCGGTTGCCTGACTTGCCTTGAAGTCGGTTGTGCCCAAAACGTCCTGCATAAGGTCAGAGTAACTACTAATATCTCCTTCCTTTGCGCTCATTTTTTGAAGCTTGTCACCAATTGTGGAGATAAGTTCTTCAATGGGAACCTTTCTCTCGGTCTCTTCTTTTTTGGCTTTGGCAACTTTCTTGGCTGTTTCCTGTGCCGTAGCGGCTTTTATTCCGCTTTCTTTTTCCTCTGCCACAATTGCATCGCTGATGGCTTGATCCAGTTTTTGGATATTCCATTCGGGAATGCTTTTCACAATGTGAACAAAGCGACTGCGAGCATGATACGCCGGCGAACCTTTCAAATACAAAGTTGAAAGGACTTCCTCTCCATCTTCGGTATCGGGCTGGATTTGAGCATAACCGATAATGTCACAAAGATCGCAAATAGGATCGATAACCCTTTTGTCACCCCTGGGATAAATTTTCGTATACTCATTACCCTGTGCGTCCTGGAAGACACGTTCGCCTTCGTGCGCGATGAAGAAAATGGTATAACCAGCGTTGGTGAGGAGCTTGAGATACTTGTTGATTTCTGCTCCATATTCTTTCCAAAGACCATAACCTCTATTCGAGTAATCTACTATATTTCTATAATAGTCAGACTATATCACCAACTTATTCAGCAGTTCCAAATAAGTTGCGATGCACTTCCAGTAGTAGCTCATCTTCTACTGTACTTCCCTACACTCATCGGGAATAGTCGTTTGACCTTTTGCAAATTCCTGATATTGCTCTGGTGTTGTGTTGTGATAACCATATATTTGATGAAAGAGTTTGTGGTGTTTAACGCACAACGTTACTCCGTTATTAACATCAAGTCTTTTATCTTGGTTATCGGCAAAATTCTCAAGATGATGCGCTTCGATGTCTGTTTCTTCACGAGTGGCTCCGCACACTTGGCACTTATAACCATCTCGCTCGTAAACTTCTCGTCTCCAAGTCTTTAATGCACTTGAATTGCGATAATCTGAATTTTTGCTACGTCCATCAATATACGAATTGTTTGCCTCTCCCAAAAGAAATTTCTTCTTACATTCGGGACGCTGCATTGTATATTCATGTCCATATTTACGCAAATTCGTTTCCCTACTCTTCGCTTTAACTTCTTCAAGCTGAAACGGATTTGCAACACCGTATTTCTGTTGAAACAGTTTTTGTTGCTCTTTCCTATTACAGGCATCGCATCTGTAACCTTTCCCTTTGTTGATGATGCGTAAATAAGTGCGATACTCCATACGAACCTTCTTGCCGCAATCATCACATATTGCTGTAATCATCGCATGACTTCCCTTGGAAAGCTTGTCGATACTTACTTCTACCACATCTCCCAATTTAATATCTGTATTTTGTTGTTCACGCAAAGCACAAATATTAGAAGCGGTTACTTTTACCAAAACTGTTTTCTCTACTATCATAATTTTGCAACTTGGCACAGGATTGACTTCGGCGGTCATCCGTTCAGTCGTTCCCTGTTAGCACAATTCCTAATCGCCATTTCCTGCGATTCCTAATCGTGAATTGTACACCCTTGAGCCTCAAGGTTCACATCGTACACAAGTATTGTCACCAATACAAGGGGCAATAGTGTTTACCGTCGTTAATTCGCGCAACTCCAAAGTTGCCACACACAAACTCAGCAGCGAGGTCTGCCATACCATCGACAGTGTCGATAATAATAGAAGAGTACATCTTCTTTGCCTCAGCAATGGTTTTGTCGCTCGTCAACTGTTTAACGAAACTCGTCCAATCAGTCCACTTTTTGATCTTGACGTTCTTGACGCCATTGATAGCACCGAGGCCATTCTCAAAACAACACACCAACGGCTTGTCAGCCTTGGCAAGGTTTTTAGTCTTGCCAGTGCTGTTGGTGCCATAAATGAGAATGAGTTTGCCTTCGATACCTTTAGTTACCTGAGATACTTCAGGGTTGAAAATATCCACCATAATTCTATTCTCCTTTTTTTGTTAACTTAATTAGAAGTTACCGCTGTCGAAAGTGAATTTCTTCTTCGGTGCCGCCGGTGCAGAATCTGCGAAGCCTCGTTTAGCATCCGATGTTGCGGCGGGCTGTTCTTTATCGGGCAATTCGTTGATTTTTTGTTGACGCAGGGTGAGCGCTTTCTTAATCTCTTCTTTTTTGAGACCAAGTTCGTCATCCTCGTCCAACGGGGTTGCCGTACCACCGAAGATTTCTCTTTCTTGGGTAAATTTGGTTTCATATTGAGGTTCCAGCGTGCGTCCAAAGGTGCCACCAACGACTTCTTTCTCAATACGAACAAAAGTATTGATCACGTTGCCGTAAACTTTAACAGTTTGGCCGACTTCATAGTTTTCTTCGATGTAATCGGTTGCATCTCCGGTTTCGGTCACAAATTCGATTCTGCTGACGCTATCATCATATTCAGGAACCAAACCTACAAGAACGATACGTCCAGTCTCTTCGCCGTCTTTCATTTCAGGACGTTTGGATTCAATATACATTTCCACCTCAAACGTCGCGTGGGGCTCAAAGGGGTGATTTTCCGATTCGGTTTTCACACCTGCCGAAATACCACGAATGGTCGTCGAAGAAATAACTTCACCTTTTTCATCTTTACGCAGATATTCTTGCAGACTGGCAAATGCCCACATTTTGGTTGCCGACATTTTAGCGGTTTCGAAATCCATTGAAGCATTGTCTTTCATCAACGAAGCCACGGACATTGTATTACCAGGCAAGACTTCCACCAACTTGGCAAAGCTCTTGTTTTCTTGTTTGGTGGTTTCACCAGCACGCAACGCCTTGTATTTGTTCACGTAGAACTGAACACGGCAACTGCGAACATCGTCGATTGCGATAATCAACGAGCCGCGAATCACTTCTTCGCCCGTCTTGTCACGGACGAGCTCAAGATTGTTTTCTCTCAAATAACCTTCAATTGTCACTTTGTTTACTACTTGTCTCATAGAACTATTCTCCTTTTAAAATCTTACTCTTCAGTCGCTTTCTCGCTAAGTTTTTCCAACTCTTCTTGAGTATCAGTGATTAGCTCACTGTTGTCCACATCAGCAAAGAGCTCTTGCTCCTCGCGTGCCGCAATGATTTCCAATGCCTCATACGCGCCGGTCGTCTCATCATAAATAAGCAAGTCGGTATAAAGGTCGAATAACCACTTTGGTTCAGTTTCATCTTCCGCAAGGCAAACAAGTGAATTACGAGCTCCCTCACGAGTGATGGTGAATTCTTTCTCTTTGTTGGCCTCTACCCAGTCTTTGAACTTGTCTGTCAAATCCTTTTGAGGCCGAGACTGAATTCCTTCTACATTCAGTTTGCACTTGGTACCGTCGGGACAAGCCTCTACATTATCAAGATGTGCGAAGTTACTATTGCGCAATATTTCGATGTCTTTTGAGTCTGCGATACCACTCTGAAGACGACGAATTGCGATAGAACCCATTACTTCCTTTAGGTTAGTAACGGCTTTGCCCAACTGGCGTTCAGTGCGATTCAAACGTTTTACCTGTTTTTCAAGGTCTCTACGCTGTTTTCGGTTCATTTTTGCTCCTTTTTATTAAAATAAAATTGTAGTTTTATTTGCTTTCGTTTTTGCTTGTAACTTCATTATATACAATAACTTTTCAAAAGTCAACATATAATGACGAAATTTTTAAAATTCTTTCGACCAAAAATTTCCAACACACTTGGTGTATCGCCAATCGGTGCAATCCCATATGTCCCACGCCTTACAATCCACGACGGCGACGCAGTGTCCGGCCATCGACACCAAATAGCGTTTACCAGGTTTTGCTAGCTGTGTGCAAAACTCTGCGACTGTATACTTGGTTCCATCGGCTTTGCGCGGTTGGGGATTTTTCTTCCACCCCTTGGTCTGCATATACTTTTCAACACCTTTGGCATCCGCGTCATCGAAACCTGTTTTGCACTGCATTTCAGCATTCTCTAAAACCACCTGATTGTAGGGAATTTCTAAAACCACGGTTTCGGCCCGCGTTACACAATCGCCAGTGATACGGTTGTGGGGATTGGCATTGTGATAGTGGAATGTTGTAGTGTCAGGAAACTTGTCTTGTCTTTTCATACGTTACCTCCTCTCCTAGATACTACTATTATAGCACACAAAACCCAACCTGTCAACATTTAATGACAAATTGGGTTTAGCGTATTTGCGTAATTACCACAGGCCGCGAGCCTTCATTTCCTTTACGATGCAGTCAATAAGGGGATAATCCCATTCGACCTGTTGCTTGTATACTTCGCTATCGTGATCGCATTCCCAGGCACACTCGTAACAAGCGTAGTGGTAAGCCATGACGCCGCCTTCATCCACTGCTTGTTTTGCGGCCTCTTTGATAACGTTAGGAATACGTCCTCTTTTCCTATTTAGTCCCACAGTTCTTCTCCCTTTCGATGTCTAATCGTGTCTGAGCACGCTCTAGGGTATAATATATCCCATAGTGAACTAGCCCGTCTTCATAGAAATACACCGCCCACTTGTGGTCACCCACTTTTTGCATCGACGGCACTTTAAGGTATTCGCCGGTCTGGAATTTACCATAAATATCTTTCAACAACTCATTAGCTTTCATTTCGCGCTCCTTATGTAACGGTCTTCGTAGAATTCTACCAACCTATCGAGCCACTCTGTGATTTTGCGTTTGCCAACGGTGGGGATATAATTGTTGTAATCAACTAGAACCTGTTGTAAAACTTCAATCTTAGTTTTGACAATAAACTGATTCTGTTTTTGTTTGTCTGCAGCCGGCTGTGCTGCAAATTGTTCTTCGCCGTGTTTGATACAATCTGCTATACGATCTTTTTTCATTTGTTCACTCCATTCGATGTTGAATCACAACTACCTGTTACAGTTATGTTATCTCTTAATGTTTGTGGCGAATATACTTGTGCTTGCGATGTAATGTCGTTACCTAGAGGAACTGATTTAATGGAAGATACACTATCTGGTCCACAAGTCACTTTATAAGGCGTACAATATGGACACTCATTTGTTGACGGCGACAATACCGCACCACACTTAGGACAAATCCACCCATAATTAGTTACAGAATAATCAGGTTTGAAAAATGGCGCACGATATACAAGGTCATTAAAATTGTCACTTACTTCATAATGACATTTGGGACAAATATGTTTTGTTTCGGTATAATTACCTCGTACAGAGTCAGAGCCACCGCTTACTGTTGAATACATTTCTTCACCACATCTTGGACATTTCATTTTTCGTTCTCCTTGTTAGAAATTATGATACTCACTGAATACATTCGCTGCTTTTAGAAATTCCAGTGAGGCATCTGCGGCTTTATCTTTGTCATAGATGTTACTAACCACTCTTAGTTCACAGCCGTCTTCTCGCCACCGTTCAATGGCAAAATCGATTGCTGTAAAGTTATAATCGTCGAAATCGTCGTCGACATCAACGCATAAAGTGTTCCCGTCGGCTCGTACTTCTGTTAGATAGGATGTGTCGTCATTGTAGTGAACGTTCACAATGTCTCCCTCGAAAATTTTTACATCTTGGTCATCCTTCATTCCGGTGTATTGTCCAACGGTTTCTGGCTTAACTTCAACTGCACAAGCAAACTCTCCGTAGGTAAAATAAGTTGCGTTTTGTTCGATTATAAATGTTTCATTTTTGTCTGTAACACAATTTAATGCTTCTACAAGAAAACCATAAACCCATTCGCCATTATCTACTCGTTTGCCTCTAAATAAAATTTCCCTCATTTTATCACTCCTCTATTCCTATCCAGAATTGCCCTTCGAAAGAATATTTTTCGAATCTGTCGTAAATTTCTTTTGCACACTCATGACTTCCTGTCATCATAACACGAGGTATATCGAAAAAATGCCACTTGTCACTTTGTATATTACTTGCTTCATCTTGATGGTGTTCTTGCAGCCATTGTTTGTCTTCGTCGGTAAATGCAACACTGTATTCTCTTTCGATTTGTTTGATTGATAAGTTGCCTAAAAATATGTTCATTTCCCCACCTCTAACTGATCAACAATCTTTTTGCATTGTCCTTCTACATATTCAAGACTTCTAACAGGTTGCAAGAAAGTGGGCGAAAGAATTTGCATTTCCAAAAGTTCGTTAAAGCGTTTTTCGGTGAGAAGTCCGTATGCCAACGCCGTGTTATAGTCATTTCCGTCGCAAATGTGACCGCAGTCAAAACCGATGTAATAAGTTTCTTTCTGCCCATAATCATATGGCAATGTTCCCGAGAACGATAAACCACCATGGCACTCTATGTCATATTCGTTAAATTCCTTATTATCATCAACAGACACATAACCACACCTATATCCACGACAACCGAATATACATATGCAATCGTGACCTTTATATTCAAATTGTTTTTCTACTACTGCAACTTTACTCATTCTTCTTCTCCTAAATCTTCAACATAGCACCACGATAGCGGCGGACGGGTAATCTTGTTATCACAACTCATATATTCATTGTGTACAAGCCGTCTGCAAGTGCAACAATCTAAAAAACGGTCGCAAGGTTTTCTAAACTCGCTCAACTCTCTCGGCTTGTCGTATATTTTTAAGTCGCTTATGTGCCACAAATAACCGTCATACATTTGATTTGCCTTAACCGCTTTCCCTGCTATGTAATCCCACAAATCATATTCATCTAAACAAGTCTTTTTTATATCATCTGGGAAAACATTTGTTAAGTGATTTTTACCTTGACTATCAAAATATGCTTGACTACAAATTATTCTATCGCAGATAAACTCGCCGATGACCTTACCACGTCCATATCCATACTTTGTGTGTGCACCGTGAGTAAACTTTACATACTGCCCTTTCGTTTCGTAAATATAGCACTTGAACGGCACTTCTTTCGGTGCGGTTTTACGCACTTCAATACGTTTCTCATAAATCGCCTTGCCTGTTTCATCTTCGCCTATCTTATGGCAAATTTTCTCAACCAATTTCGGGCGAGTTGATATTAAAACGCTTTTCATTCTTCTACCTCCGCTTGTTCGCACTCTTTACAACGCTCATAAATGTCTTTATCTTCATCGTAGAAAACATCATCATTGAAAAGATTGCACACTTCCAAATAGAAATCAAAATGCTCACAATCTCTGCAATCTCTTGGCACTTCTACCTCAACTCTTATCTTCGGCATTTCCATACTCCTCCAAAAGTTCGTCGATTATATCTGTAATGTCTTCCGTGTCCAAATCGCTACAAATTGTTTTTCCAAATATAGCAAGTAGTTTCGCTTTCACTTCATCTGCAAATTCTTTTCTAACCGAATTGAAAATGCTATATTTTTTATTTTCAGTTGTGTCAAATGTAAATTTTTCTTCACAGGCTTTTAATAAAAAAGCATTTTCTTTTTTAAGCCGTGCAATTTCGGCTTGTATTCTATCGACTTTGTCACACTGTTTCTGCATTAAATAAGTAGCAAAACCTATTGTATAATCGTCAACAATATCACACTCTTCTTCGTCAAGTTCTGTGTTAAGTTCTTTGCCAGTCATCATTCGTACTCCTTTAATAGTTCGTCTACCTCATTTTCACAATCCACTATAGCGGAATGCCCATTCCAATCGTACATACCAATATAGTGGTGCTCTTTTGCTTCGAGTCGTGTTTTCAACTTATCCGCAAAGTCTTGTACAGCTTGGAGCATTTCGATTCCAAACAGTGCTTTGATCTCGTGTTCCAACCGCTCGTGTTGTTCAAGCTTTTTTTGCAACTCGTCGATTTCTCGGCGTTGAGATTTCAGTCTTTCCCACGCTCTGTTATAATCTTGTTGAAGCCGCGTGTTAAGTGTTTGCAAACGAAACACCTCGTCCTCTGCATCATACCAATTGTCAATAATTTGGTCAAAATCTCTCTGTTGCTGAGTCTGTTTTTTCATAACACATCTCCAAATGCTGAATTTAACACATCTTCAATTTCCTTCATGGCGGCTGCATTCCGTGCTTGACCTTCTTTAATTTCTTCGCCGGTTAAAATCGTTTTTGTTAGATTTTTCTCGGTTTCTTTGAAACATTGGCCAAGTTGACGATTGTGACATTGGCATCCGGCGCCACCCAACCAACAGCAGCCTATATTTTTTCTAAGCTCGTCGAACACTTCTTGTTTTGTGGGTTTTATAACTTGCATATAGACCTCCATAAACGAAATAGTTTTCATTTATGATTAGATTATAGTAAAAAAAAAGAAACTTGTCAACTTATAATGACAAATTTCTTTTTTTTATTTTGTGAGTAAAAAATACGCTAAGGGGGAGGTTTCCCCCTTGACAATTTCTCTCTTAAAGAGGTTTGTAGCAAAGGCGACACCCAATGTAGTCGTACGAGGCCGACGCCTGGTAAGAACCGTCCCAACACCACAAACCAGCGTCAAAGTGGTCGTGCACACTTCCGCCAACCAGGAGGATAGAACCGCCGGCGGATCCCTCGTCGCCAAAATAGGTGTCGTTGGTTGCGCCACCTTGGACTGTCGTTATGTATTGTATAAGCGGATTTTGTCCGAGCGGTTCGACCTTTTTGATATCTCCGTCATAAGTCGTGCGGTTTCCTTGATAAACGTACGGCGCGTCAATTTTACCCGACCCATAAGACGCGGGGTCGGTGCAAACATAAACTTTTTCGGCGGAGAAAGATATACCGTCGCACCAAGTCAAAGCATTACCCCACAAGTTTTCGATACCGCGATACTTGCAAGCGTGTTTGCCGTCACTGTTGCTCTCAGGCGAACCTGACGGGGTTTTTACCGTGTCCGTTTTGCCCGTACCGGTCACTACGTAAACCGACGGCCATACATAACCAGCCATAATCGATTGTGAGTTGGTCGTTTTCATTTCGACGAGCCATAATTCTTTTATGATAAGGTCAATCAAGAAGTCGTATTGCTGATAACCCGCGCCGTTTGCTTTGCAAGCAGTGCGGAAGTCCCAGCCCTCCTTCTTTGTACATACGGCTTGTCCCGATTTTGAATAAATCTGTGACGAGTCACCGCTCCCCTCGTATTTACCGACAAGGATATAATCGATTTCATTGCTTTTCCCGTCCACAAAAAGGGTGGTAAAACCCTCATGTCGAGTACCCGATAATTGATGTTTATATGTGCCATCAGCGTTTTTCGTGATTTTGGAATAAAACTTCGGTATCCTGATAAATACGTTGCCCGACGCGTCCGTTACTTCTTGCATATCGCACCACGGATAGCAATTGTCAAAATCGCTTGTGATTTCAGAAGTACCAACAGTGACATTCAAGCCCACTGCGTCATCAGTACGTACAAGTGCATCTGGGTTTTCCGAACCAACTTTATCCACACCGTAAATTTTGGCGAGAACAGACCTTTCTTCGAGTACGGTAAGCCGCGCTTTTATTGCCTCTAATGCGGCTTCAATTTCGCCGCCTTGGGAATATCCGGCGGCTTTTTCTGCCGTGGTTGCCGTTGTTGCCGTTGTTGCCGTTGTTGCCGTTGTTGCTTTCGGGCAGATATCCACTCTCCAACCAACTGCCTGTGAAGCGTCAGCAACCAACACTTTTCCATTATCGTCCGCACCGCTTGGGGCGATTGATTTGGTGACGGTGAACGAATCGTCATCGGGTATACCCGTTCCAACATATAAAGCCCCTCTTGTCGCCAAAGTGTCTTTGCTCTCCATTTTGCGTCTCATTACACTGGCTTCTAAACCACTGTCAATAGTTACGCCATCGTTAATTATCGCCATCTCTTATTCCTCCGATAAATTATCGCTTTTATCTCCGACTTTGGTCGAAGAGTTCTTTTTACGTTTGTCGATTGCCGCACTTGCGAGCAGCTCGTCGATAACCGCCAATTCCTGCGCAATCTCGGCTTCGTTAATTTCCGAATATAAAACACTAAGTTTCAGGCAGGTTTCCTGCAGTTGTTTGATCTGTAGTTGCGCTTGCTCAAACTGTTCTTGCAAAACATCTTTTTGAGCCAACTGTTGTTGCAAGGTTTCTTTGCGCTTATTTAAATATAAAGTACAGTCCATAGATTCTCCTCCTATACGTTTGTGAATTCTGCCAATTGTGGCTTAAGTTTGTTATATAAATACTCAAGAGTGAGTGGTTTACCGTCATATCTACCACAGTTGACAGTGATACGGTCGAGAATCACTATCGGATCGGAAAGAAACTCGTCTTTGTATCCAAGTTCTATTAACTCTTGTTTCACACTGTCTGAAATAGAAATTACCGCCGGTTGCTGAGAAGCAACAATAACCGCAAAGTTTTCTACCGCATAAATAACACGCTCAATTTCTGCGGTATGTTCGGCTTCTTCCTCGGTAAGGGATTCATTTGCATCGTTCTCTGCAACCAGTGTTAAATATCGATTATTAACATTCGACATGAATATCGATAATTCCTCTTCTCTTGCTTTTTCGCGTTCTCGTTCTTCTTGGCTAGGGTATCGAGCCACTGTGACAAAGACGAAGCCGTTATAGACAAAACAATCGTCTTCTAATACTTTATAATATTGACTTGTAATATTTTCGCTGACTGCCATAGACTCACCTCAATAATAAATATTCGCCAACCCTTCGCCACCAGCACTTCCTGGATTAGCACGACCTGCGCGGAACCCAGCACCAGCGCCACCACTTCCTTGAATACCTGGCGACGATGGTTTTTCTCTACTGTCACCATTTGCACCGTTAGCAAAGGCAGATGCTCCACCGCCTCCACCGTAGTTGTTACCATCAGTTGTACCCCCTGATTTACCACCACGCACAAATGTGGTACCTTCTGGTTTATCATAAGTTAATGTAGTAGAAGCTGTTCCTCCACCTGCGTGTTCTTTAACAGCACCATAACCGCCATTCAGTCCATTACCACCACTATAAGTACCTGGTGTTCCTTGACCATCGTCAGTTTTTCTTCCTTTTCCACCACCATTAGCCTGTAAAATAATGCTACCATTAGCATTATATAAGTAAGAAGTTCCACCGTTGTGACCATCTTCTCTGTTTTCTCCACGGTGACCACCTTCGCCAACAACTATTTTTATATATGAATTTTCAGGAAGTGCTATACCCGTGAAAGTATAACCACCTCCTCCGCCACCGCCAGAGCACCAGACACCAGAACTACCTGCGCCTCCACCTCCTCCGCCTTGAATTTCTACAAAAATATATTTAGGGTTGTAATTCAGGCGTGTTCCTGTTGCGGAATTAGCACTTGTCGAAAGCCAGGTCTCCCCGTTTATGCGGTTTACATAATGTGTACCTGCTGATAATGTTGCTAATGGAATCCCTATGGGTCTACAGCCTTTAAGGGCTACATCGATAGGCTGCCCATTTACCTTGTATTGAGTACAGGTGTTCGAACCTCCAAGATGCGTCCCTGCACTTGTGGGGAATGTTTTCCCGATGGCGGTTTTCAATGGTTGTCCGTTTTTCTTAAATTTGGCGGTAGAATCGGTAAATTTACTATCTGTCACGCCATATTGTTGAGCAACCGAAGTATCGAAAGTTTCATATATACTGTCTATATCGACATTGTTTATTTTATAGTTAGTGGCCATCGTTATTATGTACCTCCGGTTAAATTATTTCCCTAATTTAGCTTTGTATATTTTTGACATTTCGGCCTCAAGCTTGGTAAGAGCACACCGTCGAAATGGTTTATTGATATCACCGTACATATAATAACTATCCGCCGGACAAACACTACAAGCGCTCGAACATTCGCAATCCAAACACTCTTTTTTATAATTATTAAAATTGCGACACTGCATTTGTTCTAAAAACGCAGTATTGGATATACCCGTGTTGATGTTGCCAATAGGAATCTTCTTCGCCCCTTGACTGTCTTCGCAAAATCTGAAGCAAATATAAATATCACCATTCCAATCAATTGCAAAGCCTGCTTTTGTGGCCAACCCACAAGTGCATATTTGCAAGTTTTTTGTATATTCCACTTCCAGCGCGGAAAGCGTTAATGGAGTGTGGGTAACTTTAATCCACTCAATAGTTTTTAACAACTGTTGTCTATATTCTTTTAAAAACTTGTCATCGGGAATATAATTGACATCAATGCTATGTTTTAAATGTGTAAAGCCTAATGAGGCCAAATATTTACAGCTCTCAAAAAAGTATTGAATATTGTCAGGCGCGAATGTCAGTTTTGTGGTCGTTTCACATCCAAAATCACTAAAATGCTGTTTAACGGCCTTTTCAACTTTATCAAACACCGAATTGCCGTTTTTATCTCGTCGGCACTTATCAAAACACTCGCGAGGTCCGTCGATAGTTATTGCAAAGAGTAATTTATCTTTATATTTGTGAATAAAATCTTGAACATCTGTGTTGAAATAAGTCGTGCCGTTGGTGTCAATAGTAATACGGCTACGAGACACAAGATCGTAAAACTTGTGCTCGAGGCACTGGCGGAAAAAGTAATCACATATATCGTTTACTATCGACATATATAGAGTTACTTCTCCGCCAATAAAGTTTAGCATCACATTATCAAAATCATCGCACACCAACGCGTCAAAAGGTGTTGACTTACTAAGCTTTCGGTCGATCAAACAATCAATCACCTTTTTTGCGTCTTCGAGTTTAATAATTTGCTTTGTGTCACAATGTTGTTGGTAACAATAAGTACATCTCAAATTACAATTTGAAGTAATGTGAAATATAATTGTTACCTGTTTATCTACTCGTTCATCCATACTAAAACTTCTCTTTTTATAATTAAGCCATCGTATTGTGGTTCGATGCGCACCATATTGGGATAATAAAATTGTAACAAATCAAACAACTCTTCGATTTTTTTATGATACGCCTCTAACGTGTTGGTATAGAATTGAAAAGCATCGTCGAGCGTTTGTTGAGTCACACCCAGTTGTTGTTTGGTTGCGTCTGTTAGTTTAAACAACCAATTATAGTTATTGACACTATCGTTTAGTTGTGTTGTTAGACGCAATAACTCGTTATAAATGTTATCGGTTAATAAATACGTAATTGACTGCATAGCACTCTCCAAAATTAAAACTCACATATACCAGATGTCTTCGATGTACCACTACATACGCCAATGTGCTTCAAATTTGTGTTACACCGAGTATTACAAATGTTTTTACGTGCTGATACGTTACACGTCGAACAGGATACAGAGTGGCTCACATTAACGCTGAGTTGCCCATCTCCAGTAACGGTGTAGGATTGTCCACTAATGTTATAATTGTCGTATCCGCTAGAATAACTTTGTGCCTTAACATAAAGTGTGTCACCATAATACCCAACTATTTGTTGGCCATCGGCGGACGTCGACGCTACATTTATCACATACGAGCTTTCGCCGCCGGAAGAATCGTAAACCGCGCTCGGCTCTTGGCCTTTTGCGTTGCTCGAGCGATAGATGATGACCTTAATATTAGCATTGGGGGTTCCAGTTACTTTGATGGTGATAGTATATGGTTTAACCCATTGACAAGTGTCACCTTTGTAGAGGTAGTGGATTGGGGATACTAACTCATATTGCGTCTCGCCAGATGAGAAATAGATAGCGCCCTCATTATCGTTCCATATACTAAACCCATAGAATACTGAGAAATTGGTAATACCGCGCCACTCTTGTGACAACCATTGTGATGTTGCTGGATTTAAGTAACATTGCGTACTGGAATACGAATAATATATATTTTTACCATCGGTCCAAATCTCAGAGCCATAGAAACTGGTCAGTCCGCTCCACGTTTTCGTTGTCCATGTAGAAGTGGACTTGTTCAGCTTATATTGCGGAGTTCCGCCGGAAAAATATATATTCTCACCATCGGTCCAAATATGAGTGCCATAGAAACTGGTCAGTCCGCTCCACGTTTTCGTTGTCCATGTAGAAGTGGCCTTGTCAAGTTGATATTGCTCTGCGTCATATGAATAATATATATTTTCACCATCTGACCATACATTATTACCGTCGAAACTTGTAAGACCCGACCAAGTTTTTGTTTGCCAAGTTGGTGTCGCTAACGCTTGATTCAAGTAATATTGCATACTATTACTTGAATAATATATATTCTCACCATCTGACCAAATATTCCTACCCTTGAAACTGGTCAGTCCGCTCCACGTTTTCGTTGTCCATGTAGAAGTGGCCTTGTCAAGTTGATATTGCTCTTCGTCATATGAATAATATATATTTTCACCATCTGACCATACATTACTACCGGAGAAACTTGTAAGCCCACTCCACGTCTTCGTTTGCCATTCTTTTGCACCAATATCAATACTTTTTATTAAAACGTTATTTGCTTTTAATGCCATAATTCACCTACGTATTCAAATATAATGTGTCGCCCTCAACATACATCTTAATATGTCCCAACGTCGTTTGAGTGGCGACGGTGTTGATGTGGGCTGTTAGTTCCGATTTCAACGCGAAACTGCTTATATCGGGAATGTTGGGTTTGTTTCGCAAATCGTTATAATCTCCAGTCGTTGCAACTTGTGCCAAGCCACTAACCAATAACACAGACAGCTTATTGGACTCGGTTATAATATCCTGTTTCCCGCTTATGTCTGGAATGTCACTCGTGTAGGCAAGTTCTTTGTTTTGATTAGCAACTATGGGTCTTGTACTTGAATAAAAACGTAATGGAGTGCCACTTCCACCAATTTCAAGCCCCGCTGCTGTAATTTCGGCAATCCACTTGCTGTTGTCCGCCGATTTAATCAGATCTGTTTTGAGGTGCCCAGGAGTAATCGTCACGTCGCCCGTAAAGATGCCACCTGTTTTTGGCATAAACCCCGAATCAACATATTGCTTTGTCGTGATATCTAAATTCTCTGTGATGTCACTATAATTCTTCACGCGGTGTCACCTCCCTGGGCAATAAATGTGTAATTTTATTTTTAATATATATTTATTGTACATAGTTCTGATTAATTTGTCAACTTACTGTGACAGAAATTATCCAATAATTACTACTTTGAATGTTTGTGTAGTTGTAGGGGCAGTCGCAAACAACAATGTCACTGTATTATTCCTAGTATAAGTGTCTACCATAACCAATTCATCGGCCGTATATGCCCCGGCCCGCTGATTTTTAAGATACACTTGAACACTAACGTCTGCGCCTAACGTGTGGGTAATGTCAAATGATGTCTTGCTGCCATCTCCCGTGATAGTTTGCACGACTTTTGTTGCATAACTCTCATTTGACGCAGCAGTCACTCTGCCTTTTGTATCGACCGTGACAGTGTTATATGTGCCAGGTTCCACCCCTGTGGCCGCTAGTTCAAGTCCAGTACCATCATTCGGAGTGTACAAGAAAAAGTCACTTTCGAGCACACTAAAAACAAATGGCTGTGAACCATTCCAGAGTCCGCGTTGTGACCCCTCGTCGGTGTCGAGGTTTTTTCTTGACTTAAATCGCATATAGTAAGTAACTTTACCAGCAGTCTCGGCCCGTTTCACACTGGCGTCTTTTAACTCGTCCTCAAAGACAAAACTTTTGGTCTTTATTTGACTACCAGTTGTGTATTCATACAGTGGTTTTTCATTTTCTTTCCCTCTAATATGAGTTCGCGTATTATATGAACCAAAATTCATAGAATTATTCGAATTGTCATATCGGAAAACCTCTCGAGGATATGAGGAAACCTCTATTGGGAAATCTTCTACTGTCATAATGCTGTCTGTACGAACGACACCAGTAAATATTTTGCCCCCTGTGATTGTTTGTGTGGTATTTGTGGTTACTAAATCATCGATCTTCTTGCCACTGTCCACAAGTGTTTGCTTGGTGCCATAATATTGTACCAAATTACCATCAACAAGGTTCGTACGGGTTGCAAGCGTTTGCAGATCGCTGTTATTAACATCAATGTCGCCACCGGCCGTCAATTTGACGTCACCAACCTTGGCATTGCCATCGCTGTCAATGACCAGCGCGCCGTAATCTGTCCCGTTATATTTAGGAACAATAATACCCGCAGGGGAGGTGAGCGTTGTGGTATTGTCTTTAGCAACCTCAATAAGTTTATCTTTGACCGTCAGCGTGTTACTATTTACTGTCGTGGTCGTGCCATTAACGGTGACGTTCCCTCCAATGGTTAAGTCACCAGTTATTATACCACCGGCCTTGTCGAGTTTCTTATCATCCTGCGCGTCGACATATGTTTTGGTGGCATACCCTTTGTCTTTAAGAGCAACGGTCGCCGTCCCCCCAGAAATACTTTCTGAAAAATCCTCTGGTTTAAACTGCAACGTACGCGCCGCCGAGCCGTCATATGCGATAGAATTTGTCCCATCGGAAATTGTGAGCGAATTTGCAACCTTAGTGGCTTTCCCGACCGCCGTAGTGCCGTTTTTAATATTGGCAATCTCTGTAGCGTTCGTTGTTGCTTTTGTGCTGGCCGCATCGGCGGTTCCTTTAACTTCTGCCAGCTGTTTAGGCGTAACTGCCTTTTTAGTTTCAGTACCAGTAGTGACATCTGTGTCGGTAGCCAGCTGTACGATACCTTTGTCGGTTGTAGAAGCACTAGGGATACGGATTTGGTGGGTGTGACTGTTTTCTGTAACACTGTTATCACCCAATGTGTTTCCGCTGGTAGCTCCAGACGTTGATGGAGTGCCTAACGTTAAAGTAACCGCGTTCCCACTCGTAGAGCTGGTTAAACCATTCCCGGCGACAATTGATTTAATCGCATCGGCCGAAATGCTTACCCATGCCGTACCGTTATAATATCTATATCCATTATCTGTGGTGTTGTAATAAATCTGACCAGCCTTCCCCGACGAGGGATCGCTAGCCAAGTTTTGAATTACAGCATTTTCCAGTTGGTTTTGTTGTAAATTTAATCCGTTAAACCATTTTTGACTCATAATACTCTCCTTTTTAGTTCAGATATGCTTTACCGCTGAAAGCTGCTGAAAAACTGATTGTTAATTTATTTGGATCAATATAGTTGACGTCTGCTCCACCAACTATGTCTCCCGCACTAGTAACTACACTCACACTAGGATATTTGTTCATATTGTGATTGACCGTCCACGTTGCGGCGGGGGTGCTTTGCAAATGTGTGTATGTGGGGGCGGTTTGAGTAATTTGATAATAATTATTGACCATAGTCCCCCCAGAATTATTGTTGCCAACATTCTCATCGGCCACTTGTTTACTCAAGGGCTGATTATCGGCATACGACGGCCCCAATTTAGCAATAATGAACGCATTAGCTAAATTATTACCAATCTTATATAGGATGCCATAATCGCCCATCTTAAATTCATATTTTGAAGCGTTCACGACATTTCTAACACGAGTGTGTTCATCGGGTACAATGGTGACATCCAACGTATAATCCTCGTTAACACCAACTACCTTACAATAGATAGTCTGGTCAAGGGTGGATACCTTATCGTCAATCGTCCCCTTTAACACATCTAGAAAGTCATAACTTGTTCTGTTCATAAATTACCCCCTAGATTCGTGATGCAAATGGTAAATTGCGCACGTTTGATACTGTAATCGACATTGCTCCCGAATAGTCCAAACTACACGATACACCTTGTAACAAAAACCTCTCGTGGTCTAATCCAAAAAACTCATCTGTGATTTCGATCAAATTATTAACCGACAATAGAGGATTAAAACTGATGTTTGTACTTACTGACGACTTGAGAATCAATTGTTTTCTCAGCTCATATTTTGCCCTGTCATTAGCCAAACTTTGCGATGTAATGTTACTATCGTTGACAACCGGTCCAGTTCTGTAACCAATTCGTTGATAACAAAGAGGTGAAGTAGGATCGTCATTTTCTGCAATTGCAGTATAAACTTTTCCATCTACTGTTGCCCCTATAACAACGACACGGTTGACAATGTTATTAACCTGTAATCCAAACGACAGCCCTGAAAAATCTCCATTGCTGTCAGTTAATTCACAGATAACAGGTTTGTCTATATCCAGCGTGGTTTCCTGTGTCGGTAATATTGTTAAATTACCATTAGAGTTATAAAACATTTCTGCTGATAACTGGTTAGCCAATTCCAGCAAAATACTACCGAGAGTCTCACCCGCAGATTTGCTAATTTTAGCTTGAGTTTTCTTCCCTTTAAAACTTGAATGATAAATAATGGGGGCCGGATCCAAAGGGTATCCATTACCCTTTGAACCGAGCAAAATCCCTCTAATCGTATCTTCAATGTCTGTCCCTGTAGGAATCTCGTAACTGGTCTCAAGCGTACCAAGTTTCCCCTCGAAAATCGAAAACTTGTCACCAGTCTGTACGGCGACGGTTTGGGAGTCTGGATCTTCCGACGGCGTCAGTGACGAGGCCACATAAACACCGCTGCGTTTCCAGATAATGCTCCCGTCATCTTTTTCAATACCCAAATCGAGAGCGAATTTAGTTTCCGCCCATAGGGTGTTGACTGAGGGGGTATATTTTTTATCCGTATTATAGAGCGAAAACGATAACGAACGACGTTGACCATTTTGATATTGTTCACTATAAGACGAACCACTTAATAGAATATCTTCATCGGGAATTTGATAATCGACTGTTTCGTCGGGATGAAGAAGAAAAATTCTATATCGGGGGCGCAAAATCGGAGAGTTGATTAAATCGTTAAGCTCTGGGATACTCACGTTGGAATCTAAGTAAGTATCCCCGCTCATAACACTTAATGATAATACATCTCCGCTCGCTAAACCAATAGTTTTTATAATTCGAGCCATTTTGCACCTCCTAAAGAATTGAAGAAAAATTTTAATTGCCGCCCGTAATAATCGTGTCATCCAGTGAGGCAATTTGTGTCCAACTGAAATTGATTTTGTCGGGCTGATAACCGATGTTGTCGGTTGGTTTGTTTGAACCGTTGGTGATTTGCACAATGAAGGCTTGTCCTTTGCGGTCTTTGATTAATTTTGGATTTTTCGATGCCACAACCTTACGCCATTCTTGTAGCATCATAACCTTTTGGTTGGTAGTCAAATGAGATTTCCAAGGAAGTCTTTCCAAATAGCCTTGCGCATACGGAATCTTCTCCTCCTCGGTTAAACATCCCAGATTGATAATTTCACTGCCCAAATAACAACTTACAGAACTGGAAATGTTATTCTGGCGACCATGAGCAAACCTTGGGAACTGACCAAGCGTCTTTTGTTCTGTTTTAGAAATGTTCTGTGTTTGATCGCCTGATTCTACGTCATATTTGAACAACCAAACGTTAGTGGGGTTTGCTACATAAGCTTTTTTGATAGCTGGGCTAGCCGTGTCTATTCGGACAGGCGTGAGCTCTGTTAAGCTCCAGCAATCCCAATCTACTTTTATTGGTTGTTCCAGTTTCTGGATTGCAGTTGGATTGCCTTCTGCAGAGTAAGCTATATATTGATATTCTCGTCCAGCGGTGACGTTGAAATCGTACACCGTTGTTTGAGTAGTGTCAATGGCCACCGGTGAATAGTACGTAATACCGTCGGCAACTTCTTTTTTGTAAATCGAATAAGAATTGCCTGGTGTACCAGAAGCTATTTTGTATACCCCATAATCGGTTTCTGCATGGAAGGTTCCATCTGTGATTATCAAATAACCAATTTCGCCCTTGTCGTTAAACAAATTGGTATAACTTGTAGGCTTTTCCAAACTCTCTTGAATAGGTTTGCCATCCCACTGTTTTTGATAAAAATAAGATACTCTTTGTTTGGTATCATATCCAATAGTATAAGTTTCTGTAGCTGCGTTGAATACGTCGTATGTCTCAGACTCTGCGGGGCGACCAGAGAACGAAATTTCACAATATCTATTTAGTCCTTCTTTCATGATTGCCCCTCCTGCTTTTGTGTTTGTGTGACTTTGAGCGTAATGTAGGTCGAGTCGCCCCTTTTGAGATACCATGTCCCAGAAGTGCCATCAGCGCCGTTTTCATACGAGAGAGTACAGGTGTCCAACCCTGTGTACAGATCGTCAATATTTTTCATATAACAATCAATCTTGAGTGTTTTATTAGTTAATTGTGGATGACGTTTAACTTGTACCATATGTGTATCAGTGTTTTTGTCCCAACCTTCTACCCAGAATTTGGTATCGTCCCATGTAGCGGGCTCTTGGGTTTGCACTACTCGGAATCCCGCCGGAGTCTCAATCTGTGTACGTTTTAGGTCTGTCCAGACGTTATATTGTCCGTCTGTGTTGGTCGGCTTCTCCTTCTGCAAACAACATATTCCAATTTCTCTCTTTGCTTTGGTGTTAATGAAGTCGTTAATATTGGTATAGTTTATAAGCTCCGTCCCTGTCTTTTTTTCAAAAGGATGAGGATAGTTTAAATATTCAAGCTCTGCGTTGCCATCCTTAGTTAAATCGCCAGTTGTGTCATCAGCCCACGATTTAGGTTGCAAATAAAACGCTTCGGTGGTTGGTGCGGCCAGTGGGAACAAGGTCACTCCAGTGTGTTCGAGCGTAGTAGCGTTGTTCTTAATCGTACATCTGAGATGATTACGCAGAGGGTTAAAGGAGGCAATTGGTTTATAGCAAAGGCGACCACCGATGAAGCTGCCCAAGGTCGACGCAGAAAAGTCACCATACCAGTCCCACAATCCAGCGTTCGCATAACTGCCCCAAAACCCACCGCAGCCGAGAACGGTTCCACCTTGCAACGAGCTATCGCAGTAATAAGAACTTTCGTCTGCACCAACAGCGGTGACATATTGAATAAGGGAGCCTTCCGCGAGCGGAGCCACGGTCTTAACATATCCGTTGCTTGACGCTCTTGTGCCGTAATACTGATAAAGCCCTGTCGTCTTGCCTGCGCTATAAGCCGTAGGTTCTGTGCATACATACACCGATGAGCCACTGAACGATATACCGTCGCACCACTTGAAAATGTTGCCCCACAGGTTTTCTATACCACGATACTTGCAAGCGTGAATACCGTCGGTATTACTTTCTGCCGAACCTGACGGGGTTTTTACGGTATCTGTTTCGCCTGTGTTAATCGCGGCAGAGTTGTTCTTCGCATAGCCATACATTTTCGCCTGACAATTCGTCGTTGCCATTTCCACGAGCCATAATTCTTTGATAATAAGGTCAATCAAGAAGTCGTACTGCTGATAACCTTCCCCGTTCGCTTTACACCCATTGCGGAAATCATCCATTGTAATATTATCCAGTGGAATTTGTTTAGCTTTTGAATAAACCCTATCGGCTGAGCCGCTGCCTTCGTACTTACCGACCATAACATAATCAATCTCGCGGTTCCCAATTTTGAACAAAGTGTCAAAACCCGAGTATTTCGTCCCCGACAATTGATGTAAATAGGTGCCATCCGAGTTTTTCGTGATTTTGCTGTAAAACTTTGGGATTTTAACAAAAACATTCCCAAATTTGTCTGTCACCTCTTCAATATCGCTCCAAGGATAGCAACTATCAAAACCGCTGTCGATTGTCGAAGCACCAACTGTTACATTGCGTCCTACTGCCGCATCTGTGCGTACCAGGGCATGTGGATCTGCAGCACCAACAAGGTCGACCCCGTAAATTTTTGTTATATCTCCTTTCATACCTTATCGCCCCCTTGTGATGTTAAAAAGTTTTCTGGTAACGCCAATGAAATGCGTAATTTATCTGTATTGCCAAAACGGTCACCGATATCAACCACATATGTGAAGATGTCGCCACAGAAGTTGGCATCCAACTCCACCTGTGTGTGGAATTCTATATTACCTTCCTTATTGGCAACCATTTTACTGGGATTTTGTGTAATGTTGTCAATTTGGTTAGTTTGATATTTAAAGAATCGCTTAAGTTGTGCTCCTTCTAAGGGAAGTGCCATTTTTGAAGCAGCCTTCCATGATGGCGTTGGTACGAGGTTTCCATTATCGACCTTTACCTTATCAACCCCTTGTAAACCAACATATGGGGGTGTCGTTACCACACCATCAGCATCACCAAGTTTGATCGCTGTATTATCTTTATCCTTTGATAAAGCGGGGTAACCATAATCTTGAATACCTAATTTCACCGAATGTGTCTTACAATCAAACTCCCCTGAAAACTGTGCTATCAAGTCGGTAGGATCGATAGTAACCTCAATCTTAATACCCATTAATAACACATTGCCCAATTCGTCTTCTACGATTAACACAATGTAGTAAACATTAGGTATCGCTTCGTGGTTTTCTACAGCTTGTTTGGTAGGTCCATCTAATCCATAAAAGGTCGTCCTAATGGCACCATCATATTGCTTGCCCGTGTCTTGAATGATATTACCGTATGCGTCAACCAATAACCAACGATATGAAGTCCAAGATTTATTTTGTGCTTGTAAATATTGACCGCCAACTTCGATATAACGGCGATCAACTTTTTGTGAACACAAAATCGGCACTGTTAAAATTTCCCCACCGGATTCTAATAGAAACTCGTGTCCATGCTCGTTGGCGACCGCTAAATTCTCTAAAACCCAAGGTACGAGACGCGGCGAATCATAAGCATAAAACGGCGTTTCGTCACTTGATTTAAAGTTAGTGCGAATTTCATATTTTAATGGATTAATTGAGGAGTAGGGCTCTTTTGATGCTGGTGAGTCTGGTATATAAGTGACAGCCCAATTGGTCGTATCAACTTCTGTCGCTTTGATAACCGTGCCATCGGAAACGTATAATCTCGCCCCCGCTTGTAGTCCAACAAACGGAGAAACGTACACTTTACCCGCACTGTTTTTGAAAATCTCACCGTGGAACTTATCGTCTGCATCGGGGTAGATTTCCAAAGGTTCTTCTTCTGTAAATGTAATCGGGGCGCCTAAAGATAAGATGTTGTTGTCGCCGGTTGCTTCTGCTTTGGAAACGATATTTTGATTTGCAAACGAACCATCTTTGACGAAAAATACTTTACCAATATACGAAGAAACCTTACGATAGGCGTAAGCCATCAAAAATGTAAACTTAGGTATATTCTTTCCGTTAGCTCCTTTCGATGTGGTGAAATTAATCGTAAAATACCCCGTCAACGGGTTGGTCGATGAGTCTTTTTCATTCCAAATAAGCACCGACTGGCCGCCATAATCTGCCGTATAACTATCTTGTTCTTCGTCGTATTTATAGTTGCACAGTGGCGTTGTCTTAAGTGCTGTACACTTGTTGTTAAACGTATCGATATCGTCTTTGCCCGTAACCTCGTAAGAATAATTTTCAGAAGTATAACTTGCTCCACTTGCTGTCAATTCAAAATTGATTGACTGATCGACAGAGTTTTGTGAGGTCATGTGTTCTGGATCGTTGGAATATTTATATACTGCGAAATGTGTGGCGGGATTTACTCCATATAGGTCATCATTGCTAAAGCCGCGCGAATCCCCCGAAATAGGATAAATATGTCCTAGACTCTGACTGTATGATTCTATATAAGTTCGTGTGCCAACTTGCGCAGATAACGTGGAGAGAAGCCGATATTGTTTAGGAGGTTCAGGCTCAGAGGATGTAGAGGTTGTCTCGGGTGTCTCAGAATAGTAAAATTCTTCTCCGTCGGTCCAGATTTGTTCCCCATCAAAGCTTTTTAATCCATTCCAACTATCACGGATCCATGTCCATGCTGTTCGAGCAGCATTGAGTTGATATTGTTGTTCCCCCTCGGAATAATATATGTCCACACCCGCAGCCCAAATGTTCAAACCGCTAACATCAGATAATGCACCCCAGTCTTTTTTTACCCAATTACCATTCACAAGTTGATATTGTGAGGTGCCGTTGGAATAATATATATGGTCCCCATCGGTCCAAACATAATTGCCATTGAACGATTTTAATCCTGTCCAGGTTTTCGGACTCCAAGTAGAGGTTAATTTGTCTAATTGGTATTGGTCGATAGCTGATGAGTAATATATGTTTTCTCCATCGGTCCAAATGTAGCGCCCATAAAAAAAATGTTTTCTGCTCCAACTCTGTTCAAACCACTTGGAATCTTGAATAGAATAATAAAACTGTTTGTCGTTATGAGCATACCAAAGGTTGACCCCATCAGTCCATATATCTTGACCATCAAAATCCGTCAACCCATTCCATTTTTTTGATTGCCACTTGCCGTTAATTAATTGAAGCTGGAGTGTACCGTAAGAATAGAAAACCTCGTTTTGATAAGTCCAAACGTGTTTCCCATTAGCCGGACCAGTTGTGCCCCAGTCTTTTAATTCCCAAGTCTGCTCGTATGTTTTCCGTAATAACTGTAGCCATTGCTTAGCGTAAATCTTATCACTTATCGGGCCTTGAATCCTATCTTCGGTCGAGCCCAGAATTGTTCCACTGGTCAACAGTGTGTCAAATTCAGAGTCAGCCATTGCGTCGTAGTTAATGGTACGCGCAACACGGTCTTGAACACCTGGGTGTTCCGATTCGGTAATTGGCGGTTCTAGAGTCGTTCCTTTAGACCCAGAGTATAGGGTTATTTGCCATTTGTAAGTTTTACCTTGGTTAGATAAAGATAGTGGGTTATCGTTACAGTCTACCCACACACCTTCTGTGGACTGGATTAGTGCTCCCCCTTTATGTTGGAAAATACTTCCAGCATACGTATATCCACTCTTCACATAAACAATATCATTGTTTGTGAGCTCAACACCATCTGACAAGCCCTTTGTGGTTACCGTGTAAATGCAAATAGTATCGTTTGCGCCAGGCGCTAAAATCGTATCTCCAACAAATATGAGAGACCCATCAACCACCATTGGTTTGTAGGTCGTGGAATCTTTCTCTTTTACACAAAGTTGGTCATTGTCACCTATTTTGAACTCGCGTCCTTCCTTGACTAACGGTTCTAACTGATAATAATCCACATACTGTGTTACCTTAAAATAAATAGCGTTATACGATGCGGTGATTTTGGAGTCATAATGTTGAATAAATGGAATACGCAATTCGCTTCCATTTAAACCATCTATATTTGTTACAATTGGTAATTCACTAACGGGACTAATCTTATTTTTATTGTTCTCATTTGGAAATACCAGTGTATTGTTTTCGTCGTAAACCTCAATCTTGTAACCCGTGATTGCAATATTCGACGTGTCAATTTGGCAAGTAAAATATTTTTCACCATCCGGGATGGTTAAATCCACGGGTTCCAGATAAGGATAACAATAATTAGGTTTATAAACTGCCATGCGGTCCTCCTTCAATTACCGAGGAATCCTCGGCTGTTTTCCCTTTTTTACTTTGAAATTTTTTGCACTCGGTTGGACAAAATGAGATGCAATTCTTAATGCGGTCGCTTTCAGTTGCGGCACACAAATAAAAATTCCCATCGGGAATTAAAAATTTACATTTTTTATTAAATCGATTTGTATCTGGCATGTTGTCGCCTCCGAATAAAAGTATTGTTTTATTTGTTGTCTGGGGGCTAATTAACTTAGCCACCCAGACATTAAAAATGAATTAAGTTTTGA